TCGTCCGGCAACGATGCCCAGATTGGTTCGTCCGGCAACGGTGCCCAGATTGGCTCGTCCGGCAACGATGCCCAGATTGGCTCGTCCGGCTACGGTGCCAAGATTGGTTCGTCCGGCAACTATGCCCAGATAGGATCATCCGGCAACTATGCCAAGATAGACAGCACAGGCGAAGGCTGTGTCATCATGTGCGCAGGTATTAACTCTGTAGCAAAAGCCTCAAAAGGATCATGGATAACATTATCCGAATGGTCTTATTCTGATAAAAAGAAAAGATATATCCCCGTTTGCGTAAAAACGGAATTTGTTGATGGAGAGAAGATCAAAGCGGATACATATTACAGTTTGAAAGGGGGAGTTTTTGTGGAAAGTGTCAATAATTAAGAGGAGGTATTATATATGAAATGGGTGATAATAAAAGGGGTTAGATATCCTATCTCCGTGGTGTCAGCCTTCGCTGCGTATTACGGGGATAATCCCTTTTTGAAGATAAGGATAAGAAACAAATATCACATAATTTATTTTGATAATATGGATTATCTGAATATTCAGATAAGGTATTTGATTAACAACTATCCTGACTTCGTGCAGATAGGGAATTGGTATATATCCAAGAAGCAGGTGATGTCGTGGGCACCCAAGGGGCAGGCCGTGGACGGGTCGGGCTGGGTCATATCCTTTTACCTGTTTTTTGGCTTGGAGAACAGTACTCAAATTAAGTTCGACAAGGAAGAGGAGTATCAAAGAGCTTTAGATTGTTTAAATGAGAAGTTCAATGTAATATTATGAGTTGTATCATGAAAACCATGATACTTAGAGGAGTATTGAGATTGATAGTGATCAAGGCAAATGATGTTGTTTAATTTAAAAAAAAATAAATTGTTATGAAAATAAAAGAGCATTTATCAGTTTATCTAGAGAGTGGATATCTTTTTGACGATATGTCAGGAAAATTAAAGTGGTTTGAGATTGATAAGATCTTGATCAGTTTTACATATGGAGTAGTTAGATATGTAGGAACATGGGGAGGATGTAGGACTGAGAAGACATTAGATGGGAAATTATTTTATTCGTCCGAAGAATGTTTTAAAAAGGGTAAGAGCATCCCTAAGACAAAACTATCAATATATGATGTTTTTAAGTCATTATATGGGTTCGTCCCAATAGGTGATGTGTGGAAACACAAAAACGGAAGAGCTGTCAAGGATAAGTTGGAATGTTTTGATGTTGAAATAGATAATAAAGGGAAAATTTATTGTAAGGAAACATATTACAGAACATGTGAAGATGTGTATAAATTCAACGACTTAACTGTAGTTGACAAGAATGGAGACATGAGATTAGTAAAATCTTCAAAAAGTAAATTAATGCTTACTAATGATCAATTAGATGTTGTGGAGAGAATGAAAGGCATCATTGATGACATGGTTAGGTTAAAGATGATTATGTATATTGATCAAGACTATAATCTTTGTTTTCTGCCGGGAGATAAAATAGAAGATTTGACAATGGATGAAACAGATGGATTTGTGGATACCACCGGTATAGTGACATCTATAAAATCTAAGAATGTAGTGGAGTTTTATGTAGAAAACCCATTCGTAAAGATAAAGGATGAGTAATATCTGAAGGAATATGAAAATAAAGGCAACCAAGTACAGAAATGATTACAGGGTATGGTTGGACTATGCCGGGGATTACAGAAATGAAAATATAGAATAACATGAAATATCAAAATTTTATGTGCCCTTATGAGCTTGCGCTAAAGTTGCATGAGTTGGGCGTAAATTCGGAGTCGGAATTTTATTTTGTGAAAGAGATGAAAGGAGGGGGAACCCAGATAGATTCAGTTACGCAAAATACAATGAGGTATTCATATAGAAAAGAAGGAGACCTCATACCGGCTTATATGAGTCATGAACTTGGAGAGATACTACCAAGTATGATAAATATCAGTAAATCAAAAATATGGGATGACTGGTTGCAGTTGACACAGTATTTCCCGAATAGGGATAGTAGATATTACGAAGCCGCCTATGTTCGTTACAATGCCTACGATTCGCCAACAGAAGTGTATAGCGGATTTGGGGAAACAGAGGCGGAGTCAAGGGCGATGCTTCTCTTTGATTTGTTGGAAAAGAAGATATTGACACCTGATGGTTTGAATTTAAAGGAAGTGGATAGGAGAAAGGAATATGAGAACGAATTTGAATAGTACAAGTATGAGAAACACATGTCCAAAATTCCCGCTTTTCGGTGCGAATTATCCAGACGCGACTTGCATAGATGGCATATTGTATGATCTGGATAATGTAGGTGATGATGGTGTTCTAATCAAGCCATTGGAAGAGATCCCATGCCCATTCTGCCGAACAGAGGAGTTTATCAGATACGATCCATTCAATAAAGAGTATAGCATGGATAGTGAAGAGGATATAAGAGATTGGTATATGAGCTATATTAATGAAATGAGAAATAAGTATGGGGGAAAATAAGAAGAAACAAACACCATGCCGGAACTTGAAAGATTGGCATACGAACAAATGAAGGAGGTAAACGATGGAGACAGTAAGATTATCAGATTACTCTTCTTATGATAAAAACAAGGGAGGAATACAAAAATTGCGTCACAAATTCAGGAATCAAATACTTGAATATTGGGGAGAAGATACCGGAATCCTAATAGGAACAACCATGGTATATGAAAGACATTTGTGGAGCGAGGAAGTTAAAGTAATATGATTATGGATGATAATAAGATAATGGAAGCGGCTAAGTTAATAGCCAACTCATCAGCGGCCTTGATCGAGGCTATGGGGATGATGAGCGAAAATATCGAGAGAGCTAATAGGGGCGAGTCTTTGGCGTATACCGAGGAGGCCTTTAATAAAGTGGTTATGAATAATGGAATAGATTATAATAGTGTTATGAGTAGAAGTTGGATATGAGAAATGGAGGAGGACTATGGGTAAAGAAGTTAAGATAGATGTAGGATATAAAGATGTGCTAGAAAAATCATTATCAGCCATCCAATATCTAAGAATACATGGATTCTCGACGTACATGGAATCGGAGGGGATTGTAAATAGGATAATGATGTTCAAGGATAAGAATGAGATGAGAGATCAAAAGATCAGATCAATTTAATAGAACTAATTATGACAGTAGAGTATAAGTGTATTGATGTTTACAAGAAGCCGGAGAATCCAATGGAATGGTTGCCGTGTCCACGATGCGGCCTCCGGCCTCTGGTCTGGGAGTTCGATAACGGGAGATTCACGGCGTGCGGGTGCGGAACAGACTGTTATAGTCATTGGAGCGTGCGAGCGGAAAGTATTATGTCGGTCATAAAAAGATCTGATAACGGTAAGTCGGCTGAGGTGTATGATATTGATGAACTTAAAAATAACTGGAATCATTGGGTGAGGACAGGGGAGATACTGTTTACGCCAGGGAATGGGAAATGGTAATATGATTAATAATTTAAGATATGGATCATTATTTGGCTATAATTCAAACGATATTGGATAGATGTGAGAACGACAATACATCTCCTGATATCCATGACATGGAGATAATAAAAATAAATCTATGTAGAATAATTCAGACTCGTTGCGGATTAACTCAGTTATGGTTCATTCCGTTGATAGAGAGAATACAGAATGCTTGTTGTAGACATTACGATGATGTTGATATGTTATGGGAAAATTTTGTTAAAAAAATGACTGAATAGGAGGGATAAATATGAGTACAAAAACAAGTAAAGAATATAAAGCGATAAAGAATTATATCCATAATGAGCTTGGGCTTACGAAGGAAGATATAATCAATGCAATTAGATCTGATATAAGAAAATATGTTGAGGAGTGTATATGTAATACTTACGGGAATGATAATAATATAGAGCAGATGATTAAGTTTATGGTGGATAATGAGCTTAAAAATAAAGATTTTAATGTCATTCCAAGAATGGTAGAGAAAGTATTAAAAGATAAGATGTTAAACGATATAGAGATTGTTGTAATAAACAAGAATTTAAATGATTGAGGATATGGAGAATAAGTATATTTTAGATAAGGTAAGAATGAAGGGCATGAACCAAGGGATATGGCTGGCGGTTCAGGAGCTAGCCCACGACGGGCGATGGACGCAAGCTGCGGAGGAACTGGTATCTTCTTGTGGATTGACCGAGGATGAATGTAGGAAGCTGCAAGAAGAAAGCGAATCATTCAATGATGAGATGCTTGAGTTTATCGATATGGTATTTAAGCATGATACAATGAACGAGGATTACGGTGTGAAGACCTTGGATGATATATGGTATCATGAAATAGGCTCTGTGTTTAAATATAATATCGGTTCGAAAGAAGTGGAGCTGGAGGTGGTTGAATCCAGTGACGCCAGTTGTGAAGGATGCGTATTTAATAATAGTAAGAATTATTACTGTAAGGATACCAATTGCATTGATATGGATAGGAAAGATGATATAGACATTATATATAAAGAGGTAAAAAAATCATGAGCTTAATAGATAAGTTAGAGGATTTGGTAGCTAAGGTAGATACCGAATACCAGAAGAAGATGGAGGCAGTGATCCGGGAGATAGTCCCGGTGATGCCGGAAGATAGCGTACGTCATGCCGCCGAGTGTATGTGCACGGACAGGATGGGGGATATGATGGACATAGATCTTTATATACTACATGAAGAGAATAGACCTTATAAATGCCCTTATCTAAAAGAACTGCTAGAAGATAGAATAGCCAGAGTGACTAAGATGCATGAGAATAAAAGCTATGCATACGATACGGATGATAATTATTGGTGCGCTACTTGCGGGTCTCATTCTCACAAGGAGGATTCTAAGACAGGATATTGCTGGCATTGTGATACGAATAATTGGGTTAGGGAAGATGAAATGCAAGGAAGATTGTAGAAGAGACAGCGGAAAACGAATTGTCGTGGAAATGGCGAAAGCTATTAACGCCCACTGGAAAAGTTGTCCAAACCTCTCTGGGGATAATGATCGAATGTGTAATCATTCGTTTGACTGCGATCAGAATTGCGAGTATATGAAGTCTTTTATTAAATCACTAGAGAAGATAAAAGTGAATCAAGGGAAAGATAAGTCTATTAAAAAAGTGCTTGAGGATATAGAGGATAAGGCTATTGAATCTCGATATACGAATATGTATGATTGGCAGCGCAGGGAGCTTTCAAAAGAGGATCTGTTTGAGTATGCGGAGGAGATGAGAAAATGTCTTGATAAGATATTTGATTTGGCAATTGATGAAAGGCTTAAATAATTCAACACAAAATCATATAAGATGATAACTTCTATAAGGATAGACGACAACAAGAAGACTCCATTTAAATATATCCCAAAGATAAAAGCGTTCAAAAATGGCTCTGAGTTTATATTCAAGCCCGGCGTGAATGTGATTGTAGGCAAGAACGGGAGCGGGAAATCAACCCTACTGAATATGATATCGAAGTACATGTTGTGCGAGAAAAAGATGTGTTCTGAATTACCGTCAGAAGCATTGTATTTCCCTGATATATTTGATGATGACAATGTGCTTGACGGGATCAGTATTAAGTCGGATTATATTGGGAAAGTCTTCCATCTCATACAGCAAACTGAAATGAGAAATGATGATATATTGAATAATATCAATAATTTAAGTTTGTATATGAATGGGGCATCTAGGTCCTCTGGGGAGAAGAACCTTCATGCCATGAACTCGCTTTTTGATTTTGTGTTTAACCAAGATGAGTATGCGTTTCCGATACAGAAGCTTATGGAATTTAAGAAAAAGTCAAATGAGTTCTGGGCAAACAGGATCGACAATCTTTTAAAATACTACAAAGACAATCATGTGGTATTAATGGAGAAGGATTTTGAGCATACAATCCTTATGGATGAGCCGGACAGGAATTTAGATGTTGACAATATCATGGATCTGTACAATGTATTGTCATTTCATAAACCGCAAACACAAATTATAGCCGTAATTCATAACCCGGCTTTGATTTACAAGTTGAGCAAGCTGGATTGCGTGAACTTTATTGAGATGACAAAAGGGTATTTGAAGAAAATTACTGGTTTTATGAATAAAAAATAAGAAAGGAGATGAGAGAAGAATTGAGAACAATAGGATCAAAAGGACGCCATGTGTTTACAGCAACCTTTGTTAGATTTGGATTTAGGAATGGATACATTGGACCTGTAAAAACGATGCTTTTACAAGATGTGACACTTGATAGCAAAATAGTATCAGATCATTTGTGGTTCGATTTAACAAAAGGATTTAGTAGTGCTGATTTATCGCCAGGCGATGTGGTTGAGTTTTGCGCAAGGGTTAGTGCTTACGAGAAAGGATACAAGGGGCACAAGGATGATGTACTTAATAGACCGATAGAAAGAGACTATCGATTATCAAGACCGACAAAAATTAAAAAGATCGGGAAGAAATTAATATTAAAAGATGAGGGGAAATAATACATGATAATTATATGCCTAAAAAATTTATAATTTATTAAAATATAATGATATGAAAATACAAGTAGAATTAAATTTGGAAGATGTGTTTGAGGAATCTATGTACAACGAGACGACGTTGAAAGAGGGGTTTACCAGCTCGGTCAGGTTAGCTGTAGTACGTGAACTTAAAGAAAAGTTCAAGAATGAGTTGATGAGGGAAATATCCAATCCGATATCAGAGAAGATTGAGGATATAGCGAGGGAATCAATGAGCGATCTTGTCGAGAACGCCAGCGAGAAGAAATATAAATTCAGGTTAGATTATATGGATGAGGAGTTGACAGTAGATGAGTTTATAAGAGGCAGGATTAAGAAGGTCGTAGACAACAACATTGAGACGATGATAAGCTCAAGAGCAAAATCTTTTGTCGATGAGTTAAGGAAGAGGTATGATATGGCGTTCGCTACCTTTATAGTGGATAATATGAGAAAGCAAGATATGTTGAAGGATGAGAAGATAGCTGAACTGTTAAAGGATAACCCAAATGAGAAGTAGGGAAGATGCCAAAGGAAAATGGCGATCTGTGCTCATGACGCCGCCCGTACCGGAGAAGGTCAGGGTATTATCCCCAGCATGGTATAGGGCGGCGGTGGAGTTTCAGGGCAGACCGGAGCAGGAGCGACTAGCCTTTTGCTCGTGGTGTTGTTGTCATGGAGGGTGTAATTTGTGTATGGATATAAGCAAATACAACATAAAAGGGCTTAAGATATATGGAGGATAAGGTGATTATATACCATTTTACGATTTTAGTGTAAAATGGTATATAATCACCTAAGCGTATTAACTATTAATAATGTTTATTTAATTTAATTCAAAAACAAAATGTCTACTTTTGTAGACACATAAAAATTACACATATGAAAAAGAGTAAATTTGTAAAGGAGTTAGAGAAGATCATTGATATGGTTAAGGCCGAGGATGATGGTTTCGAGTATGGTGGTAAAGTCGTTTTCTATAAAGAAGATGATGATAACTATGAAATCTCGGTAAAGAACATCGAGATGGATCTTATGGTAGAGGCCAATACCATGGCTAGTATGAATGATAGGACTTTCGCCTGCCTTATGAGTGAGGTCTATAAACAAAAGTTTACAAAGGCTATAACGATATCGGAGGATGAGGATGATGAAGACAATTGATAAGATGACCGATCAGGAGATATATGATCTTACTGATGAGCAGGTAGAGAAATTGATCGTAATAAGATGTGCGGAGGAAGGTGTCAGGTTTATGGATGAGCCTCCAGTCATGAAGACGTATGGCTATAAATCTATTTCTCCATCTCATTTCTTCTACTATTTGGAGGGCTTGAATATAGCCGTTCTTGATCAGAATGATGCTATTAAAATAGCTAAGTTATTAAGTGAATTTGATCTATACAGGACTAGATATGATTTCACCGTATCCAATGAGGAGCTATGCAGTAGATTGGATATAATCAATATCAGGCATGTTCCGATGTTTGACACGAAAGATAAGGAAGCTTATAAGTCTGTCAAGGATAAGAACAACGAGATCGAGGAGGAGTATAAAGATCAGGTAAACGAATACAAAGAGAATGTAAAAAAGATGGGTGAAATCCGTGCCGAGATATGGCCAAAAGTAATTGATGTAAGGCGCAAGATTGATCACATGAATCATCTTAAAGTTCTTTTCGTAAAGGAATATCTTCCGTTGGTGGATCACGACACGGACAAGGCTATGATATTTTTCAAGAAGGCTTATGATGTGGATGATGATACGGAGAGATATATTCGTAAAGGAATAAAAGATTATCCTTTGTTTAATAATAATATAGATTGAAATGCACAATTGGTTTAAATGTACGGTTTCTTACGAGACCGATGCCGAGAACGGCATGAAGAAGAAGGTAAAGGAAGAGTATTTAGTAGATGCCTTTTCTTATACCGAATGTGAGGCTAGAATCATAGAGGAAATGAGACCATTCATCTCCGGTGAGTTTAGCGTTGATATCAAACGATTCAGGATAGCGGAATTGTTTGCCATGGATGGAGACCGGTTCTATAAGGTCACGGCTGATTATATTACGATAGACGAGAAATCGGGCAATGAGAAACGCAAGGCGTTTAACTACATCGTTCGGGCCAATGACCTTGATCATGCCAAAAAGAATTTCGAGGAAGGCATGAAAGGAACCATATCAGATTTCGTTATCACTTGTATCAAGGAAGAGAAGAAACTGATGGACTTCTACGAGTTTGATGGTAAGATCAGGAATCCGGAGAAAAAATGAGGATAGTAGGCAGTAAAGCTAGCTACGAAACCACGTCGTCCATAGCCGAGAAGTTGATGGAGATAAGTAAAATGGAGGGTACGATTTATCGTATCCTCACATTGTCTAACAAAACTTATCTAGCTTCTAAATTAGGATATAGCAGATCGGGGTTCTATAAAAAAATACAGAACAGGAATTTTAATATCCGGGAACTAGCTCAGATATTCGATACGATCATCAACTTCAAGGATCAAGATTGGACTGAGGGTAAGATTAATAGGCTTAAGAGGTATAGGGCTATGAGCCTTATGGAGTTCAATAAAAGTTATAAAAAGAAAAAGGCATGAGAGGTAGGATGTTACCGTGTGAGAGATGCGGAAGGATGGTAACCATAAGGAGTAAGGGGTTGTGTCCCGCATGCAGAGCAAAGGAGCTACCGCCAAAGGAAAGGGCGGCGATACGGGTGAAGGCCAAGCCAAAGGGGAAGAGCCTAGCCGTTTTCTTTGGCGCCCATGTGGCTAGATTGAGTATGACAAGGAGATCTGCTACCGGCGCATACATACCATGTCCGGGGGTAAGCAACATATGCCACTTATACCCTAAACGGAAATATAAATCAGTTGCTGAGGATAATGATAACATTATCTACTTGACGGCTGATGAGCATACAAGATTCGATTATCTATTAGATACGATGGATTTCAGCCGGCTCTTGGACGAGTTTGGCAACGTATGGCTGTTGGCAGCCAGAAGGATGAGGGATCTCGCACCTAGAGTCGAGGAAGACGGTAAATTAAAAACCAGATTATTATCATGGACAGAAGAAAACGAAATATACTTATAGCTATTGGATACGAGGCTATAAGTGATACGATATATAGAAAAGATTCGGTCATGGAAGTCATAAGTGACCAAGAGCCAATAGAGGATATGGTATCTCGTTTAGAGAACAGGCATCATATAAATATAACGATGGTAAGTGATAGCAAGGTAGCTCTAGAGGATAGATCTGGGTTAATTATGAATATGCTTTCTGCGTGGCGATCATCATTACCAATATTAAGATCATATCATACAGATCCTAAATTTACCGCTTTCTTTGGCATATTAGACGTTTTGTCAACGATCCCAAAGAAAGATATAGCTGAGGAGGAAAAGCCTGCTGAAGAGCCTAAAAACGAGCCTAAGGAGGAGATGGAAGTTGAGTATGATCTGGAGACAGAGCAACAGTATTATGCCGCTGAATGGATCAAGGATATCCCGACACCTGTGTTATATAGAATGACCGTAGCTGGCAAGCGTGTTTATTATGAGATGGGGGCTGATGGGTATCCTATCATATATGACGGAGCTACCAATAATATAGCTAATGGGTATTGTGATACGTCTGGCGCTTTGGAGAAGTGGAAGAATGAGATGAGACTCAAGGGCAAGGACCCTGATGAGTACGCTAACTATAGGGCTGACTTAGGTACTATCATGCATTATCTATTTGGGTTGTATCTGACCGGGGTTAACATAAAGCTGATCCCGACATGGATCAGGAAGGTGGTCAAGGAAGCCAAGCTAAGAATAGACAAGTATAGGATGGAGCGGATATTAGTGGATAACATTGATGAGCTGATAGAGGATCTAATATCATTTGCCATATTCTGCAAGGAAAGACATGTAAAACCTGTATTGATCGAGAAGATGTTGAGGTCAAGCAGGTTAAAGGTAGCTTCTTCGGTGGACGCCGTGGTGGAGATGGACAGCGAGCCGGAGACAGTGGAGATAGAGGTCGAGACAGGAGAGTTCTATAAGACGGGAGCCAAGAAAGGTCAGCCTAAGACGGAGAAAAAGAAGATAAAGAGATGCAGGAGGATATTCGCTATATTGGACTTCAAATCAAATAGGAAAGGTAATTTCTATGACGAGTACGCTTTCCAGCTTGAGCTATATAGAAGAATGATACTGGAGAACTACGGAAAGATATTGGAGATAGAGGAGATATATAACTTCGCTCCGGGTGATCCTACCGCTAAGACAAGTCAATATAAGTTGAAGAGACAAACCGATAATCCTATACTTAATATGGCTACGGTTGTATATCTTCAAGGTAAGTATAAGTTTGAGAAAACCAATTATACGGTTACGTCAAGGATCGGGTCTTTAGATATAGAGGGTGATTTTGAGTTGAATGGTTTGATAAGAAAAGAGTCGCTGAGAGATTATATATATAGAGTGATGAGTGAGAGGAGAGGATAATGGAATTCAGGGAGTTTGACAAGAGCGTACATCGGTATGAGTTGGATCATAGCAAGCCAAGGAGGAAGATGACGTGCCCGCAATGCGGCAAGGATAAGTGTTTTACGCCGTACGTGGACGTAACCACCGGTCAGATCGTTGGAGAGCAGTTTGGGGTGTGTGATCATAAAAATAAATGTGGTTACTTTAAATATCCAACAGGGAGCGAACTTGGGAACAATGATCTTTTTACCGATTCAAACAAAGTATTAAGGAGGTACAGACCTCCAGTGGATCCGGATATAGCCAACTGCATTCCGGTAAGCAAGATGTTTGAGACGCTTAATCCTTTCGAGACATCTGATCTTCAGGATTATCTATCCAATATATTCGGATCATATCATACCAATAGAGCGTTCAGCTTATATAAGATCGGGATGATGAGATTCGGGGATTGGGGTAAATGCTGCGTGTTCTGGCAACTTGATAAAAGTTGGGTGATAAGAACCGGGAAGATAATGGATTACGGACCAGATGGTAAGAGGGTAAAGGTTCCCATGGATCATGTATGCTGGGTTCACATCCTCGACGGTCAAGATTATTTATTAAGGCAATGCCTGTTCGGTGAGTTTCTTATCAACTTCTATCCTAAGGAAGCCCCGGTATATATAGTTGAGTCGGAGAAGACGGCGGTCATCTGTAATATCGTATATCCAGATAGGCTTTTCATGGCGTGTGGAGGTATCCATATGTTGAAAAGGGAGATGATAGAGACATTGGGACGTAGGAGAATAGTCCTATATCCTGACAAAGGATCGGCGTTTAACGAGTGGAAGAAGAAAGTGGATAGGGATATGAAGGGGATGAATATAGAGATAAGCGATTTTCTCGAATCAAAACCCAATATAAATGAGGGAATGGATATAGCGGATTATTTTATCATTAAACAAATTTACAATGGCAAAGGTAGTTAACAATTACAAGAAATTCAAGGTGCTTAAAATAACAAGACAGGAGATGATGGATAAGCTCACCAGATATGGGTGCTTAGGTATTTGCGATATGTGTAACAGACCTACGTCCGTGGGTTATTATGTGGCGGTGATCAATCAATGGATGTGCAAGGACTGTTATAATGATTTCATCAAATCAGTTGACAGGTATGAGGAGGATATGAGAATAGAGAACAGAAATTTTGATAGATTCTGCAATCTATTTAATGTTGAGATAGAAGAAAAGGTATGAAAGAGCTGTCTTTAGCCCAGAAAGCTATGTTAAACGGATCCGTATGCCCGTATTGCAAGAACCCATCCACTATGATAAATACGGTGGAGGGGAAGCAAGTTGGGTGCGAGAAGTGTGGGGCTTGGATGAGATCCGATCCTTTCGGGAAGCCGATGGGGAGGCTGGCTAAGCCGGATCTTCTTAGGAGTATGGATATGGTAATGACTGAGATTAATATATTTGCGTATAGAACAAAACGGGATGTGCAGGATATTTACAAAAGCCTATCTGGTGAATTGGATATACCAATAGAACATGTATCCCCATATAAGATGTCTTTGCCATCACTACTTAATACCATGAGATATATTGAAAAGTATGGCGATAATCATATACGGATATATGATAGAACCATGGTAAAGAAGGCTTGCCCTAGGCACGGAGAGGTGGCGATCGGGAGCAACGCCTGCCACGGATGTCCGGAGTTCCTGTTCCATGTGGTAAACGAAACGACCGATACGGTGGTGTGTGATATGGATATGAGTTATGGAGATCGCAAGAAGGATAAATATGAGCATTAGAGCTAATGATAATGGAACATTTGAGTATCGAATCAAATTGGATACCTTTAATAAAATGAATAATACATGTAAAATGAAGAAAGTTTATTTTGTTCACAGACCAACAAGTTTTTATGTTGGGGGCAATGTAAGTAGCGTAGAAGCTACAGTTTATAATAAAATGGTTAATATGGGGATGAGTAGCGAATTAGCCGATAAACTTAAAAAGGTAATAGGTACATTCCCTTGCACATGGGAGATACCAGATGAATTTGTGTCTGATCCATATTCGTATATGATTAAGCGTCTGGGATTGGAATATCCATCTTTTTTAAAGGAAGAGGATTTGGATATACAAGAGAATATAGATTTTGATGATGAGGAGGACGAAGAGGATGGGGAGATCGACTGAATATTACAGAACACATCCGGAAGCCAGAAAGAAGAAGGCTGAGACGGATAAGAAGATCAACGCCAGACCTGAGCAGAAAGCCAAGAGACGGGAGTTGGGTCGTAAGAACTACAAGACCGATAAGTTGAAGGGAAAGGCTTATCGGAAGGGGAAGGACCTATGCCATACAGCTAAGGGGTTAAGATATAAATCAAGATCAGCTAACAGAGGATCTAAATCCGATACGGCTGGCGATAGAAACGCAAGAGGATGAGTGGGGATAGGATATGGAGGTCATCCAAGGAGATTATCATGGATGCCTATGAGAGAATAAGAAAGTATCAGTCGGGGGAACTTCTCCCGGCTCATACCGGATATCCTTATCTGGATAAGGCTTTGCTGGGGGGATTTTACCCCCAGCATGCGGTAACCATAGGAGCTAGGCCCGGAGTTGGCAAATCTTATCTGGCGCAAAAGATCATGAGCAATGTGATGAATGTCAATATCAATCCACAGGCAGATGATTATGTATGGTTAAGATGTGAGTTTGAGATGAACCCAGAAGATTTGATGTTACGTTCACTATCAAAAAAAATGGGGAAAGACATACAAGATATACTCCTTAACGAGATGTCAGAAGATGAGGTAAAAGAAATGCAGAGATGCCTCAAGGAAGAGAACTCTAGCAGAATAACATACATCCCTAAACCATCAACCGTAGATGAGCTTCAAAACTTTCTATGGAATGAGTATATGCCAATAAACAAGGATAAGAAAATGGTATTCGTGTCTATAGATCATACGGCTCTAGTACAAGGTTCAGGAGATGCCAAAAGGAATATCGACTCGTTGATAACCATGTGTAATATCGCTAAAAGAACTTTTCCTAATATTTTCTTTCTTATAATATCCCAACTCAATCGTGATATCGAAGGACGACGGGATCCAAAAGATCATATGCCAAAGCAATCTGATTTTTATCAATCAGATACATTGGGACAGTTATGTACGGCTATGATAGCGTTAAATATCCCGAAGAGATACGGGTACTCCTCATACATGCAATTTCCGCAAGGCTGGTATCCTAATCTGGAACGTTTCAAGAGCGAGTCAAGACGATCCTTCCGTGTGGATGGATTATTATTCCATCATATCGTAAAGATCCGTCAAAGATCATTGGAGGAGATTGACGCTATACATGTAGATATCATGAAAGGATATGAGCGATATTATCCTGATGGAGGGGTGGTGCGCCAAGAAAGACCGGGAGGCTCGGACGCCCCTGTAGGCAGCGGCAAGCCGGACACGACCGTGGTGACGCTACCGCCCCCGCCCCCCAGTATCCCGTTGGAGCAACAATATATACCGCCAAGTGATGATTTCAATGTAGTACATGACGAAACACCTTATTAAGCATGAGATTGAGAAAAAATTTTTTGCTTGTCATCATAAAAGGGATGGAGATGTTATTAAAAGCCAATTTCTCCACCGAAAACAAGATGGGCATACGAGAGATTATATCCTCATTAAAGGAAATGGCCGAATACAGTATCAGGTATATCATAAACCGGGACAGGGAGAAGGAGATCATGAGCATCTGTGATGAGGTATCCAATAAAGTACAGGAGTATAAAAGAATGAACGATAACTCAATGGTATTGGAATTGGAGAACTTGAAGCGGGAGGTAGTGGCGGTAGAGGATCTTCTTAGCTCTTACAAGGGGGTTCTTGATGCCGAGCTGGTGATAGCCGAGGATGATATCAGGATCATACGGGACAAGATCGCTATAAGCCTGAGGGAGGACGGAACATGTAAGAGCATGACTGATGCTGATAAAAGGGCTAGGGTGGACGTAAGATACGAGAGGGCGTTAGAGGATTATCGAATCCTTCTAAGATGCGCTAATACGGTTAGGGCTAAGATGTCGGTTGTAGGGCATCTTAACCAATCTATAAATCAATCTATATCAGTTGGTAGAGTTGGTATGGCTAATGAATCTTATACGGTAAAACAGTATGAAAAAGGGAAAGAGATTATCGAAAGCAGACGCCCTTAGGGTGTTGAGAAGAGCTTACGATCTAATAAAGAATGATAATTATACATTTATGTGCAGAGCAATAGAAAAGGCAGCGGTTGAATTATCACTTGCTGAAAGATCATGTGTGGCGTGTTATCTTATACCAGAACTGAAGATGTTCAAACCTGTAAACAGAAAAAATGGAGATTTTTGGTTTCATTCATCAAAGAAAAACATAAGGTTACATATAATAGATACGCTAATAGATATATATAACGGAAATGATCATCCCGATATAGTCGAGAGGGTAGCCAGAAAGATAAGGTCAATATTTTAACTCATTAGCTTATGTATAGGTGATTATATACCATTTTACACAAAAAAAGATGAGAAATGATATACATTTGTACGAAACATTATACTGGGTATCACCAATACCCTCTACCGGTTGCACAAGAGTGAGATCGCCGGATTCTTTTACTGAACTAAACGTTTTTGATTTTACTTACCCAACGAATGTTTTAGGGTAAAACCTTATATCAAAGACCTCTTTTGCTCAATCGTCTTGTCCGAAACAGGGGACTATATGATTCGATTGAGTGAGACAAAATTAGAAAAGAAGAATGTGAAATTAAATAACATACGTATGTTTTACAACATATCTGGTGTAAAGTAGTATATAATAACCTATGTATATTAATTTTGAACAGATGATGACATCAGGATTAACGATGTCTGATGTCGGGTATCTTTTGATGATCCGGCAGAAAGAGGAGATGGCTAGCGTCATTCCAAAGGAGAAAATAGATAGTTATAAAGCATCTGGTTATATCGAGCTTCAGAAGAATGGGAAGTGGAAGATAACGCCAAGGGGAGGGTCGCTGCTGATGCTGATAGAGACACCCGGTCTGACACCGGAGGTCGAGGGGATCCGGGACCGTATCGTTGGGGTATATAACGATATGGGGAAGGATACAGGGGCTATTAAGGAGGTAGAGAAAAGGCTCGTATGGTTCGTGGCTAATACCAACTTCAAGGAAGAACCTATAGTAAGAGCCGTAATATCCCACATAGATCTTAAACGTGAGTATACGATGAGATTGGATAACTTGATCTGGAAACCATCAAATGTGTATAGCGTGCATATGAGTTTATCGGAATCAACGTTATTCGATACGATCATAAAAATGTATGGCATGACGTCTGACTTGTATCTTAGGGAGAACAAGAACAAGGAGCTGGCATGGTTGTTCGCCATAAGCCGGCTTCCGGATCCCCCAAAGAGAATGGATAAGGAATACGCTATCACAGGCGATGTTAAGATGGATATCGAAAGGATATCGGATATAAAAAAAGAATTAGGTAGAAGATTGAAAATGTCGATTTAGTATGGAAAGAAAAGAAGTTGAAAAAGTAGTCAAGGAGGCGATATTCGAGAAGATGGGTGAATTTAATGGTCTTGATCATGCCGCTCAGATAATGAACGAGGATAAGCTGGATACGGATATGGCTATGGATTCCCTTGATTTTGTAGAAGTCATAATGGAAGTGGAAAAGAAAACGGGTAAATGTATACCCGATGAGGCACTTAACGTCAAGCCTTATCACGAATTGACGGTAGGAGAGCTTATGGGTATGTTGTATGATTATCTAAAAGACAAATAAATGGATTTCGGATATGATGATTGGGAAGAGGGGCTAGAGACCCCTCTTGTCGATGATTGTGATGACGATCATGAGGAGGAAGAATATGATTTCAGTTAAGGAGTTAAGGCCGGGCAATCTTGTAAAAGACAAAGCTGGCGATATATGGAGAGTAGGGTGCGTTACCGGTATGTGTAATGAAAGTGGATCATTAATCCTTGAACGTAAGGTTGATGATGGGATAATGAAATGGTATTCAGGGGAAGATGATGTCATGCCTATTGAGATAGACGATAACCTTCTTGATGCTATCGGTTTTAAGAGTGACAAGAATAGGGACGTATATCGTGGACACGGGATGACCATGGAGGTTTTTGGCGACGAGTATTATCTCGGACTTAGGGATATGGAGGATGACCTGAGCGAGCTTATCCAGATAAGGTATTTGCATAACCTACAGAATATTTCGATGGATTTATATGAGCGTGACATAAATACGGAGAGGCTTTATGATCGTTCCGGAGAATAACTTGCTATGTAAGACCATAGGCGGCGAGAAGGTGCTTGCCGCATCCTACTCACAGATAGACACGTTTGTCCAATGTCCGTATAAGTGGTATAAGACTTACGTGGAGGGTCACAGATCCACGGAGAAGCACGAGGCTACGTCATATGGTACGGTTATCCACCAGACGATGGAGTACTTCTTCAAGAACGGATGCAGACCTTCTTATGAGGATATGAGTAAGGCTTTCAATTACTACGCCGATATAGAACAGATTCCTTTTGATAGCGTAAAATCCCAGATCGAGTCTATGCAACATGCGGCTAGGTTAATAAGATGGATTGTGGGGTTGTTTGAGAAGGATGCTGCTGGCAATTATAAGAAGGCATGGTCCAATCTTACGCCAATGGAGAAGGTGATCCGGGGGTCGAGGCCGGCCGGCGTGGAGGAGGACTTCGTCCTGCCCTATAAGCTACCCAAGCCACTTACCTTGGATGGCGTGACGTACGATAAGGTACATATCATAGGATCGGTGGACTGGCGTGGGGAGTATAAGACAAAAGACAGGATAGCTATGTATACGATAGACTGGAAGTCCGGGAGAAAGTTATTCGATGAGGATAAGCTGCTTCACAATCTCCAGCATCCGATATACGCCTTCTACATACTGAGAAAGTACAAGGTATTGCCGGATATGTGCAGCTATTTCTTTACCCGCATGCTGGACAATCAGAACGTGAAGGTAGATAAGGAGAAAGTAGAGAGGTCGGTCAAGGAGCTTAACGATATTCTCCTTGATATGTATGATTTCGAGACAAATAAAATAGATAGCTATCAAGCTCACGTTTGGGACGACGCCAAACAGGGGTATAAGTACGAGAAGCGCTACCTCATGGGACGCCAGCCGGCCTGCCTTGAACCCCGCCCCAAGCCCTTGTGTTTTTGGTGCGATTTCTCGATCCACAAACAAGGGACATGCAGGTACTCATCGGATTGGGATGATTCAAAAAGAAAGAATAAAAAAGATTAACTTTATTAAAAAGCCTAGGTAAATATCTAGGCTTTAATTATATTTGCATCACTAAAAGAACTGATTATGGTCAAAAGTGAAAAAGAAAAACAGATATTAGATCTTCTGATGTCTAGAAAGGATATCAGGAAATTGGTAGAGAAATCAAATGAATGTTATTCTAAGATGGATTTTGTTGGCGCCATGAGATACCGGCAAGAGATAAAAAGTATTTTAGATCGAGAATCTAAAATTATGTTGACAAAAAGTGAGTCTTTGGTAGATTTGATGAATGATGCTGACAACGAATATAAATTCAATATGTTGGTATGGCTACATTCCATGATGTGCATGGCGGATGTATTTAATGGGATATTGAAGGATTTCAAGGATGGAGTAAGAAAAGCCAATGGAAACTCCAAGTTTATTAAATTCGATAATCTAGATCGATTGATGATGGAGTGCAAGAAGGAAATTGATTATCTGATGAAAGGCACAAGTAAATCATTTCAAATATCCTTTGCCGTAAGGAGCGATGAGATGAGGGAGATGATAGAGAATATGGTTGGGGATAATATCCGGGAAGGGTACGACATGTTCAAGGAAGAGGCTGAGATGGTGAATGAGACAGATAGGAGCAAGATAGAGGAATTTAATAAAAGGCTGGACCATGAGTAAATTTGATGTAAAGATAGGCGATATAGTCCATACCCAGATAGGAACAGGAGAGGTGATAGCCATAAGCAAGACAAAAGAGACTTTGATGGTGAAGATGGACGATGGTCGGGAGTGTGCGATAAGATTAGAGTACGTGAAAGACGTTTTTGATAACTATAAACAACAATCATGAAATGTAGCTTGGAAGATAGGATAAAAAAAGCCATATCAAAGCATGGTGGTAAATACACATATGACCTATCCTCTTTTGATGGCAAAAGGATAGATATTATATGTCCTATACACGGAATTTTCAGACAGATATTAGCAAATCATGTTAACAGTGGTCATGGATGTCCTAAATGTGCATTAGAATTGTCAAGGAAAAGAAAGACTCAATCTACAGACGAATTTATATCAAAAGCAAAAAAAGTACATGGAGATAAATATATATACGATAAAGTAGCTTATAAGGGACCTAGAAATAAGGTTATTATAACATGCCCTATACATGGGGATTTTGAACAAGCTCCATATAACCATTTAACAGGATATGGATGTTTAAAATGCGCTCGTGATAGAGTGAAAGAATCAAAAAAAGAAGAAAGGAAAAATAGATTTATAGAAAGATCGAATAATACACACAATGGGAAATATGACTATTCTAAAGTAGAGTATGATACTAGATTCAGCAACGTGATTATAACATGCCCTATACATGGGGATTTTAGACAAAGAGTGGATAATCACATGTACGGAAAGGGGTGCCCTATTTGCAGAAAAGAATCTATGGCATCAAAACAAACAATGACAAAAGAAGAGTTTATAATAAAAGCGAGAGAAATACATGGGGATACATATGATTACTCTTTATTAAAATTCTCAAAAACACATGATTTTGGGGATATAATATGCAAGAAGCATGGAGTATTTAAACAGAATCTTCATAATCATCTTTGCGGTAACGGATGCCCTATATGCGCGAACTCTGAAGGATCTAAGATGGAGAAAGAAATGTTCGATTTTGTATCATCGATAGATAATACGGCTGAGTTTAGACACAAGATGGACGGAACGGAAATTGACATTTTTATAAAAAGTAAAAATATAGGAATAGAAATGGATGGATTATATTGGCATGGATATGAGTTTAAAGGCTCAAACTTCCATCTTGATAAAACAAATAAATTAAAAACATACGGAATAAGACTAATACATATATTCGAAGATGAGTATAACGACAAAAAAGATATAGTAAAAAGTAGGATAATGAATATATTAGGGAAAACTCCCAATATATTGTATGCTAGAAAAACAAAAATAATAATGATAGATAACAAAACATCATCTTTATTTATGGAAGAAAATCATATACAAGGAAATTGCGCATCATCAGTCAGAATAGCGCTTTTGTATAATAACGAAATAGTATCTGTTATGACATTTAGCAAGCCTAGACTTAACGTGAGAGGAGAGAAGAAGGAGGGCGTCTATGAGCTTGTGAGATTTTGCAATAAAATAAATTACACCGTGATCGGAGGAGCAAGTAAGCTATTATCGTTTTTTATAAAGAGATTTAACCCGGTTAAAATAATATCATATGCAGATAAAAGATGGAGCGATGGTAACTTGTATAAAAAATTAGGATTTGATCTAGTGTCAGAAAGCAAACCGTCTTACTTTTATGTAAAAGGATTAAAAAGATTCAATAGATTCAATTTCAGAAAAGATGTGCTGGTAAAAAATGGGGGTGATCCTAAATTGTCCGAGAATGAGATAATGCTAGATATGGGATACAAGAGAATATATGATTGCGGTTCAATGAAATTCGAGAAATGTTTAAGTTAAGACCATATCAAGAAAATTGTGTCATAAGTATATATGATTATATAAATTCTGACAGACATGACCCGGTTCTGGTGGTGGCTCCTGTAGCCGCCGGCAAGAGCTTGTTGTTGGCGGAGGCGGCTAGGATTATGGGAGGTAATACAATCATTTTGCAACCATCAAAAGAATTACTACAGCAGAATTATGATAAACTCATATCATATAACATACCGGCTACCATCTATTCCGCCTCCTGTGGCAAGAAAGAGCTGTCTAACATGATATACGCCACGTTAGGGTCTATCAAGAAGGTTGTTGGTCAGCTTAAGGAGATGGGGATCAGGAACGTGTTGATAGATGAGGCTCATGCCGGGTATAGCCCGGAGGACGGCAGTGAGTTCATGACATTCATGAATGAACTGAAACCGAAAAAGGTGATAGGGTTTACCGCTACACCATGCAGGCTTAAAACGATGTCGATAGGGCAGGTGTCATATTCCCAGCTTAATTTCATCACTCGTATGAGACCGGTATATTTCAAGAACCTGATTCACGTGATACAGGTAGAGGAGATGATAAGGCAAGGGTTCTGGACTCCTATTGAGTACGAGACATGGGATTTCAACGGAGATGCCCTTAAACTTAATTCTAACGGCTCCGAATATACGGCCGAGTCTATTAGTGAGGCGGTGAGAAAAAACGGCTTAAACAACCTTATTTTACGTCGGTTGATGGTATTAAAAGACGTATGCAGATCTATACTGGTGTTTATGGATTCTGTTGAGAGCTGCAATACCGCCGCCGAATGGATGAACGCAAAGATATGCGCTGGCATGGCGGAAGTGGTTCACGGAGGCACGCCAAAGAAACAGCGGGAGGCTATAGTCGAGGGGTTCAAGTCAGGTAAGACGAAGGTAGTGTTCAACTATTCCGCCCTCGGTACGGGATTCGATCATCCGGGTCTAGATTGCGTGATGTTTGGAAGACCCACGTTTTCTTTTTCCACATGGTATCAGGCGTGTCTTGATATGGAAACAGAGATATTAACAGAAAGAGGGTTTTTAAAATATCATGAAATATCAAAAGATGATATTGTGGCATCATATGATAATGGTGATATATATTGGGTAAACATTGAAGATATTGTATATAGGGATGTTTATGATGGTGAAAGGTTTGTAACATTTAATAGTCGTCATGCAAATTTAAGGGTAACAGAAGATCATGATCTTCTAGTGAAAAATAAATGGGATAAACAAAATGGGTATCCATACAAAAAAGAGGAAGCGATAAAGTCTTATCAAAGAGGAACATCTTTCTATATACCAGTAGCTGGAGTTGACAGAAAAAGAGATTATCCTTTTTTGAGAGATTGCGATATAAAATTTCTTGGTTATTTCTTAAGTGATGGTAATTTAAGTAAGTATAATAATTCTATCACAATAGCCCAGTCTCTTGTACACCCGGATATAATTGATGACATAGAAAATACAATCAAGGAATGCGGAATGAAATATAATAAGATAAGGCTTAAAAGGAAAGGGGAATTAGCTAATTATGAAGATATGATTCATTTTAAAATATCAAAAGGAATGCCTATAAAAGATCAAAAAGATAAACATGGATGGGAATATCTTGGAGATTTTATAGATAAAAATTGCGGTAGTATATACGATCATTTAAGCGAAAGACAGTTTGATATATTGTTAGATGCTATAGATAAAGGAGATGGTCTAAAGAAGAAAGACATGGGTAGTTATAAAAGAAGAGGGTATACAATATGTCTTAAAAACAATAAAATATATGCAGACAGAATACAACAACTAGCTGTTACAAGAGGATATAGATGTTGTGTTCATAAGGAGATAACAAAGACAGGATTTGTTTATAGAGGATATTTCAAAAAACAAAATTACATATGTATAGATGGTCAAAATGCTAAAGATCAAGAAAAAGTAGGTAAATATATATATAGTAGAGCCAAGATGAAAATAGATATTCCCAATGAGAATGAGAAAGTATGGTGCGTCAGGAATAGAATAGGTACAATAATTATTCGAAGAAGAGGGGACGTAGCTATAGTTGGTAATTGTGGCAGGGCGGTTAGGATAAAGGACGGTAAGGATAGCGCATTGGTCGTTGATTGTTGTAACAACTCGTCAAGGTTCGGTGATATAAGGAAACTTAGTATAGAGAACTACAAGGGGTATGGATGGGGGATGTTTATCGGCGATAAGCTAATAACTAATATCCCGATGGGGGATAAGGTAACGAAAACAGATCTGGATATCAAAGCCGCCAAGAAAGATCGTAGGAGGGGGCTGGCGCAGGGCGTAACCGCCGCCCCTGTTCCCGGAAGGCCGGATCATCCCCTTGGATCTACGGTGATGACATTCGGCAAGTATTGTGGATGGATGTTTCATTCGATTCCAGTATCGTATTTCAAATTCATAAACGAGACATTTGACTGGGATAATGACAGGAACAAGGATATAAAAGAATACATAGATTTTTTAATCAAAAACAACAGATTATGACAGGATGTATATATCATGAGGCTGATCTTGACGGAGTAATGTCAGCGGCTATAGTAAAAAAGTATTTCAAAGGGGACATTGATCTTCTTCCTTACAATTACGGCAAGGAAATACCTGACGTGAATAAATATGATAAGGTGTTTGTAGTTGACGTGTCATTTGGCGATAGAACGAGATTCTTATTCGACGAATGGGAAGACAAGGGGATAGATGTCACATGGATAGACCACCATAAGACGGCGATAGAAGCTGTGAAGGACTATAATGTCAAAGGCAAAAGACGTATCGGAACGGCGGCTTGTGAGCTTACGTGGGAATATCTTTTCGATGATATCGAAACCCCTGACGTGGTAAAATTATTGAGCGCTTATGATGTATGGGATCATGATCGCTTCGAATGGAGTGACGTTCTTTCATTCCAATATGGGATGAGAGGGTATTGCGGGCTTGACGTTGACATGGTCAGGGAGGTGCTAAACAAGGCGAATGGCGAGTTTGTTTCTGATATGATAAGAAATGGCGAGGCCATAATAGAATATATCATCGAGAAAAACAGAGGAGAAATGAAGATGTTCTCATTCGAGGCAGATATATTTGGATACAAGGCGATATGTATGAATACTACGGAGTTTAACTCCACCACATTCGAGTCTATGTACGATCCTAGAAAACATGATTTGATGATGCCATTTTGCTGGAACGGCAGATTCTTCAGATGCTCGTTCTATACCACCAAGAAGGAGGTGGATGTCTCGGCGCTGGCACGCAAGGCCAACCCATGTGGAGGAGGCCATAAGGCGGCTGCCGGATTCCAGCTTAGCGTGGAGGATATGATGGGATTTTTGAAAGAAAGGAGGATGTGATATGGTAGGGTTGATATTTATTATTATAATAACAGTAATCTCCTTTGCCATGATGATGGAGGGATGGAAAAAATATGATTCACTCAAATTCCATACGGGATTACTTGTGGCATGTATAAGTGTTATAATGATTTTTCCAATAATGCAATATAATATGGGGAATATGAAAAACGTGTACAAATTCAAGAGACTTAACGAAATGAAGCTAGACGATTACGGCTTCGGTTTGTTCGAGTACAATGGAACCCTTTATTTCAAGGAAGCGGAAGGAGAGAAATGCTTCGACGTAAGAAGCGGGAATGAGGTTATTATCGGGAAAGATAAAATTGTAACGGCCTTGGAGGATTGATCATGAGAAAACTTGACGACACCAACAGGACAAGGAAAAGGAGTGTACGGCACTCGTGGGTAAAGGCAGGCCCGGGGATTCAACGCTGCGCTATTTGTGGAATTACGAAGCAAAGCGAGTGGAGAGACGGGAAGACCTCGATTTGTGTACATCTATCATCTGGTGAGCTCTACTCTAAGACAGGCGAGACACCGGAATGTAGAGATTTGAGTGAGTTTTATTGATCTAAAAATATAGTTACCTATGAAAGAAGAATTTAGCAAATACGAAAAGGTTGTTTATGACGGTGAGGTATTTGAGGTGCTTGAAACTGCTGATCGTACAGGTCTAATGAAATTAGTCCCATTATTTAAAGCATCATATAAATATACTTGGGTTGACGAGGAAATGGTTGTATCATTAAACAGGGCTATTAAATTAAGGCTTATTGATAAGGAAACGGTCGATAAGCTTACGGATTATAGCTCTATCGGCGAGGGTCTATGTAATACCGATGAGTGGGAAGAGACAGACGCACCGTTCGTCGGGAAGGACGGCAGCGGGAAGAACGACCGGGCCGACGGCAAACTCCGGTGGGATCTCCTTCCTTTGGCTGAGATAGAGGACATCGTGAGGGTATATACGGAAGGCGCCAAGAAGTACGTTGAAAACTCATGGCAAGATATACCTGATGGATTCAATCGGTATTTAGGTGCGACCATGCGGCACTTAGTTGCTTATACGAAAGGGGAGAGATTTGATTCGGATACAGGGTGTATGCATCTTGCTCAAGTAGCATGGAATGCCATAGCGTTATTATATTACGATAAACATAACAAAGGGCTTATAGGATGGAAAAGTCAGGAGAAAGAATAGTAGATGAGATATTGATGGCTATCGATAAAAGAATCGGTAAATACGTTAATGTAATCAGGCGTACTATTGATGATGGCACTCCATTCTCGATAGTTAAGTACCTTGGTAAGAATCATAAAGAGCTGAATTATGATCGTGTAAGGCATCTTAATTTTGATATAGACATAGATTGGGAGTTGAGAAGATATCAGATCGTGAAGGATTTATTATCTAACAGTTTCGATGGAAGGAAGATGGGTGTAGATGAGATAGATAATGCTATATTTACTGCTGATTTGATTATTAACAGATTAAAAACTATTTGAGATGGTAAGAATTGATTTTTTCACGAAGAAAGACGCTGAGTACAGCGATTACATGCGATATATTATCGCCAACACATTACAGGAGTATGAGGGTGAGGTCACGTTAAACCAGATCCCGGAGAACAAAGCCACGGAGGAGGAAATATCCAAGTACGGTATAGAGGTATATCCTACTATCATCGTCAGCGGAGATAACATGGATGGCTTTAATAAACTTGAGGGGATGGTCAGAAAAGCTGATCTTATTAACGTCATGTCGTTATACGACAAGAAATAGGCTTATGACGATAAGGGATAAATATTTTGGTTGGAAAGATATATTCTTTGACAGGTTCGTGCATTGTTGTAATGAAAAAAGTGATCAACCACAAGGAAGTAATATACCTCTAGCCAAAATAAATTTCGATAACAAGACAGGATATGTGGAGGACGGGACTATTAATATAGCCGAGCTTCTTCAATATCTTTGGATAAATAATAAGGTCTATAAGTGTGAATATGCACCCATAGATATATCCTCTGTCTTGCAAACATTGATTAGATTGACCGAGAACGCTAAGTTCATATTTGACGACCAACCCGGCATACATGATATGATCCCATATAGAGGTTTTTTTATTAGAGATGATTTTTTACCCGGAAAAGATTATTCACTTGATTTGGATAAAATAGTGAGCGGGATGGGTGGATGGTATGGAGAGGATGAGGATCCATGTTACTCGATGTTCGTCAGTCAAGATCAGATATGGAACTTGAACCCGATATTGAAGGTATTAGCTGATGAGGGATCTATTCTAGCCAAGGAACTTGGGTATGATATGAACTCATATGTCAGCGATAATGGATACACGATATACAACCCATATCTGTCATGGATCAATCATTACTATCATTATTGCCCGACATTTAATGAGGATAAATTAAAGCCTTGGGATAGGGTAGAGGATAGAAAGAATAAGTTCAAGATGACGGATAAGGTCAAGAGAGGTGCCAATAACTGGTATTATTCAGGCGGGACTATATCTTGTGTGGATAATTTCTTGGGGAAAGAATACAGGAAAAATCTCCGAACCTTCATATATCGTGGAATAGTATTCTTTTTAGATCGGATATGGCATACACCATTGTTTGAGAAGATGGGCGTGAAAATGAAGTACAACGCTTATTATTGTTATGCCGCTACTTCAGGGATATGGTATGATAAGGGATTCAAGGAAAGACTAGCCAAGAGGTTTAACAAGTCGCTGGGCGGCGACGGGGAACTGTTCGGGGCTAACCTAGCCTGCATGGTATGTGACCGTAAGGATATCGATTGGGAGGCGCTTCGTTTTTGGCTTGACAAATACGATGATCCTACTGATAAGGGCATGGTGAATAGCCCTATTCAATTTATGTATTTATATCTATATTACTCTTTTAACAAATAAGACATGGAGACTAAAATATGGTGTAAACTTGTATATAATTACCTAACATTATAATATAATTTAAAAGATGGCAAAGAAACAGTTAAAGATCCCGTTTAAAGACGGGAGACCATGCAAATGGGTTAAGGATGTTCATGATGAGGAACGTGATAATTATGAGTTTGATGAATGCCTTGAGATATACGGGTTCGTCCGTGGACGCTCTTCGGCTGTAATGATATTAAGACCGGCGAATGATCATGGAAAGGATTTCGATTATGCCAGTAGCGCCTATTACCAAGTATTCTTGACAGACAGTAAGGAAGTAATACAGAATATGATGCATGGAATCATATATGGTAAATGGACTTTTGTTAAGAGAGGCGAAAATTTTGGCATTAAATTGATTAAGGTCTTACCTAAGATACATAAAATATCCCTTGATATGATCGCAAAGGATATTTTTAGGTCTGAGAATAAATGAACAATATGAAAGTATTATCATTATTTGATGGGATATCATGTAGGTATTTAGCATTACAAAGAGCCGGTATACCTATAGAGACTTACTACGCCTCGGAGATAGACAAGACATGTATAAAGGTAAGTCAAAAACATTTTCCTAATATTATTCAATTAGGGGATGTTAATAACTGGAGAACATGGGATATTCCTTGGAAAGACATAGATCTGGTCATGGGAGGGTTCTGTTGCCAGAGCTTCTCTAGCTCAGGTAAGGGTAAAGGATTCATGGACGCTCGTGGAAGGCTTTTCTTTTGCTTCTCGGACATCGTAAAGCATTTAAGGAAGGAGACCAAAGGTAAGGTCCTGTTCTTGGGCGAGAACGTCCGGATGCGGGATGAGCATCGCCGGGTGATAACGGAAGAGCTGGGCGTGGAGCCGGTGGAGATCGATAGCGCCTTGGTCTCGGCACAGACCCGGCATCGTCTTTATTGGTGCAATTGGTCGGTAGAAATGCCGAAAGACAAGCATATATCATTGGATGATATTTTAGAGCATGACAAGGGATGGAATCCGGGAGCCATAAGAGGAAGATATATAGGAGTCATTGTCGGTAGAAGGATAGGAGAGGACGGGCATCGAAAGGATTATGACAAGAACGTGAAAATAACGCAATGTTTGGAGGTAAGAAGGGATAAAAATACTGTTTCTATTAAGAAAAGTAATTGCCTGACAACAGTCATGAAAGATAACGTGATATCATCATTACCGCCCGGAAGATATCTGAACGCCTTTGACCTGAAAGATAAGTTCAGATACCTGACTCCTGTGGAGATATGTAGGCTACAGACATTGCCGGATGATTACCTTGATGGGATAGCCCCGAATACGGCCATGTCTTTAGCTGGAAACGGATGGACAGTGGATGTGATAGCCCATTTGCTAAGAAGCATAGAGCGTAAGCAGATGAATGATATTGTAAAGGAGTTTCGCAAGATCACTGATGAGCTTATGTTCGGATCATCAGAAACGGGTACTAATGTGACATGTGATAAACATGAGCAAAATGAAGCCATACGGAAGAGTCAAAACAGTTAAGGGGTCTTCATGGAAAAAGGATATACATCCACCAAAAGGACACAAGAATTGGTGGGAGGATATATGTGATCCTATATCTAGAAGTATTATGAAATTAAATTTCAAAAAGGAAATAAACAATCAAATTTGGTATGAGCAAAAGCAGGGAAATGATTAAACAGGAATTAAATTTATCAGATCAAGAATATAACTTTCTTGAAAAATATCAATCTATGAAATTATCACAGAGGTTTGGTAATGTTTTCGATAGATTAAAAAATGATAAGTCTAAAGCAATTTACACTCATGATGGGTCAATACAGTTGTTTTATATACAAGGTAAAAGAGTAGATAAAGAAGAATGGGATAAACTTCATAGATCATGATAATTACTAAAAAATGGTCAATGCCGAATAAAGAGACATTCAGCATAAGACCGATAAGGGAACTTATAGACAAATATCGAGAAGAGGGGATGGTTATAGTGGATCCGTTCGCCAGAAACAGCGATATAGGGACGATCACCAACGATCTTGACCCTGAGACTAAGGCTATATATCATAAAGATGCCACGGACTTCTTGTGTCATCTTGATGATAATATAGCTGATATGGTATTATATGATCCACCATATTCTGCGAGACAGGTATCTGAATCGTATAAAAGACTTGGAGGTGCTGTTAATATGCAAACAACGCAATCTAGTTATTGGGCTAAGCAGAAGAAGGAGATAGCTAGGATCACCAAGAAAGGAGGGGTGGTCATTACCTGCGCGTGGAACTCCGGCGGTATAGGGACCGGGCTTGGCTTCGAGCAGCAGGAGATTCTTCTCGTGGCTCATGGGGGATGGCATAATGATACGATCGTTACGGTAGAAAGGAAAATGAAATTATGAAGGAAAGAATATTCACCACAAAAGAACAGGGGAGGGTGCTGGTCGAGGCCGGCCTCCCTATCTCCACCGCCAGCGGTTTCAGGGACAAGTATCTGGATCAATTACATTCTATGGAGGATGACGCTGGTCGTATAGGACTGATCGAGGCCGTTACCCCGGATATATCCAACCCTGTTTGGGATGTAGGGACGTTACTGAATTTACTCCCATATGAGATAGAGGGTTGTACATTAGAATGTTATAAGCTAAAACATGCATGGTCTGTAACGTATAGAGATATAGATGAGATTCCTATGTATTGGAGTAGCGAGAAACTTCTTGTAGACACATTGTTTTCGATGATGATGGAATTACTTAAACATAAGATTATATGAACATAAAGCAAATAACAAAATTAAGGTACAAAACGAAAGATAAGCCTCCTATAGAAGGGGTTCCTCTTTTAGGATACAACAAAAAATATAGTTGTCCGTGGGAAGTAATGTACAGGAGAGGGGATAAGTACTACACCTGCATGAAGTATGATGCTGAATTTGAAACATATCCACCGGAAGAATACGAGTATTTATATCCATGAAAACATGAAACAAGTAACAAGAATAAGATACAAAACGGAGGATAATCCGCCTATGGCTAATGTCCCTCTTATAGGATACAGCAAAAAATATGACTGTTGGGTAGCGTTAGTATACAGAAAAGGGGATAACTATTACACCAATATGGAGTGCGATGTTGAATATAAGACATCTCCTCCAGATGAGTACGAATACGTATATCCGTGAGAACTAGAAGGGATATATTTATATTTAAGCATGATTAATATTATTTTAATATTATTCATGCTTTTATTTTTGTTTAAATCCTATCTTTGTATAAGTATTAAAAACCAGATTTTTATGAACAAATTGATCTTGAACGATATCCAAGACCTATGGAGGTGGAGGGAGAAGATAAACATTGATGACTTCAAAGAGGATCCTATGGCTGAGGATATGCCATTATATTTCCCGTGTGCCGTCGTATGGCATGTGGATTATGGTGAGCATGACGCTGATAATTATGTATGTTATGGATTTGTTTATGTAGCAGAAATATTAGGGATATGAACATTAAAAAACAGATAATTCTTGACGATAAAGACTATGAGCGATTAGTGCACGATGCTAATCTCAGTAATGATGAGATAAAAAGCAGAATCGCCAACGCTCTAACCACCGATATAGTGGTTAGTTTCGATTTCGATGTAAATAAAAAGGTTACGGGGAATATGAGGATCGAAAGCTCCACCCATAATCTAGGATATAATGAATATGATAATATCGTAAGGGCTAGAGACGAGAATATTCACCATGCTGTTTATACAGCTATATATGATTATCTTGAGAAAATAAAGAGAGATAATAATGAGCTAAGCGCAAAAGATTGGATATTATTTACATCTATAATCTTATTCGTTTTTGGGATGGGATTTGCAGGTGGATGGTTGGTATTTAATTGATTAAATCATGGGTAATTTAAAAGACATACAAGATATAACCGGTCTTACGTCAGAAGCGATATTCAATATACGTAAACCTGTTGATTATATGTGCAGTGATATAGATAGCTATATAAAAGATATCAGGACACAATGTGATTATATTATGGATGGGGATGAGGAGGATGTTAAATACTATTCAAAATCAATCAAATCAGACGTAGATTCTTATTTCGAGGATATACGGTCAAAGGTCGAGAATCTCCGTGATTGGGGAGAACAGTGGAAAGTACTGGCTAAAGATCTGTTTGATGAGTTGATGAAAGTAAATAGCAATAAGGCCATAAACAGCTATCTGTCTTATGAGGCATTGGAGAAGATTAAGGAACATTTTAAAAATCAATAGATATGAGCAAATTACTATTTTTCGATTTAGAGACAACCGGGGTTAAGTTCTGGAGAAACGGAATACACCAAATAGGAGGGATCGTGGATATCGACGGGCAGGAGGTCGAGAGGTTCGACATCCGCCTAGCCCCGAACCCTGCCGCCACGATAGAGCAGGAGGCGCTGGACGTGGCCGGCGTTACCTTGGAGCAAGTGCAGTCTTATCAGCCTATGGAAGACGGATACAGGCAGTTAGTTGGTATATTATCCAAATACGTGAATAAGTTCGATAAGAGGGATAAAATGTATTTGGTGGGGTATAACAACGCTGGATTCGACAACAACTTCCTACGGGCTTTATTTACCCAATGTGGGGATAAGTATTTCGGATCATGGTTCTATCCTAACTGTATGGATGTATATGTTATGGTAACACCGTTCCTGATGGGTGTAAGAAACGATATGGAGAACTTTAAGTTGATGACCGTAGCCAGGACTATGGGTATTGAGATCGACGAGAATAAGCTTCATGACGCTACTTATGATATTGAGCTGACTAGGGATATTTTCTATCGTATAATCGGTAAAATGGATGTTAAGTTATGAGAAGTATCTTAGAGGCGATGCATGATTATCCGGATGAGGCTCTTGGGCTATTTTTCTTTTTGATAGTGGTCTTCTGGTTATTGTCAGGTATATTCGAGAAAAAAAGATGAATGATAAACTCGATAAGATACTGGATCTCCTAAGATCTCAAAATGAAATGATCAAGGATATTCACGACTATGTCAAAGAAGTTACCAGCGAGAAGTATATAGGAGAATCTAGGATGACCAGCTTCTCTATTAACTTGGCCGCTGATATACTTACCGAAGCCATTAGCCCTAAGATAAAAGGGATGATGGTGGATTTATTAAGGAAACAGGGATGGAAAACCGAATGAGACATGGGAACATATGAGAAGAAGGTAAATCAGTTAAAAGATTTGATGGTAAGGAAATACAAATCGGCTTACGACAAGTCAAAGGGAATAGATATAGATATAAGCTCAATAATGTATCTCCCAGTACCAAATGAATTTAATGATATGGATATTGAGAATATGTATGTTATTCTCGATAAGATTAAAGATATTATAGATAACAACAGGGATAAGCTCAAGAACCCAACTTGCGGCACATGCGTACATCTGCATGATAATGAATGGGCGAAAAGATATGGCAAGGTATGTTGTTCTATTTGGCAGGTGTGCGACCATTATATAAACCCTAACAGGAAACATAATAGGAAACAAACAACATACGTAAGGCGTCCAAGCAACAAAGCTTGTCCTAATTATGAGTATGGTGATGATAATTTTGAAAACAGAAGAAGATGTATAAAAGAAAAGAATACCCGATAAAGAGCTATGTGCCGATGCGCACCAACAAGGATAGGACGTGTATCTGCTGTGGCGATACGATCCCAGCCGGCAGCAGCAGGATGATACCTAGACACGCCAAGGCAAATCACGGTCTATGTTTCCCGTGCTTCAGGAAATGGAGAGATACCGGAGGAGATCTTAAGCTTATGGACAACCCCGGAGATGCGAAGAAAGAGCATGTCATACATATGTCTAATATCCTGAAAGGAAATTGTGATATAATAAAAGGCCGAAAGCTTTACGTGGCTTTTAAAAAGGCGATAAACGGCGGAAAGAAGATCGTTATCAAATTTGACACTGATCAACCGATATCTATGTCAACAAGAGTCATGAATCCTTCATTCGGGGAGATTATGGATGAGTACGGCAAGGACATATTCCAAGGTAATCTCAAACTGGTAGATGTCCCAAAAGGAGTTAAGGACTTGATAGTTAACTATATAGAAAGATATAATTATCATAAACAACAATGAGGATAGTAAAACGTATGAACTTCAAGACATTTATATTCATGATCCTGACATTCAGGAGAGTAGATCCTATACCTAAAAATATAGGAATCATGTTAGGTGTAACATTTTGGATATCCGTAATATGGATAATATCAAATTTTACTATACTGATAGCTAAATTAATAAAGTAGGCAAAATGAAACAAGGCGATGTGATGTGCGAGAATGGTATGAGGCTGCTTGTAGTATCAAGTTACGACCATAAGGAGCCATGCATGGGCTGTTTTTTCTACAAAGATGGAAAGTATGGATCGAAAAAAATTGATAAAATGTTGGGATTGTAACAAAGAATACATATTTACGGCTATAAAAAAAATGAAATATTATGCAAATGAACAGATCAAACAAAATAGAAAATTTAGCAAACCGGTATGTTGAAAGACATATAAAAGATAAGCATCTAAGCAATGATACGATAAAAGAGATAAAAATAGCTTATATTATGGTTATAAAAGATTTTATAGCTATTGTCGATAAATCTACATCAATGAATGAAGATGATATAATATACGTCGTTAACAACATATCATCAATATTATATGAACCTATAGAAATCTCTAATACCGATAAAAAAATATTGGAGATAGGGATAGCGCTAGGCCTAAAGAGCGCCATATCATGTATATTTGGCTCATTATTAAAAGATGACTGCAATATAAAAGATGAGATAATTGATATATCTAAACATATAAAAGAAAAATTAATATCAGATAATCATGGATAATAAACAACTTTATAAAATAACGTTGACAAGGGAACAACTGATGCTGATATCCCAGTGTGTGGAAGACATCAGTAGATTCGCCGCTGGCGACATGGACCTACAACATACGACAGATACGTTGATAAATGATATGGATAGAACGGAAACGCTGGGAATAAGAAGCTTTATAGTCAATAACTCACGAGCGATAAGAAGAAGGTTGTTCCCGGATCTCGAAGACTATGAACATATAGGGTATGATGGAGGTAGTAAGGATATGATCAATAGAAAGAGACTTATCGGAAATACCTACCAGATATATAGATCAATACTGCATCAATTGGCTATTGACGAGAACTGGAATAACGTGTATAGCGACATGACATTACCTTCAGGCGATATGGGGACGATTAAGGTGGAGAGGGTTGACGATGATAAGGATAACGACATTTAACGATACTAAAATATGAGCTTATTTGTATGCGCTAAATGCGGTTGCGTTGATAATACCGCTACGTCTAGTTATTGGATGTTGACAAACGAGTATATGGTGGATAAATTCGACTATGCCAAGGAACTACAGCCTTACAAGGGCATGGGGCTGTGCAGCGAATGCGGGAGGCTGGCTACCAGCCCAGACGGACGTGATGTCGTGGTGCCCGGTAAATGGCACGGGAAGTTCCCGAAGGAGAAAGCTACCGAAGAGCAGTTGAAACATGTAGGATATAAAAATCTAATAAGATGAATAAGATAAGAAAAGGAGAAGTTAAAATATATAAAGGAAAAGAATACATAGCTATCCCTGAGATAGAAGAAGAGAGTTGTACGGGATGTTGTTTTTACGACAAAGGGATTTGTTTAATAGATCATGCTGATGATCCTAATTGCCTTCATAGCGGCATGATCTGGGAACAAAAAGAAAATAGTATGAGCGATATCAAAGAAAAGGCTATCAAATTAGCAATAGAGGCCATGAGACCCATCCCAGTATACTCATCATCATGCTATAGCGTAAGTGATAACAGATCGCCGGAGGAAAAGCATGAGGAGGAGATGAGATTTTGTAGGGAGTTTAACGACCTCAGATGTGAGATGCTTATTGATATGGCTAAGAAAATAGAAGAGTATTTATTACAAGATATATAATATGAAGAAAATAATAGGGATAGATTTCGATGGGACATGCGTAGTAGACTCATTCCCTTATGTAGGAGACAATATCGGAGCCGCTAAAGTATTGAGAGAATTGGCTGATAAGAATCTTCTGATATTATATACGGTAAGAGATGGTAAATATCTACAGGATGCCGTAGACTGGTTTAGATACAATCATATTGATCTATATTCGGTAAACTACAATCCTGAGCCAGTATCATCATCACCAAAAGTGTATTGTGATTATTATATAGATGATAGGAATATCGGCACTCCACTTACGGATAAAGGATATGTTGATTGGAATAAGATGTTGGTATTATTAAGACAAAAGAACTTATTATAATTGTTATGAAAATAGAAGAGCTGAAGATGAGGAAGAAAAGATCGTATACGATACTATCTTGATGATCGGGGACGCTTCCGGAAAAGAAGGGCAGTTCTCCGACTCCGATAAGAAGACGGCGGGAAACTTCGGGTGTGAGTATATGGATGTGGATGATTTTGTGTATAAATATAATAACCGATAACGAAAATAAGAAGGATAGGATGATAATCGCCTATCCTTCTATTATTATGTAAATCCATTTTTGGATTACATTAATTATCAATGGTATAACTATTTATTTATACTCATCTTTCTTTCCTTGTTATCAAACATTCCACGCAAAATGCAGTTATCGTATATACAATTGTTGATCTTCCCTCAGTAGGGTTTTTACCATTTTGGGTAAAAACTTTATAATCAATATCTTTAGTGAACCTATTATCGCCAGTAAGCGCTCTAATAGCCTTGCCTTTATCAGAATAATCGCAGTGAGGGGCATCATATCGTGAACCGACCATATTTCTCAAAAACGCTCCTTTTTTTTCTTGACAATTCTTCCAGTTTAACAAATCCCTTTAATGTTATCATAACAGTCACGGCCTTAGCCTCCCAATATTCATCACCAGGATCAGATCCATATGTAACTAATCCAGAATTACGAGCGGACTGATATGCCTCTATCCTACCTCTCTCATTCCTAAAAACATATTTTAATTCCTGTAATAACGGATACATGTTCTTAATCCCGATATAATAGCCAAATTGCTCAAAATATTTTGATGATTCACGGATAAGGACACCTTCTCTTGGAATAGACCTTTTAAACATATCAATTACCGGTTCATTCTCCTTTATCGTATCTATAGCCGTATTTAATTCGGCTTGGACAATCTTCTTTTCCTCCTCGACCTTGTTCTTGGCTTCTAGTGCCAACATAGCTTCCTTCTCGGCCTTCACCTTGGCCTCATACTCATCAGCCCATGCCCTTGCGGCTTCCGCTGGATTGGAAAAGTCGGGAATACGCAAATGACTTACTTGATCATTATTCGACTTTTCCAACTTCTTTAATTCTTTTTCTTTCTCGATAAAATACCTTCTAGCTTTCTTCCCTTTATCATTATTCTCTACCATACATAGCTCTTTGGCCATATCCATCAATAGCAGGTAATCAGTCTTTGCAACTACCTGAGTATCAGACTCACCAAAATGGGGGAGTCTGTCATTCAGTAAGTTACCTAAATAATCATATTTTATCAATACAAAGTCCTGATTTTCAATAAAACCGTATTTTGATATACGATCTTTTATCCATGATGTAAAATCTCTTCTTATTTGAAGAAACGCATGAAGAAGCCTGGCGTCTACAACCTTATGATTATTATTATCTACTACCGGTATTAATGTATTTAAATCCATTTCGTTGGATTCGGACGTCAAAATTCCATTACCATTGTTCGTGGAATCATGAAAAAGATCTACATTTGTATTCATAAAATAATTACCTATTCCCATCCGTCCGGGATGGATAGATGGGAATACAAAAATAGCCAATCAAATTGTCTTAAACAATTGACCGGCTATTTTTTTTGTCATACCATATCAGTTATCTTCCCTGTCAAAATACCAATTAGCGTCCTCTCCGGACTCGTCCTTATTCCTACCACCTAGAAAGAATCCCATCGTCATGCCGTTGGTCATCAACCAGTAGTCGGATGTCTGCTTAATATCCCTAGCCGTCTTGATATTATACCATTGCTTACCAAACGAGAACTTCATGAGCTGCCTCCATAGTTTGCTCTCGCCCTTATATACGCCGGTCTGGACAGTAGCGAACGGATCCCAGTTTCGAGGATCGGTGAGGTCGCCTAACTTCCGGGCGGTGACCAGCGGATCCTGTAGCATGTCTATGGCGTTAAGCTCCATGAACGGGGATGTCTGGGAGGCGATCTCATTGATCGTCCTGAACCCGATGTAGGTAATGAACTGCCCGAACCAGCTATCCTCATTATCCTCCCTATATCCCATCAATGCCCGTCCTATGGCCATCATCGTAGCGAATACCGCCATATTGATAATCGATCTCTTGATATTGATCTGCTCGTAGGGGGTAAGCTTATCATACTCTTCCTTAAGCACGTCATATGCCTCTCCCATCCTGCCCTCGGACATCGATCCATAGACATTACCGGCCAGTCTCCATAACGTTCTCATATATCCTTCCTCAAACTGGTTGGTTTGGAAATTGAAACCGGCTTTCTTATACGCCCGCTGTACGGCCAATATAAACCATCCACGGTGAGGCAGCACCATATTAAGGATAGCGTTCCGGCTAGCCCCCACCCGGTTCTGCTCGTTCAAGGCGCCGTCACAGATCTGCACCATACTCCTTACCCTACTGGACAAGGTGGGTATATATCGGTCTATAATATCCTTGTTAGCCTCGTTCTTAGCCACGATCTTTCCGTCCTTGACATCTACCATGTTCCACATAGAATAATCCCTTAAACGCTCCCAATCGCGTTTAGCCTCGTTAGCGGACATATTCCTGTCCTTCATCATCATCTCCTTGAAATTGGAGTATGACCAGAACTGACCTTCGTATAGTCGGGTATCATCCATGACCGAGATAATGACCTGCGGATCCAACGGGGAGTTAAGAACCTCCATCATCTTAAACGGCAGGTCCCGGAATAAGGTTCTCCAGATCTTGTTATACGCCGCCGATCGTACACGGTTGCGGACATTGAATACGCCTAGAGCCTCTCCAACGACATATAATTTGTTGGTACGGTTTATATCCCCGATCTCCGACACGTACGTACTTAATTGCTTCTGAGCTTCCCCGTAGGCGTATTTCATGGAGTCCTTGCTTATATACTGCCCTACCATACCCTCCAAAAGGAAATTGGCCTGCCCGGTAAGGGCGCCGGTAGCCGCAACGAACGGGGAGAAGCCTAAGTTGGATTTGGATACGAATTTGGTAAACATAAGAGCCAGCTTATTAAGATCGACCTTATAATTACCTATATTCCATTCCGCCCGCTTATTATTTATCCTGACGTCATAGATACTGGCGTTAACCCAATCTTGGAACATCCTATAGGCATGCGTCGCCTCTGGGTTCTTACCGCCGTCGTATTGCGTCTCCAGCATCATGTTCCTATATCCCATGACATCATCCAAGGCCGCCCTCTTATACTTGTAAGCGGTAGCCTGCAAGGATAACATGGAATAGGAGTAGGCGAAGTCATGGGACACGTCGTTGGCGTTCTCCAACTTACTGAGATAGTATTTAGGGATCATACGATATTTGTTGTCGTTCTCATCAAGCCCTCCTAGGTCTTGTCCTTGACCGTGTATAGGATCATCCACCCTCTCGCCAACAATATCACGTACGGCGTTGCCGATGGCCGCCTTGGGATCGATACCGGCCTGCACCATCCTCTCCACGCCGCCCTTGGATATTTGTGGTATCTGGTAGATGTTCCTGAACCGCTCGTCATAATCCTCCATAGCCTTACGGCTTATGTTAAGCAATTCCTTCCTCATTTCCCACTTATCCTTATTGATCGTAGCTTCCTCCCCTTCGTTGGTAATACCGTATTTCTTGAAAAAAGCCTCGTTCTTGTACTTATCGAACCTAGGCGTATGATACCCATAACCCAGATCGGGATTATAATTAGGATTACGGAAAGAACTCTCGGCGTCGGCCTCATCAAGCCACTGGTTGTTGATCGTCAGGTCGATCATATTAATATCGAACCCGAAACGGGACACGCTTTCTTCTTTGGATATACCGCTTTCCATGGCGTCAAAAAAGTCCGAAACCTTATACGTGCCGTTATTTATCTTCCTGACAAAATCAGAATACCCTTTGGGAGAGTATTTTCTCATATAAGGATATAGTCGGGTTCTGGCGTACTCAATAAGTATACTATTAGCCTTACCCATAGCTATATCATTAGCCAGCTTATCACTGAAATCAGGACCGTATTTTTTTCTAAGGAACGTTGTCTCCACGGTCGTCCATGACGGGTTCTTCCTAGATAGCTTAGCGGCCATCCTATCCACCTGACTCCGGGAGCGGGCAGACATATGTTCCTTGGCGAATTTAATCTCATCCATACCCTTGTCGTATGCCATGGCATCCCTTAAAGCGTTACGGTAAGAATCCGTGACTCCACTCTCCACCGTATCAGGCATATCCATCTCAATAGTCTCAGCGGAAGCGGCGGCGTTAATAACGCTCTTAGCCTCAGCCAGACGATCATATAACTCGTTTATCTTTCTTAATGAGGCGGATCCACGTAACCTATCGAAATCATATTCCCCGTATCTCGTGCTATCCCGGTACTGGATAAGCAAGGGCCTTAGCTGGTCATTGATCTCGTTTATTGTCGCCATCGCCTCCTCTACCTTCTCTATCCTTGATGATGATACAGATTGCTCCGTGATCTTATCAACCAGATTCTCGTAATAATCACCCTCCTCGGATCCCCACATATCCTTGGAGAAGCCAAGATGACCGCCAGCTAGCAGGAACTCAAACGCCGCCTTACCGCCCTCGGACCGCTCTATCCCACGAAGTATCTCCTTGAACTCGGCGGAAGCCTTACGACCCTCGTTGGTATTCCCGAACTCCTCGGCCCACGCCTCGTCCCATGCCTTGATCTCCTCGGACATCATCAGAGCCTCGGATCCCTCTTCCTTTGGTGTCCCATCGGAATACCACTCGCTCTTGGCTATAGCCCTATCACGTAAAATATCCAGATAAGATCTCCAAGCTATAGGATCGGATTGAAACGCCTTCCAATCGACCTTCCCGTTCCTCACGAACTTATCCATAGCCACATACCGGCTCCTGCGGATACGGGTCATGAAATCGGACGTAGCTTGCGATACCCTACGACCCAGTCTTTCCTCGACCTTCTTATTGACTTTCTCGATCTTATCGTAATAAGCCTGCACCATAGGTTTCTCCCGGTTCTCATCCAACCACTTATTTATCGTATCCAGATACCGTTGCTGATCCTCGAACGTCATGTCCGAGATATCGAAATTCTGGATGGTAGGCTTGAATATATGATATACCTCCTTAGTGATAGGCTTATCCCCGTCATATCCTACTATGTCGTCACGGGTCTTCACCTTAAGGCCTCTATCGGATAGAAGAAGGTCGATAAGTTGTTTCTCGGTCTTACCCGTAACATTCTTAAGATCATATATATCGATAATAGCCTTAGCCTGCTCGGTCCTGTATAGTAAATCGTATTTGGCGAAATCACGGGACGAGTCAAGGTAATCCGAGTTCTTCCCATTTATCTTCTGTATAAGATCCTCATTATCCTTTATCCCCCATCCACGCTCTTTCATCATCCTAGTCATCTTATTGATATTGGATATACCCTCGGTATGGGCTTCATTATGGGCCTTGGCTAGACGTTGGCCTAACATACCTAAAATAGCGTTACCACTATGCTCCAGCGTACCAAAGAACCGGGACATGACATTGATATCCTTATGGATGTTATTTATCAACTTCTTTATCCCATTCCAATATCTTTCCGGGATATTAAACATCCTGAGCTGTCCATCCAGCCAGTCCTCATTACGATCACTTCGAAGAGCATTTATATCAGACATGGATGTCTCAGCCATACGTAATATATCATCCATATCCTCTACCATACCAACCTTATTGCTGCCATAATAATCAGCCGCCTGATTATTGACGAATCCACGAAGGTTCCTGATCAGAGGAACTATCTCCCCATATACGTTATCGATAACCTGTATCGTCTCATAATCCAATCCTTTTCCGCTCTTACGTAGGCTACTGGCGACAGTGACCAAATACTCCACCTCAGCCTTGGCGGTCGCTATGACGCTCTTGGTGGATAATAGGTTGTTATTCTTATTTAGCTCACCCCCGACTTGTCTTACCTTCTCGCCTATATCACGTAGAAGGGAGATGCTCTCACCGATCCTCTGGCTTTGGCTTGACCTCATCCTCTGCAATCTGGTATATAGTCTTTCCAATGACCTACCGTTCTTGATCAGCTTATTAGCCACATCAACATCCGATAATGAGTACATGAGATGGTCGCTATCCTTTAACAGAAGCACGTCAAATGCGCTTGGATCATCAGCTAACGCCGACTCCTTTATCCTGTCAAGTACCTTATTTAAATCCGATCTTTGGCTGGAGAAGAAATTACGTATAGCTCGTACCATCCTGCCAAACAAGGAGAGCTGGGCGTCCTCGGACGAGGTCAGATCCTCTACCGCCTGTTCCATGCCCGGCACGAACCGCTGGGCCAACGTCTTGCCTAGGATCTCCCGCTTCACCATCCGATCCAGTTCCTCCCCTTGGTACTCCTTCCCATACACCTCATAGTAACGACCAGCGAACTGATTCCATAACGACGTGCCGACAACAGAGTCCAGAACCTCGTCAATCTCCTGCTGGTTACGATAAGTATCGATCAAGAAGTGAGCCACCTCCTCATTAAGATCCTCTACCGTAGCTCCCTCAGCCAAGGCAATAACCCCATTAGCCATATCGGATAAGGCCCTAGCCGAAGGCTCGACACCATTACGCATCTTATACTTATCCATATACTCAGACATACCCATCACCCGGATACCTAACGTGGATAAGATGTTGGTGATATCAGTCCTGTTCTGGAGATCCTCCGCCTTCTCATTCTCAATAACCCTACGGACATTGCTTCCGTACAAAGCGTTATCCTCCATCATCAACGACAAGGCTAGCTCCATGAACCCGTCATACTTATTATTGAGTTCCTCAAACTTACCTTGCCTTAACATGCCCTTGATCTCCGATCTGCTTACCGTAACCTTCTCCCCTGATGTCGTGATAAGATCAAGATCGTTATTTACCTCCGTATCAAAACCGATGGAGCCTAATACGTTCATCTCAGAAGACATACTACCAAACCTATTCCTTAGCCTAGACAAGGCATCCATAGCGTTATAGATCTTAAGACCATCAGAATTGCCGGCCCCGGTAAGATAATACCTATCCCCTAGCCTTATACGCTCCCCGCTCAACAGACCTTTCTTGATAAGGTAATTGACAAACCCTCCACGGGTACTTATATTAGAATCTGAGCTGATGCCAAGGACCGGGATGAACGAATCACTGTTGTTAAGGGTTATGGAGGACAAGCCAAAGGAGATGTCAGCCGTACCGGACGGGACGTCGCTCTCCTCGACACTGCCGGCTAAGAACCCGACCTCTACCCGCCCGCCGGACGATCCTTTTATGGCGTTGGCGTAAGAGTTGTGTATCTTGCCGTCATCCGATTTAAAGAACAGGCGAGGTTCACCGGAATCATACACCAATCTTGAAGATGGAGGCGTATAATCTTCAATATCATTTAACGGCAAGGCATTGCCAGAAAATATGATCTCCCCATCTATATTTCCGCCTTTCACCCTAATATTAGGTCGTTGCCCGGTAAAAGCGCTTTCCACGGCCTTCCATAGCATACGGGCTGTTTCCTTAATATCTATATTCTCCCTGATAGCCCTTATATCATCCCATGACGCCTCTTTCAGTATCGTATCACCAATATTATCCTCGTTTATAGAATCCAAATCCACCTCCTGTACCGTGGATGTATCTACCACCGCCATATCATTGACCTCACCTACCTCTCCGGAAGTAAGATAAGCCACGACATTGTCGCTATTCCCAAGGCTTCTGGCCAACGCTGGGGCATCCATGTCGCTTATGGCGGACAGGACCTTGGCTGACATAAGTTGCCCCCACTCGCTAGCGTTAAGTCTGGCGCTTATAGATCTGGCGGCCTCCTTATTCCTTGGCACGGATTTCGTCCAGTTCCCGAACTTAGACCTAAACTTATCGTTATAAATAGTCATATAAGCTTCAGCGGCCTTATTAAGGTCACTTACGGCGGCTATACCCGCTATCTTATCGAACAAGGTGGATACCTCGCCGGAAGGGGTCAAGACACGGGTTATCTTACCCTCCTTATTCCTTTTAATTACGCAACTCGACATAACTTCATGTTTTTGACAAAGATAAACAAAAAGCCCCCACAAATAAGCGGAGGCTGATATTCTTATATTCCTTATAGAATTTATGACTTAATCCGTATTCTTGCTATTGATGAACTCACTAACGCAATCACCAGCGAAGCCGGCTATATACGCTGCGTGTTCATCCTCTCCAACCTTAAATCCAAGAGACATGTTGCAAAATTGGCATACGCTCATTGCTATATGGAATGACTCGTGACATATATTTCTCATTATTAAATCATCGTCGCTCGAAAAATTCCAAAGTATGGCAAATTTATCATCATCGTCCCTATCCCTTACCAAATTCACGAAAGACGCCTCCTTATCCATATCATCTTCATCTCCCCATTTCCCCTCGTGTTCAGGTTCCATATTCTCGAAACGATCACACAACGTCTTATAATCTAATCCAACCGTGATAATCAAATCCAACGGATATATCACGAAATCAAATTTCTTTTCTCTCATAATCCCTTTAATTTTTCTATAACCTCAAAACACATCTTACACTCAACTCTACGATACAACTGCCTTACGCCATCTATCGTAGTCCAATAACGATTCCCGTCACGATGGAAGAACTCACTCATGACCTTAGTGTCAGCCACATCATGTAGATCATATGAGTCAAAACATAACTTACATATATCGTCAAGATCAAAATAAGTAACCTTATTATACGACATACAACGGATTTGTCTCCCATCAGGAACCTGAACATCGAAAACATTTATCTTCTCCATATTAAAAAAACAGAGGGATGCCGATCCCATCACAGACCGGTATCCCTTATAATAAATTAGCGACGAAAAGCATGGTGATGGACATGCGCCACAAATGTAATTACAAAATTCGTAAAAACAAAATATCAAGGGCAATCACCCGTGCATTCGCATGGAGCATCGCTTTTCAAAACCCCATACACCCGATTGTCGCTAGTCAGCCATCGTTTGCCGTCACTCGTAATATAAGCCTGCCGGCATCCCTCCTGATTCACCGTGAGCGTCTTCTTAACACCTTTTGGAGTTGTTATCTCCAACTCAAGGGTACGGTCAAGGCCTTTATTCATCACCGAGCCAAAGGAAACAGGGGCGTTGCCGGTCCCGGACCCCGGGCTGACGGTCAGAGGCTGGTCCGTTACCTCGCCTACCCCATCCTTCCAATTAATATTCAAATCATTAGCCATATCTATATCATTTTTTGTTCTATTGCAAAGATAACAAAACAAATAAACCCCAACCGGATTTATCCAATTGGGGTTCGATACCATTATCTCCTAACTGTTATCGTCCCATCATCCTCAACACGGTTCTGGCGGCTGCTTGCGCCCAAGTCCAGCTGTCATTAGATGTTACGTTAACCGTCTGTTGAGTACCATTTACATCCAAGTTAATAGTCTCCTCGTCAAGCTCGATAGTAGAGTCTCCAGCGGCTTGCGTTACCGTCACGTTGGCTATCTGGCCACCAGCGGCAGTTACCTTCAATGTAGCTGTCAGTTCCTCGATCGTGACGTTGGCCGGTACGTCCGAGATCGTGATGCTCCAAACGAACTCGCCAGCGGCTCCGGGATCGTCGGCGATAACCGCTCCGTTAGCCGTAGTCTTTCCAGCCGCCGTGTAGTTATCCGGGAGTTGTAACGTAAGCCCGTTATCCTCAGCCGGCGTGACCGCGAACGTAAGCTTAGTACTGTTAGACTTACCGGTGATGGTAACATTACCACCTGTCTTTTGTACGGAAGCGTTAGGGCTGTCTGATCTTACCACCTCAGCAGCCGCTGCCTGATTAACTACCAACGCCTTCTTAGCCCCGCCGTTCGTGGTGACCGTAAGGTTGATAGTGCGTTGAAGACGACCGGTGTGTTTCTCACCGGAGAAATTAACCGCCTGATCTCCTGATCCTTGTACCGGGTCGACGGTTACGAAACCAAATTTTTGTGAAGCCATAATCTATTTATTTATAAATGTCATTTTATTATGCCAAAAATAACTTGTATCATATCACAAGCCAAATATAGGGGGGGGTAGATACGACTAGCCCTGTACAACCTCAACATACAACCCTACTAAGTCCTTTAAATTATGACTAAGAGGAGTTCCACTATCCCTTGTGCATTTATACACGTCAGCGTTCTGAATGTAATATTTATCCTTAAATATCTCCATAGGAGGGAAATAAGGGATAGGATCACCTATAGTCCCGGCATGCTCCTTGTCAACAACCTTATATAAGGAGGCCGTACTGAGTCCAGGCTCCCATTCTGACGATAACGTATGAGGCTGGATAACCTCGTAAAGGATATCCGTATCCTCCTTAACTACCCTAAGACAAAATCCGGTATCCACGGATAGCCCGAACTCCGCCCCTTCTTGTCCCCATATAGGGAATAGAACCTTAACATCCAGTTTCTCATTAGGGGATAAAGATATAGTCTTGTTATTAACCACCATTCTGGAGAATCTGACAGCCACTTTCTGAGGATCGGAGACATCTTTCTCCTTTGCCTGTTGCCGGACATAAGTCATGGTGATATTTACCTTATCTGGATAGCCGGACTGAGCGTCAATAGCCCTCACCTGCTCTACGGTAGTGGCTAAGCTTACTTCCCTCTGTTTGGCTCCTAACGCCGACATCAGGTCATTATCATACTTATCCATCATCCCGATCAAGATCTTGCCTTCCGTCATATCAAACTTCAGACCCATGATCGTTATCTTACCAGCTATAGCCCCATCAGCCAAAGCGTTACGCCTATCATATTCAGGGATATAGATATTTTGGTCATCCAAGAAAAACTCATGAAGATTATTATTCTCATAAGTCCTGATCTCCTCATACTTAGCCGATTTCTCCTCATTAAGAAGCCTTGAGTCATCCAATTTAGCCTCGATAATCTCCTTAACCGTAGCTTTAGGATTAGCCTCCTTGAACGCCAATTGCTCCTCCCCAAGCTCTATCCATGGGGCGGGATTCCCGTTAATGTAATCATCATAACTATAGCCCTTGGCGTAATTATCATCAAGCGGATCGTCCTGAACTAATTGATTGGGATATATTTCCCTGTTTATATATACGTAGCTCATATCTTATATCATTAATCTTGTTCTTTAACGGCGATACTATACTTACCTGAAGCGTAACACCAGATATTTATCTCGAAAGGCTTGTTAGCCGTAGTGGTTATAGAAGTACCACTCATGCTTACATAATCCCCGGAGTTGGGTATAGCCTGCGTGAAGGCCGCCGACGGGACGCACCTGATCATCAGCTCCTCCCCTATCTGCATCCCTGACTGCACGGATAGGGTGGTAGCGGCTGATAACGTAGCCGTGATACTTCTCTTGCTAATAGGCAGGTTAGCTAATGTCGTGACCGTATTAACCCCTATAAGCCTGTTCATGGTCTTCTTATCGGCGGCCGCCATCAAACCGTTAGTAGACTCATTGGCCACGGCATATGTCGTGTTAGGAGGTGTAGCCCAAGTGCCATCTCCACGCATGAAACTGGATGTACTGCCATTAAGCTGTCTCAACAAGCCGTTAGCTGTAGTAGAGGCCAATCCGTATGTGGTATTGGTAGGCACGACCCATGTTCCGTCACCACGAAGAAAAGATGCCTGCTTGCCAGCGGCTGGGGCCGGAACCAATCCCGCAGCACCGGAGGCGGAAGCCGTAGCCGCCTTCATATTGGCGTAGGTAGTATTCGTATCCTTATAATAGGGGACACCACCGACAATAGGACAAGCCGTATATCCAGAGGCGCTTGTCACGGTACTACCGTTCTTGACCAATCCTGTGGACCCGTTAGCTCCTACAACACCATACGTTGTATTAGTATCCGTCCAAGGCACGTTAACATACATCTTACCACTACTATCCAGCTCTACCGGATAATTCTTACCGTTCTCAGCATATCCGATCATCACCAATCCTAATGTTGTGGTATTGGCCTTGGCGTATGTGGTATTTGTCGGGACCACCCACGTGCCATCACCACGAAGGAAAGAGGTTTGCTTGCCGGCAGCCGGAGCGGGCACCAATCCCGCCGATCCTGCGGCTGAGGACGTCGCTCCGCCCATGTTGCTATATGTGGTGTTAGGAGGGGTTTGCCATGTTCCATCGCCACGAAGATACTTGGCTTGCGCTCCGGCGGCAGGTGCGGGAACCAAGCCGGCCTTTCCCGCCGCTGAGGCAGAAGCGGCTCCCATATTGGTGTATGTCGTGTTGGTATCCGTCCACGGAACATTCACATACATCTTACCGTTTCCGTCAAGAACTACCGGGTAATTCTTCCCGTTAGCCGAATACCCGATCTTAACAAGACCCAATTTATCGCTTGTAGCTTGGGTATAAGTCGTGTTATTATCAGTCCAAGGAACATTCACGTACATCTTACCATTAGCCAAAAGCACAGCGTAGTTCTTTCCATTAGAAGCATAGCCGATCTTAACCAATCCTAAGGTGTCGGCCGTGGCTTCATTATACGTTGTGTTATTATCCGTCCACGGAACGTTAACGTAAGCGTTGCCGGACGAATCCAGTTGCACCTTATAGTTCTTCCCAGAAGTCGTATATCCTACCTTAATACCGCCAAGAACGGTAGCGGAGGACGTGGGAGGGGTGAAGGTACTTGGTTTGCCCGTAACCCCGGACCAAGGCACGGAGGAAGCCTGACTGGCCGTGTAAGGCTCATACCCATCCTCACTATTTAATTTAGACTCGTCTTTTATCAGATACATCTTACCTGTAGACGTGACCTTTACCGTATCACCACTTTGAGCCGTAGCGGTGGTAAGGGCGAATCTAGCCGTATCGTCAGCTACCACGACCAATCTCTCCAAAGCCGCCTTAGGCAACCTATCTATGCTGATGGTTCCTGACGCTATCTTAGAGGCATCAAAATTAGCCAATGTCGTGGAGATAGTTACGTTGCTTCCGAAGTCCGATGAGACACTACCGGTAACAGCCCCGGACAGCGCTATGGTCCTAGCCGCCTGTAATTTCGTGGCGGTAGGGGCATTATCCGTCTTAAGGGCATATTTGGTAAGATCAATATCATTAGCCTTATCCAGAAGCTGCTCTATCTGCTCGCCATTGTATTTACCTTGAAAATCTGCCATATTACAATTATTTTTTTTTCAAATATAGATATATGTATCAACCCAAAGAAATCGAGGGGGGGATAGATGCGGGCAGGCGTTAGAAGCTGCCGTCCCCATGCAGGAATCCGCTACGGAATATAATAGCCTTGTCTTTAAGTTTTTGGACAGACTCCCATTCCCATTCACCCTCACAAGGCTTAATGACATACTTATTCCCCCATGTCTTGAACTTCCTCTCTATGACAAACATCTCAGGGTCTTTCAAGGCATGGAAGATACTTCCGACAGGGAAATACTTATCAGTTCTCAATATAACTCGATGATGTCTCTCGTCATATTCAGGATCGCCTACGATACGTGCCTTATAAAACTGGAAATCATTCAACGTCTGATCCACTGGCTCTATCCAATAATACCCCTTACCCATTGCAGTTTGTATTTAATTATCTATATTTGCGGTGTAGTAGTAATTCATAATGTTTTAAGTGATTTTCAACCAAAGGGAAAGGGTGTCCGTGAGGATATCCTTTTTTCATTCCCTCCCACCCTACCATGACAAAAAGATCTACCTCGAACAAATGTAATCATAATAAGGCTACGATCAAAAAGAAACCCTATCGGTATTCTATTGCCGACAGGGTTCTCCAACGTTGTATCAAACTAAATCATATCACTCCATTTGATTGTGTCACCGACGAAGCACCGCACCGCCAGATACCTTACGAACGCCGTCCCTTCCGGGGCGTCAGGGTCTTCCAGATAAGCCAAGACAGCCTTGACTATTTTCTGGTCGCAATCCAATACCTTAGGAAAGTAGTCGCTATAGAACATAGCGAACAGGTATTGGATATCTCCCCAAGTGGCGTTATCAGGTTTCTTAGCCCCGCATTTATCGAACATCTGCTTAGCGTCCTCCATCGTCCATCTTCTCTTGGACCCGTCGGCGTTAAGCATCTTGTCAGCGGCTTCCCTAGCCAGCTCCTTGGAAAAGTGATATCCATGGGTGTCTATATACCGCTTATAATCCGGGTCATCGGCGTCTGCTCCTCAGTAATAACGACTCCTGCGTCCCCTGCGCATATACGGTTCAGTACCTTCGTACTCGTCACGGATGCCACGCTCACCGAACCATCCCCTACGATACATCTCGTCCTCGCGTTCATGGAGTCTCTCACGCTTCTCAAGCTCACGCTCGTCACGTTCCAGTTCCCTCTCACGTCTTTCAAGATCACGCTCACGGCGTTCTAGCTCATCCATCCTACCGTCATGCTCCTTGCCATAATGGTCGTATATTCCACCACCATAACCCATGTAAGTCCCATCCGAACGTCTGCTACGTCCACGGCCGCCTCTACGATCGTAGATCTCGTCATTGTAGTCCTCTTCGTGACCGCCGCCTAAATCTATAACTCTCATCTTAACCTAATTTTTTAATTAACAACTCTTTTAGCTCATCGAAAGAGGATCCCATCCTATCGACTTTCTCCTCAAGATTCTTGATCTTCCGGTCTTGATCCTTAGTCTGCTTAAAAGCCGGATTGATTTCCTCAAGGATCGAATCACAAGCCTCTAGCGTCCTCCTATGCTTATCGATACTATCGAGAATATCGGAGCTGGTTCTCTTAGCGGCGTTAAGCTGGTTCATGATCGGATCGACCGAGCAGGCCAAAGTTATGTTATTGGACATAGCGACATCCCTGCTCTCCGGTACGACGTAGGTCATGGAAGACCCGTTTATCTCCACGGTAAGGTCTATCACCCTATCCTGTAGTTGCTGATATTGCCCCATCTGACCCATCTGGGGTTGCTGGAACCTAGGCTCGGACACGTTGACCACATTTCCCATCCTGAACACCGGAACATCGGACGTATCCAGCGTATACACTTGAAATCCTTTCTTTAAGTCTCTAAACATATCTCGATTTTTAAGCGGGAGGGAATACCCTCCCATTAGACATCCAATCTAACCTATTCCTCATCAACATCCGTTTCCGACGCTGATGCGGCGGTTGTAGGCACACAGCAATCCATGAGCCTCAATACACCCCTTACCTTGTTGAAATAAACAAGGCGTTCGGTGTTGTTAACCATAGCCGCTCCGGTCACAGCCACGTTGATCGGGTTCACCACAGCCACGCCGGTTACCGGGCAGCATGTGTCATCACCTACCGTGGATACGGTGCTGTTCGCTGGAATAGCTATCTGTACTGGCAATGTCTCGCCTGTTGTCGGAACCACCTGCCGGATTTTCAGCAGCAGAAGGCCCTCGCATGGCAAGGACAGCCATATCCTTGGGTTGATGCCGAAGATGGTGTTGGTAGTAGTCACTACCACGTTCTTCGTGACCAACTCATAAAGAGACCCTATTTTAGAAACACAAGCCATTTTTAAATATTTTTTACTGTGTTTATAATTATGAATAACTACATTCGCGTCTGGGATAGGCAGAGGTCGCGTCTTTGCTGATAAGGGTTTCTCTAAGTTCTCCCTTCCCATTCTCTTTAAAAACTTAGTCCACATTTTAAAAATTAGAGAAAATGACGAACGAAGAATTTATTAAGAACATCTCCTTTGAGGGAGAGGAATGGAGAGATATCAAGGACTTTGAAGGATTGTATATGATATCTTCTTGCGGAAGAATCCTATCATGCTCCAAAGAGGTTATGGGTGGAAATGGTTTAAGAAAAACCAAACCCAAATTATCCATACCAGGGGAATGTAGAGGATACTATCAAGCTAGATTATATAAAAACAATAAACAACACTGTCCATATATTCATAGACTTGTAGCTGAATCCTTTATACCAAATCCATCAAATTATAAATATGTAGACCATATAGATGGCAACTGTACAAACAACAATGTAGAAAACCTAAGATGGTGTACAGCCAACATGAATAGGCTAAATCCAATTACTCATGAAAAACATAGAAAATCAATGTCTAAAAGTAAAAGACTAAAAATAGTAAAAATAAAGCCTATAGTCCGCATAAACATAAATAACCCATCTGATGTTGAAGCCTATTTATCGTTAAATGACGCTATAAAAGACGGATTCAACAAATCAGGAATAAGTGAATGCTGCCATAAAAAGCGCTACAGTCACAGAGGGTATAAATGGTATTTCCTCGATGAATATCAAAACCTTATCAAAGAACTCGACATGTCTAGCCCAACTAAAAGGAAAGCTTAGACTGCTGCATTATTGTTGCAACATCCATTGTTACACCCACATCCGCAATTACCTCCATAAAACGCCTGACCCCATCCATAAGTCTGGTAAGGAGAGCATGAAGGATAAGCCGGCACAGGAGTAGGTCTCAACTGGCTGATTAAATTCTGAGTTTGTTGCTGAGTTAATGCTGATGCCTGATAAGCGGCTCTTTCATCACGCAAGGCGTCGATCGTATGCTGCATTTCCCTCATCTCCAATTGGCAGAACTTATCATTGATCATAACATTCTGTGCATCCAGTTTTGCGGATAAGATATTGAACTGACTCGTTGCTTGCTCACGATTGTTTGTCAATCCCTGATTAATAGTGTTCTGAAGCGTGTTAGTCTGATTCAATGTCTCAAGACGATTCTCATAACCTTGATTACTGATCATCTGCTGCGTAGCGCACGCGTTTTGGTTGATCAACGAACTCAAATTGCAGCAGCAGGAGCTAATCTGGTTACCGATCTCACATCCTTGTTGCTGTACGGCGTTAATAACGGCCTGAGAAGTCATACCTACCTGACCGGCCACCCTATCAATAGCGCCTTGTACGTTACAGATAGCGTTTTGTAATTGAGAGGTAGAACAGTTAAGGGCGTTAGAGATCTGGTCGATAGCGCTTCTGTTACCTTGGATAGCCTGCATTAGTAGCTCACGGCCATAGTCGTTGTTCAATTGAGCCGGAAGACCGTTAGCGCAACAATCATTTCCATTACCACCAAAACCATTTCCGAAACCACGTCCGCCCCATAACCAGAATAGGACGATGATCCACAACCACCAGCCGTTAGCCCCTCCGAACTGGTCTTGGTTGTTACGACCGTTCATCAACGCAGCGACTAAATTCGGATCCATCTTATTACCACCCAAAAGGCTGGTAAACATACCCGGAATCATAGATAATAAACCATTAGCGGCGCTACCGCTCCCGGAACCCATGCCGTCTAACAGCACGATTTTGTCTCCACTTGTACCCATGTCTATTTATTTTTGAATTAATAATAACCCCACCTGATGGCGGGCGTTACAAAGTCCAAAAATTAATAATCCTAGGATCGTGATATATGTCATCATCAAAGCACGTCATGTCATGCAATTGGTATTAATAAGAACCGATACAAGACAAAAAATCCGGAGCGTATCACTACGACCCGGATTCATCGCAAATCTATAAAATCCAATGTTTCAATGCTCGAAAGAAAACGTCTCACGACGTCAAAGAGAGATTAACTACACGAAAAATCTCGCATCAACTTATTTGTATTAGCAGTGTATTCATTAACTATCTTACTGGATGAAGGATTATCCTCTATCCTTGACAGGCGGTTATCGTCACTCCTTACCGTAACGTCACCCATCCTTCGTACCATGTTTTCTTGATATGATGATGGATCGGAGTATATAAGATCATCAACGAACCTGTATATCGCACCATCAACCGTCTCACCTACCTTCTCATATAAACCGGATTGGAATGACACGAAATCATCATACCTCCCACGAGCCAAGAACGAACCGTCCGATCTCGCCTCGACGCCGCCGTTGACCTCCCGGAGCAGGCCCGGATTCCTTTGGTACAGATACCTGTAAAACCCGACATCCATCATCCTATCCTGACCATCCAGATAGAAAAGGTTTCTCATGCTACTGTCACCGGACTCGATAGCCACGTCAAACAGAAGATCCCTTACCTGACCTTCCGGCAACGACATCTCCATGCTTTTTAACGTACCTCTGTCATGGTGGTTCAAAGATACATTATAAAATCCATTAAAATCAAGGAAACGTAAGACATTATTATATAAATCCGATTTTTTTAACCTTTCCTTGATCTGGATCTTCCTCAACGAGGTACAGGATTTGATAAAATCCCGATCCTTTCCCTGCCTAGCCTCGTATCTCCTGAACTCCCGATCGATATCGGCATCATCCATCTCAGGGGTAACTGGATGCTGGTATATCAATCTGGTAAGGATCATGTTCTCGGTATTCGAGGATGAGATGTTGGACATAACTAGCTTCTTTATGTTATCCTTAACCACGCCAATATCGGAACGGGAAGCCCCGGCGGGGACCACGCCAGCCGGCAAGTACGAGGGTCGCTCTATCCCGATATCGGCCAACATCTCATAGGCCTGATCGGTGTCGGTTATCGGAGCCGTGTTATGGTACGTATTCCTACCCATATACAACATGCTCCTATCATACATATCGGAAGGGGATGTATTCCCGGATCTTACATACACCATCCTATCCCCAGTAGAATAAGTATCCTGAACCTCGTATATCGGGTTCCCTTTTCCTGTTATCCTATCAAGATCGGAGATAAAGCTATCGTATACCGAATTGCCGGCCTGTATGGAAGACAACATGACGTCCAGCGACGCCATAAGATCACGGATATCCTCCGGTCTGGATATAATCATCTCATCGCTGATCGCCTCGCTTATATCCACACCCATGTCGGCAAGATCCATGGCTATGTCATGCAGACGTCCGGCAACGTCCTTGATGTCCTTAAAATCATCCATATCGATTATCTCCCCAACCTTATCCCTTAGACCCTTCATATCCTTAGGCATACTGATATACGGTGTGGTACTATTGAAGTACGAGTCGGTAATCGTATTTCCGTCCTGACTCCGAACCTCCATACGGGTCATATTACGATACGTGTCATACATCCGATCTGCGTAATCCTGATCCTCCTGATACCGGAGTGCCAAGGAAGGGTATGGGATGGAGGCGAAAGCCTGATCAAACTCCCGGCGGTCGCTGATACCGCCTACCGCCCTCATGATCGTATCCCTTACTTCTATTGGATTCAAAACCCTTCTCTTTCCTAACGAGTCATATGTATCCTCATATATCATATAATCATCACCAAGGCCTGACTCGGAGGACAGGAAATACATATCCTTCTCATTAAGATCCCCGTCAGACATAAAATCGACAATCCTCCTCATCATATCCCTTACCCGATCATACGCCGATCGGTTGGTCATGATATTATCAATCTCATCGGCGTCATACATCCCAGATCGCTCAAGATTGTACCTATTGAGGAATATATCACCGCCGGAAAGGAAGTTAGATACGATCATATCATTAAGATCATTGATATTATCAACGCCCAAGGAAGTAAGGGTGTTATTGATATCCTTAACCTCATCGGCCATGAAATTGCCGGCGAAATAGTTCTTTCGCTTGATAAATGACATAACATCATCATACCTAGGTTCCCCATTACTATCCAGATCATATTCTGATGGCATGGACATCCAATCGCCAAAGAAAGACACGAAGTCGGGGGAGTAGGCCGTACCCCAGACCGATAAGGCCTGCTTCTGGTCGCCAAGCACCTCCATCGCCCTTTGGTATAATCCGGATGGTTGGTTATTAGGGGCAAGGACATTATCTACCCTATCCTCCTTATTTTTTATTACATAACAAGATCGTCCCATTACTAAATCGTTTTGTTACAAAGATATGAAAATCCCGCCTACTCTCACGAGCGGACGGGATACTAAATAACAACATAATAACAAACCTTATGTTTACTCTGAAAAAGTACAAATCTTTTTGCCGATCCTCACGAACAGGCAAAAACTCAATCCTAAATTATAAAAAAATGGAGTTTATCGTTTAGCGAAAATATCTTTATCTGATCTACTCAGAACCCTGCCTTTCAATTCCAAGAACCTAGGCATCCATTCTTTAGATATCTTAGACACGATCCACTGAAATCCCTTAGGAGTCACATAGACAGTATTAGTGCCATAGAACTCGTCATCATTACGATATCTGTAACGAGCGTAACCACGATCTATCATCCTTTGGGAAAGCAACCACCTCTTACCGGTCTTAGCGAAGAACTTCTTATCCTCAAGCAATATACGAAGATTCTTCTCCGCTATATCATATCCATGAGCCTCTAGCTTTTCCCGAACCTCTCTGATCAACATATCTGTCTCTTGGGCTACTTCTGCTGTCTTAGCAAATTCAACCATAGGAGCCTGTTCTTTGATGATGTTATCAGATATCCTTTTAGCTTCTAATGCAAGCTTAGCTTCTTTTTCAGCCCTTTCTCTAGCTTCCACCTCATCAGCATACATCCGTAAAGCCTCCGAATAGCTAGATGGTATTTTATTTATCACTTTATGAAAAACATCCCTGTAAACATTAAATACAGATCTAACCTTTCTAGCTATAAAATACTCCATACAAGATATAGAAATCATATAAACATTTACAGGTCTTCCTACTGTCGTATTTTCGCCATTTGTGGCTAAAATCTCATAATCAATACCTTGCATAAACTGATCACTACTTACTAAAGCTCTAACAGCTTTCTCCTTAGCCGAATAAACCAATGGCCATACATCATCTAAATTAACAGGGAATTTATCACCAAGTTTACTTAGATTTAAAACCTTTTCAAAATACGATCTGATAGATAAGTCATCACTCAAAACAATATTACACATAATACAAAACAACAAGGGCCGTTGGCGTCCGTTATTCCACCAATAGCCCTCATCTATCGCCTACGCCTAGGCGAGTTAATATCTTCTTATGGCCCAATAACGGATGGACACCGCAAATATAAGACCTTATTTTGAAACTACAAACAAACAGGAGATATTTTTACAAAAAATGTAATCAGTTATATTTATCTATCATATAGACGAAATATAACTGTATCTATCCTCCATCATCATCACCACCTTCTTGATATCAGATAAAGTTAGTTTCTTTATCTCCATATTCCTACTATCCATCCTGACAAAAGAGTTCTTGAACTCCTGCTCGGTTATAGCATCCAACCTAAATAGATTGTATTTTATAAGCAACTGGCTTACGTCAAATATCAGGATATTAAGATCAATATCATCCTTCAACTCATCAAGAAGATCACGCATCATGGCTTTGATAGCATCAGTATCAAGTTCCAGCTTCTCGGCTTCCTTCATTAACTTCTTGATAATACCATTGTGCTCGATTATGATGTTAGCATTATCATCATCGGTAGGTAAAAGGATATCCATCGTACATTTTATACCAACCTTATCACTAAGCCTTTTGTTGAACTCAGTCATATAATCAAAAGCCTGATCCCTGCTTAATGAGTATGTATGATCAAGCAACTGCTTTTGTCTGACCTTGACAAAATAGTTACTGGTGTATAACATCATCAAGACCTTCACTCGCTGGATGCGTAGGTCTTGCATGATCTTCCGATGTAAAAAAGAATCTAGTTGCATAATATAAAGAGTCCCCACCGGGGCCATCACACACCCGACAGGGACCAACTTTTAAATATCTTACTCGTCAGGTGATGGACTGACGCCGCAAAGATAAGTCAAGATATTTTATTTAGCAAGGATTTTCCGCCTCATTTTCTCCGGATACTACGTTACCGTCGGAAACCAAAGACTTGTCCTCGGCAGCCTTCGCAGGCGAGGCGAACTCCGATGGCAGATCCGGCAGGTTAGGGAACGAGACTTCCGTCTCCTCCTTGGATACCTTGTTCTCCTTGATACTCATCCTAAACTTAGGAGCTATGAAAGGATCGTTGTTAAGATCGATGTTGATCGTAACGTCATTCATCAAAATATCCTCCTTAGTTCTGGAATCACCTATCCATCCTCTTACGTCAGCGGTCATAGGCATCCTGCTAGCCGCTTCCTTGACAGCTTTAAGCCGGTTCTTGATAACATCCACGTCTCCCGCCAGCGGAATCATATATGTCTTATTATCCAACCCTGATCTGGCTATAGCGTTATTAAGATCCATTATATCATCAATACTTACGCCTCCGCCTAGACCCTCCGTAATCCTATCAGCCATCGATCCGATCATGGATGAGAATGACGATATATCCTGATTTTTCAATCTTACGGGGTACAGGTAATTTCTTCCATTTCCTGTCTTTATAGCTACGACCGGGATACGTGAATCTTTATAGTCACCATACTTGTCCCTGACGATAGCCGTACAGAACGGGAATATATTATACTTAATATCATCCCTCATCGTAACCTCCCCATTCTCTATATATCCTACGCTCTCGACTTTACCAACCGTCTCGTTGGTAAAATCATTCTCGGATACCATCAACGTACCATTATCATCACTTACGCTAAAATTAGGTCTTCCCGGCAAAACACTGGTAACTGTACCTACGAACGGTATATCAATCTCGCCAGTAACAGATCCTATATTATCCCTATATAACTCAAAGGCCCTACTCCTTAAATCAGCGTTACTTCCTTTTAAATCCGGGTCATTGGCTTTCAGTACCGAGACGAAATTGCCGTCGCTATCCACGATCTTAATAACCATATTATCAACCAGCTCTCGGTAAGCCGACTTAGTCTCATCAGAATTAGGGTCAACGGCGTTAAGGCTATTGTATTTATCATACAATTCCTTGGTATATGGATCTGACATATCCATCTTAAACCTTACGATATTATCCTTACGGAGATTAGCTACGGCTTCCTGATTCACCGACTCGTTGTTAGATCCAAACGTATCACCCGTATAATAAGGGACAATAGATCCATCCTGCCCCTTGCGATACACCATGAACCAGATGGAGGTCGACAAGGCGGTTTGCCGCCCCAATATGACACCGGTAGCGTTCTCGAAAGCCTGAGCGTCATCCTCGCTAATCATCCATCTTGAGTGGTTATCTGACTCTATAACAGTAAATATGTCGGTTCCGTTGGTGAAATCCATCACCCTTCCATTATCAGTATCAGTGGCATCAGATCTTTTAAGCCCAAGACTGTCCATAAACCTGTCAAGTCTCATTCCGCCAACTTCATAATACATAACCACACCGATCTCTCTCTTCTGAGCCATCAACACCACCGGATTCTGGGCGGCGTTAACTTCCGTCCTGCCGGTGGATGTCCCGGGTTCGCTCTCTGTGAGGACATCACCCATAGGTATGGATTTATCGTAATCCTTGACAGCTATACTTCCGTTATCATACAACCTCATCCATTCCACGAATTGAAGAAGAGGCCCATCGGAATAATTATTGATAATATCAATAGCCTCATTAAGCTTATCCTGATCAATCTCATTGCCATTGTCAGCCTCATTCATAAGATCATTATAAGTCTTTATAGCTTCTTTGATCTGATCCTGATCAAGACCATTGATATTCATATCTACAATATCATCAACAGCGTCCTTGATATTATCATAAATATTATCATGGATCTTCAATCTATCTATTATCGATCTAGCCTTATCGATCCTTGAAATAGGATTATCCCCAAACCCGTTAACTAGACTATCGACACGAGGCTTGTTATTATCATATATCTGTCTCTCCCTAGGAGATAAGACATCCTCATTACCGTTCCATATCTTTATAGCTATATTATTGATTCTATCGTCAGAAGGATTTATGATATCCTCATCATCAGGAACCCTCTCGACTATATTACCTTCATCGGCCTTAATCTCGTTCTCCATAGATCTGGCTATCATATGATTATATGTCTTGAACATAAATGCCTCATCCTCCCCTATAAGACCATCTTGGTAAGCCTTGTCTATAGCTTGGTCGTTGGCGTAAAGATCATTGGCATCAGGATTATCAGTATTCCTGAAATCATACTTGCTATCATCCTCCTCATAAGTCTTACCCCATACGTTCGATAATATCTTCATGAACCCGCGCTCCTGCGCCCGGATGAATCTTCTGTCACGCATACGACGAAGAGACTCGTTTATATTCTTATAAGCCACAAGATTATGACGATACTCACTAAGCAATGCCATAGCCTCCTTATAATTATCAACCCCACGGATAGATACGACGTTCTCAAAATCAGCTATAGTATCATAAGCCGCCATAAGATCAGCGGCACTGATCCTTGAATCATTTCTATTTAAGAACAACTTAGATATATCAGCCTCTGAGTTAATTAACGTAGTTAATTTCCTCTCCAATGCGATCCTATCCTCTGTTAATTTAAGAAGCCTATCATTCTCCTTGACCAACTTAGCCTTATCAGATTCAAGAGCGTCCTTCGACGCGACACTTTGTTGAAGCCTCAAGATATTCTTCTCCATCCTCTGTATATCATCCGTAAGCTTCCTGAGTTCTTCAAGATCCCTGCTCGAATCAGGATTAAGACGAGAATATATATCAAGAGCGGGGCCTATATCCGTATTGTATATCCTTCTTAACTGATTGGCAATATCGTTCAAATTATCCTTCGCCTCAAGGCCATTATAAGCCATATTGGAGATATAGGCGTTAAACGACCTATTGGATATACCATCGGTAAGGGAGTCGGCGAATCTGTTGGCCATAATGAAATTATCCACCTTCTTATTAAACTCGTTGACAAGATCGGCTTTATACTCATTGACCTGCTCATCCGTCATATTCATATCGGACGCTATATCACTATTAGGTATAGATTCGACTACCGTCCTGAAATTCTCCTTGGTATCATCCAACATCCCCATCTCCGAATCATAACGGAGACGATTGAATACGGCGTCACTAAAATCCTTGTTTATGATCCTACCATCACTCTCGTACGATGTGTCTACGCCAGATAATTGAGCGTTAAGAGCCATACTGCCACGAATAGCACGGACAGCAGCCTCGGTCAAGGCGCCGGCATTGGCGTTGTAGGCCTCCACCATCCCCTCGTTCCGGGACATGTCTTGGCTCCATTCCTTTATACCTCCAAAGGTCTTTCCACCCATAACCGATCCGATAATCATACCGATGCCGATCTCCTTCCAGCCTTGACTAGACCCGTATGTTTCCTTGAACCCGTTCTTTATAGCCTCCATATAACCTATGTTCTGACGGATAGCCATAGGATTGTATCTTGATTCTACCCAATCCTCGGCGGACTTGCTAGCCACTCCCTGAAGACCTTCCTCATAAAGACCTTCTAACACTGGGCGCTTGATAATATTGAACGTATTCCCGGCTATTTTCTGCCATTTCTTTGGCGTTATGGTTCTTAACATACCGTTATCCATCCTCTCAGCCCCTACGCCAAATATATTACGTTTTATAAACTTATCCACGCCAAGACCCATGCCGAACATATCACCGAACATAGCTATATTGGATAATGACAATATGCCGACGTTGGCGGCGAATACAGCATTAGCGGCATTGGCATTGTCAGCCCTGAACTTCATAAGCTCCTCATATGGGACTTCCCTCCCATAAGCGTTACGATAAGATTGCATGAAGTTCTCCTCGGCCTCCATCAACATACTTCTGGCTTCCACTGAAGCTTCCCATGAGGTAGATGTGCCAAGGAAAGCGAGGGTGTCCAGTCCCTTGCCTATCCTCCGTCCCGTACGGGCGGCCCTAAGGTAGACGCCGAACGCTTTCTTGGTATACGAAGCCGCTTTGCCTATCCTAGCCAAAGCCACGCCCACCCTAGCTCCCGTACGAGCTAAGTTTATCAATCCAGCGCCGGAATATACGGCTGACGATAACATGGCTCCAGCGGTAAAAGCAAGACCGGATAAAAAATCGTTAGACCAGAAATTAGCCGTGGTCATGCTTTGAAGGAAATTCATATCCCGCTCCTCACGATTGTAATAATGAGCAAGACCGTAATCCATCTTCTTGTCCTGATCATCCAACCATCTCGTGAAATCGTTATCAAAAACAGCGTTAAAATTACCTCTGGATACACCGGCGTAAATACCATAAAAAGGCTGGATAACGCCGCCTAATCCGTATAGGGCAGTCTTACCTACAAATTTTCCCAAACCTCTCATCCATTTTTCAGTCCTACCTTGACTCCTAGATAAACGTGTGTCATTATCTACACCAGGGATATAAGACTCGTATTTAGGTATCCAAGTACCGCTACTAAGTCGATACCTTGAATCCTCCAACGATATCTCCGGACCAGTAAGATTAAACCTGCCCTTATAGCTTTGATCAGAAGCCATATATCCTAATGGGGACATATGTTTCATATCATCATAATAATTTGTCTTAACAGTATTCTTGATCCTCTCCGACAATGACGGTATCTGGGACTTTGATCTCTCGGAAGCGGAATACGGATCCAATACCGGAGGCAGGTCACGATCCGGTATATCATAGGGATCCGTACCAATAGCCTTTATATTATCTACGTTTATGGTAGGATATCTGTACTTCTCGGCAAGATCCTTTCCGTTAGAGGTATTATTATAGATTTCCATTGTTTCCATTATTTCCACTATTTCCGTTATTCCTGTTTCTTATCTCCTGATCAATCATATCAGTTATGGGCGAGATGAAGCTCTCGAAATCATCAGTAGTAGATCTTCCCTCGCTCCTCCAATACACCTCATTCCCCTTGCTAAGTATCTGTTGCCATGCCATGACCAAATAATACTGCGGGCAGAAGTCGATCTTCCTTGCTACCTCATCAGCATAGTTAACGCCATCCAGATCAATTGAATACAACGGGGTATTACCCTCTCTAGCCCCTCCTTTGCTATATATATCAACATTTATCCCAGAAGAACCATTATTATACTTATATCCGGAAGCCCTTAACTCGTACATAGAAGCGTTATCGAACAACACGTCAGTAGCGATCATCATCTGATTCTTCCTGATATTACCGTCATTTATATTCGTAAACATATCTATATAAGGCATTGTCATATCCTTAGCTCCGCTGGCATAAGCCACAGGAGCTACCTGCAATGCCTCGGCCATCTTCCCATAAGCGTTATCGCTTGAATTGGCAAACGATATAGATACAACACCAGAGTCGTAGGTCTCGGATGGGATACTTACATCCTCCTTATAAAAAGTAAGGTCATTGGCGGCTAGATCTGCCTCACTTACCTCAACAACAGATCTTCCATCACCTCCATTATTACCAATGATCTGATAATTGCCATCACCTATAGGAGATATAGTAAACGTTATCTTCTTATTGGCATTATCCTCATTCTTGGGGATAAAACCACCACCACGAGTGAATAGATCACTAATCTTTATATAATCATACTCAGCTTTGCTTTTAGACGGATAATCACCAGAGAAGATATACTCACGCTCAGCGTACTCATGACGATATTGTCTTAGATAATCCTCACCGGCACGTTTAGCGTCGCTAGCAAGTCTTCCTAAATCGCCACGGCTCCATTTATGCCTAAATACATCCCCATTCTCTTTATTTATCTCATCATATATAGCTGTAGCAACAACGGCATTCCTCTCGTTATAATTACTCAACCCTTCACTTAGATTCTTTTTAAATAAATTAGATGTAGAAAAATGACCAGCCCCCATATTAGCTAATAACTGTATATCATCCAATGTTAAGGAGGTTCCCATAAGATCATTTATTCTTCCTAGGACTACTGACGCTTCTCCAGAATTAACACTTCCAAGACCCACACTTTTATATAATACTGGATGCATAGGGTCATTACACATCTTAATAAATTCTACACTATTACTAAGGATAGAGCTATATGCGGATAATTTGGCCCAATCTTTTAACGATATATCTTTTATGGCTTCATTAGAAAAAGCCAAATGCCCTCCTTCTACAATATCTCCAAGATCAAACGTCCCATATCCATAACTAATATCAATTCCAGATCCAGTAATAGATCTAGCTTCTCTCTCGACTATAGCATCAACTCCATCCAAGACAGCGTCCTCAGCCTTATTGAATCCCTCATTGATCCTATTATACTTATTCCTTTGGTTGTTTAACTCAAGAAGCTTCATATAGCTGTCCTTGCCATTGTAATCAAGAAGCGTATTCGTAGACCCGCCATTAGCCTTGAAATAAGTCATGATGACTTGATCATCACTCATATTCTTGACAACATTACTATTCTCAGGATCGGACGCCCATGCGCTAATTTTTCTCTTGGCGTCATCTGATAGTGATTTAGCAAAGCTATTCATACCAGCATTAACAGCCTTCTCATTAGCCGTAAATCCGTTCATGAACTCATCACTTATATTCACGTCATCAAGATTATTGCTCTTCGTAACCACCGTAGGCCCAACAGTATTATTACCACCACCATCACCACCGGATTCACCCGATTTACTGGCTTTCATTAAAGCGGCTTTCTCCATAGCCAGATTATGCCTCTTTGTCTCGTTAAACCTAGCTCTTTCCATCATCTGTTGGTTAGCCTTAAAGTAATACTCATCTACGCCCAGCGTCTCATATGAGTTATTATAAGACCATCTCAGCCCGACGCCACGAAGGAACTGCTGTCGTACCATGAACATGCCGGCTCGCTCCGGGCTGTAGTTGCTACCGATAACGCCCTCGGCATCCTCCACGAAATCATTTCTCTGCTTGATAATATCCGCCAGCTCCGACTCCAACTTAGCCCTCTTGGCCTTGTCATTGCCAACGCCCTTTAGCTTGGCTCGTATGGATTCTTCCTTGACACTGAAATCATCAATATACCCTTTAAGGAAATCTGAGGTGCTTTGAACATTAAATAAGTCAGGATTCGTTCTAGCCATATATCTTCCCTCTAACTGCATCTGGGTCTTACCGTTCTCAGATATGGAAGCCATAGCTATACCCCTGGCCTGAGCGTAGCTCATTTCATCTATGTACATCTCACGCATCTCCCCCGTCCTGTTACCATTGGCGTCAACTACCGGCACATTGACTTTCTTCCCCTTGTTAAGGGAGATGAAATTCTTCATCTTCTCATCAATCTCAGCGTGATAATCCGTATAAGGGGTATAATGTATAGGATTAAGACGTGTCCCTACCTGACCGTCATTCATCCAAGCCACGGCATCGGCGAAAGCCTCAGTCTCGTTTATAGGACTATACATCTTAGGATTATTCAATTTCATATCCTCCATCTTCTCACTAAACGACCGGATCTCCCTAGTGCCGGCAATGGCATTCAACACACGGGTATCCAGAGCCTCTCCAAGACGAGCCTGTATACTTCTGGCTATACCATCAGAAGCCAGATTAGATTTACGATACACGTTATTCACGTCCTGTATCAATCCATTTAACCTATTCTGAAGATATTCCCTATCCTGAGGTTTTATAATGTCAGAATTGATAATATAATCAGCATACTCGTTTATAGCCTGCCGATTGGTATCTATCTTCTGCTGCATGTATCCCATACCCTGCATCATGACATCCATGTTGTAGGGTGATACGTACTTGCCGTAATTCCTTAATATACTATATTGTGAAGCCATCCTTTATCCTTTCTTGCCTTTAGTTACTTCCTGAGCGGGATATAATCTCCTATAACTCAATATATCCCCTTGAGGATCAGCGATCAGCTGCCCATTAGGACCGATCTTTACATCCCCGAATATAGATCTTAATGTATTCATGGTCGTAGCCGTATTCCACTTCTGCTGAATCTCATCATTGACGCTATCGAAATACCTAGCCCAGTTCTCGTCATTTATAGCCAATCCCTGCAATATCCGTTGTTGATAAGCTTGACGTTGGGCTATGTTCTTGTCGTAAGTATTCGCCCATGATTGAGAATTGACATTATCAGCCCAAGTCCTTTGAGCCACATTTCCTTGTTCTACCTCATTTATATACTTACCTATATTGGAACTCATGATAGCCTGTAAATTGGAAGATAAAGCCCCTCTCTGGGAATCCGGGACATTACCCATCTGATCCAATTGTGATTGGAAAGCACGATTAGCCTCAACCATATACTGATCAGCCGATCTCAACACCGGATCCACGGTAGGAGCGTAATGCCTTTCCAGACCTTCCGTTGTCACGGCTCCCGGGGTCATCCTAAATACCTCGGGGAAGTCAAGACCGCCACCCACTATATTCCTGCCTCCATTGCCGCTGTTCGACTTACCGGCATTTGTATTGGTTTTAGGAAGTGTATTAGAATCAATCAGCTCAGGCATATCCAGCTTAACATCAGGATTCTCCACATCACCTATATCCATAGGACCGGGAGCCACCTTATGAGGGTCAAGTATAAAATCAAGACCTTCCATTCCTTTCATGGATCTCAATGCCTGCATCTTAAGCATATCCTCCCCAAGTATCTTATTAACGACATCCTTGTTCTTGTCAGAGAATAGTTGGCTAAAATGGGTGATACCGGCATCATTAAGAGCCTTATGTTGTTCCTCTGTAACGACATCCAAACCGATCATAGGACGAGATGTGGTAAACAAGCCTAATTTATTATCTCTCATCCTATCATGATATGCGGCTTTCTTGTCTTCCGGGTAATTACCTTGACTATCCTCACCACCAAAGGAAACGAGCGTCGTGTAATCCCGAAGCGCCTCGGCGTTGGCGATGATCGGGTTCTCTGCCGTAGCCAAGCCCATCCAGCTACTTGTCTGACCGTAGATAGCGTCTTGCAATGCCCTAGCCCTAGCGCCCTCTGAAGCTCCCATATAAGCATCGTAAGCGACCGGATTGAATGTCTTATAATAATTCAACCTCTCATCCGTATTAATGCCTCCATAAGAGCCATCGGCCCCTTGGCGCTGATAACCGAAATAGTTAGGATCATTGTTGAACCTATTCTCGATCGGACGGAAAGTTAATTTACGACCGAACAAAGACGTGCCTCCTATCTCCATCTTTTGACGAATACCAGCCACTTTATTAAGCAACTCTTTCTTAGCCTCGGCTATATCCTCCTCCGTAAGACCGTATTCTTTCATGGATCTGGATATGATGTTATCTATCTCACCACCCTTGGCGAAATACGTATCCTCATCCTTCTTCATCTTCCGGTCTTCCTGTTCCTTGTATATAACATTAGCGAAATCCGTAAATCTTCCCTCTAAGCCATTAACGGTATCGTTACTATCATTTATAGCCTTAGATAATATGGAGGCATTTAAACGCCTTGTATTCTCGTCATCTATCTTATCGTTTTTCTTCAGCTTCTCCAGCGCCTTTTTCTGATCATCGTAAGCCGATTTAAGACCGATCTTAGCCTTATACCTATCCATTAACGTGGCGTACGTATCCTTTGGTGTAGCCTTAATACCATACGTATCCCTAATGTATTTAGCGAAATCCGACTCTATGGTGGTATCATCGGTGATAACCTTCGTACCTTCCTCCAAGAAAACGGGGGTTCCACCATCGGCGTGCTTCTGCCCCATAGCCTCCATCGGCGCCTCCCCGGGCTGCGTCACGTACTCACCTTTCTCGATCTCCACATTGGCTTGATCTTCCATTGACTTAGGTAACGGATACAGGTACTCACCGGTAAGGTTTCCGCTATCGAACCTATTATTAGGCCCTAGATAAACACCCCCACCATCCTTGTACTGCATCTGGGATTGCCTTCTTTGTCTGGCCTCACGCTCCTGAGCCAACCTGATATTAGTACGAGTACCTTTCTCTGACGCTATCCCAGAAACCACGTTACGAGCCAATCCCATGATACCACTAATTCCTGAGGCTATGGTGGTTATCGTATTAGCTGTTTTAGCCCCAGTGGATAAATCTCCATATCCCTCACTTCTCATACGCCCTATACCACGACCCATCTGAGTGAATCTAGACCCTATATCATCAGCGCCATAGTAAGGGATGGTGGTAAAATCAAAAACATCCGTCTCGCCTGAACCGGTCTTAGACTTATCAACATCATTAACAGTCACATTATTAAATGTAATAGCATTGTCCTGATAATTCTCAGCTATACGTTGCAAACTACCCTTGAAACTAGCCGGAAACATATCCTTCTGATCAAAAGCGGTATCATATTTATTCCTCAACCGGTCAGGCGTATCCATAGAATATATTCCTAACGGATTGACCGATGCGGGTAATCCTTGGTTGGTATTTACCAAAGGTTCTATACCTAACCCCTGTATACCATCCATATTGCCAAGCATATATGAACCGACTTCACCGGCTTCTTGATATTTAGGTATCTTCCTCTTGATTACATATTTGCCCATATCAAATTAATTTCGTTCTGACACAAAGATAATTTAAAAAAACAGAGACTCATCATTTTACAATGACGAGTCTCTTTAATACTAATCCTTTAAAGACATAACAGGATTGCCCCATTTCTTTTTCCACTCATGACCAAGATAATCTATAAGTTTATCATAAGTATCTATAAAACCACCATCTATAACCCCGGTGATAACATTCTCTACAGCTACTATGTCGTTTAACTGATTCTTTGTAGCCGTATTCCTTATCCCACTCTCATGCTTGTTAAAGACGATAAAATTAATAGCCTTAGCTACCCTTGATATCTTATCAGACAACTGACCCTTGTCACTAACCAACCTGGCGACGGCCGAACTCATCTTGATATAAGCCTCGCCAGCGGCATTCCTGTCCTCTATGAATCCATCATGCAACCATATTATCACCTTGGCGTATATCTCTGGATCCAATTCCAATGCTACCATAACAAAAAAATACGGATTTACATACCATTTCTGACCCTCCCCCTTTCCTCTTCGGTAAGCCATTCCGTATTTCTTGAGATCGGTTATCTTATTGATTTTCAATTCATGGTTTTGTACCGTAAGATTTCTTACATTACATATATCATTAATACTCAGCTCCCTAACAAGAGCTTTCATCTTTTCCTGAAATCCATTAGTAGCAAACAAATGATCAAGCCTTCTAGACTCCAACCCCATAGATTTACGTTTTTCATTCAAGGCTTCCATAACTTCCGTTATGCATACAAAACCCGTCCTTGGACATAACAGAAATGTTCCTACCTAATAATTCCCTACTCTCTGATGATAAAATCAAATTACTTTTCATACCTTTACCAAAAGTTTTAAATTAATAAATGCGCCTATCCGCTCGTGATGAGTAGGTAGGCGCACAAATATAAGCAATACTAATATTATTACAAAATATAATAGCTTATATTATAGATAATAAAATCTTGAAATTTTACATATCTCAAATAATTACAAGATGCTAGATCCTTTTCACAAATAACGAACCTATCGCTTTCACCAAGTCATAGAAGCCAGCAGCGCTAAGCCCGACAGCCACCCCATACAACAGAGCTTCCCACCATTCACTCCCTACTAACAACGGGGATACCTGAAGAACCCAAGCCAGGATACATACCAGCATGCCGATAACTACAGCCGATAGGATCTTAGCCCACTTATGGGTGTCGATATACGGAACCACCTTAGCTAGCTGAGTGGCTGACATCGTGACGAAAGCCATGATTCCGGTAAAGGTAGTCAGATCAATAGTAATAGGCCCTTCTGATGGGATTACCTCTTGCGCCATCAAAGCGAATGGCGTCAATAACATAGTAAATAAAAACAACAACCTTTTCATACTAAAATATTTTTAAAAACAGACAAATATAACGAATTAGTCCAATATATCATTAGCTAACCCTCCTAAAGTCACGACAGGATTAGCTATATCAAGAATATCATCCAATCTATTTCCGATCCTACCCATCACGTTCGTATTTCTTAATATATCCATACCACCTATCAATTCAGCGGCCGCACCCGCCACCCCTAGTATATTCCAAAAATTATCATCATCCGGGCTTAGTGCCATCTGAGAAGAATCAACACCTATTCCTGATACACCAGATATTTTTTGGACAGAATTACTATGGGCTATATTATTCAATAACGGATACAATCTAGCGCCTGATCTCTCTATTAACCTCAAGAATCCAGGAGATGCTGTGGCTATATCACCTATTGTAAGTAAAGTATCAGCCATAAGCTTATAAGGATAAAACCTCTCCTTCCTTTTTATCTCACCCTCTTCTGACCCCTTTTTAACAGATTCTCCAAACGTGTCGTACATGGCTGTATCAAAAACTATTCAAGAGATCAACATCCTTGTTTCCGCCTCCTCTTATATTATCACTCAATTTAAATATAGGAAGATTATTCATCCTCCTGAACTGATCCTCATCTATAAGACCCTGTTGAAAAGCAGATCTTGACGCATTTAGAATCTTATGCCTTTCCTTGCTTAATGCTCTTATCGCCTCTTGCTTGTCCACGATGCGTTTTCGTTGATCCTTATCATAAAACCATTTATCATCCCCAATAGGACCTCCTTCGGATTTTATTGACGACATTCCTTTTATATTCAGCATCAACCCCGGTATCATATTAAGCACCAACTGTCTTTTCGCCTGTTCCTTACGCATACGCTCAGCCTCCGCTATCTGCGCCTCTGATTGAGGATCATTCTTAATATTATTAGCGATGTCCTCTATAGCTTTCTTGTTAGCGCCGGATTGAGCTAGCATCTTATATAACAGGTCTTGGCCTTCCTTCTCCCACCAAATATCCATAGATGGGCGAGAAGCCAAAGAAGGATCGGCAGGGGCTACCGTCTCAGGGATAGGCTGCTGACCTCCGTCCCCCGTGCCCGAATCCCGCTGTCCGAACTCGTATCTCATTGGCTCGTTCTCCGGGACACCGTATCTGTTGGAGAACATATCGGCGAACTCAAATCTCTTCTCATTTCTTAAGGTCGATCCAAGAGGCCTACCGTATCCTTGATTCCATGCCACGGTAGCGTCCTTGTAGTTGACGGCGTTATCGAAATCGGATTTAGAATACATATAATAGTTATACTCATTCCCCTGAGCGTCCTTGTCAAAGAACTTGCCTTGATTGATGTAATTCCAACCTAACCCCGGAACCTTGCCTTGATACTCATCCACGAGATAATCCAGTTGTTGGGTTAATGTCGGTTTCCTACCATACCTACGCTGCAACTCTTTCTTCCTAGGTCCAAGCCATTGCTGGATTCCAAAGTCACCGGCGGCGCCTAGAGCTTCGGTGTCCCCTCCGGACTCGGCGGCGATGTTAGACAGGATGCCGATAGCTTGCGTTTGTGGTATACCCTTCTTTTCTGTCAGATAGTCCCATATCTCATCATATACAGCCATTTTGCTATTTTCTGATCTACGAGGATCAATCACATACTTTCCAGAACCATAATCGCTTCCTGTATTTATACGACCTCCTTCAGCCTTGTCCTCCAACTTATTCTTAGACATAATAGCGTTACGAATAAGAGCATCCCTACCACTCTCTGGATCAGGATTATAATCCTTGAAAGAGCCTCTCTCCTCAAACTTATCACCTATAGCATCTAATACCTTGGTAGCTATATTAATCGGGAACTCTTGATCATTACTATAAAAATCATATACATCGTAAACGCCTAACCTTCCATCCGGACGTCTATAAATTGTAAAATTACCAAACCCTGATAACGGGGTAAGCTCACCAGCAGCTTCGGGATAAAAATCGTACTCAGAAAAAACCGTAGGCTTTCCGGATCTTACAGAATTACGATTCTTCTCAAAGATATCTACCCATTCTCTAGACTTTTTCAAAAACTCCAGCCTACCATAAGCATCATCTGTAACCGGCTTATCGGAACCATATATTTCTCGCTCCGTATCACGAATCTTCTTATCTAACCTATTTATCTCATCCTTAGTGTCACGATTAAACATCCTCTCGATATCAGCAATAATATTATCGGGGATTCTTATTTCCTTGCTATTTCCGTCAAGACTATTAGGTTGGGATAAGAATCTACCCCATAGCTGTTCACTATATTCATCAACATTAGCTTTGCCATTTCTTCCGTATATAAATTCCTTAACCTTATCAGGAAGACTAGCATTTGAGGCTACCACATCAGGTGTTACATTCTCATACAACCTCCTTCTTATGGCGTTACCTATGATGTCTTTTAAATACGAAGCTCTATCAGATACATCTTGTCTTACATACATAGGATCATTACCAGTAGGACCTCCTTCTGCTTTCCGCTCAATTTTCTCTCCCCATAGCCCATATTTATCCCTAGGCCATATGCCGTCTATGGCATCCACATAACCAACGGGATGCTCCCCGTCCATGCGCCGGTCCCGTCGCTCGTCCGCTGGGTACAGGGCGTTGGCCAACGGCTGCGTGATATGACCCAACCCCTTATCCTTGGAACTCGACATAGCATCCACCACAGTCCGATATACAGGTCTTAATTTCTCATGTAAATATAGCCCCGCCTCATCAACCAACTCGCCGATCTTCTTATTTATACCCCTGATACTGAAATTATAATTACCCATGCCATTATTCAACGGGGACAACGCACCTCTTATCCCATTCATGCCTTTAACTGCGGCTCCTCCGCTAAGGATATCAAACTCCGGGGACACGTTTCTCAAAGGACTATCATCCATACCTCTGAAATACATAGGACGCTCGCCATTGACAACCCGGTCAAGATCCTCCTTATATAAATCCTTTATCCACGATGGGATTTCCTCCGGTTTATTCTTCTTAGACATATATTACGTTTTTCACAAAGATAACCATAATATCATAAGCCTAAAAACACGAAACGGGTACATGATTTATTATGTGCCCGTTTATATGCTAATGCATGTGATACGCAGCCAAGGCTCCTTTAGCTTTCTCCTTGGACTTGTACTTAGCTGGCCACAACTTACCTGTCTTGTTACTGACCACTCGCCAATCACTCCCTACTTTCTTGATACATCCTGATTTCGGGCATTTCCCCTTCTTTTTACTGCTAGTTTTTCCTGCTGCCATAACATTAAATATTTAACGACTTATTTTTATTAATCTAATCCATCATGATATTACATACCCCTTAGCCTCTACCATAGATACCTCTTCCGTAGTCATCAAGGCTTTAGACGCAGCGTCCAAAATTATGTTCATAGGATCATATCCAGATGATGCCCTATCAAATGATCTAGTATAAATACAATCCCATAATGATTCCTTGGTTATATTCGGTACACCTGAAAAATCAATCTCCCTCAAAACGTCAGCCATGCCCATATTATCAAGAGTTACATTCGTTAACTTATTACTCTTTGCGTATTTATTACCTAACATAGCGGATACCGAACGAGCCTTGCTTAAATCGATATATTCTACAACCTCCAAATTGAGACTGCTATGACACATTTGATCCAAAACGGAATATTGTTTTGTTATAGGGGGTAGCCTCGTGAGATTCTTACAATTATAAAACATGTTATTGATATTATCTATCCTACGATATATGTTTAAATAATCCATTATCGCTTCAGGGACGATAGAAAACAACGATCCTCCAAAACAGATGTCATCACCAAGAATATTCCAAAACGTCTACATATCTATACTCCCACCGGATATAGCCCGTATCTTATCCGCATAACCTGATAACGGTATGTCTCCTACTATCTGCCCCTTCTCTTCTATGGCAGTTTTGATAGCTGTCTTAGAATCAATAATCTTTTGTAATTTTTGAGCCGTAGTACCCATTATATCACCTCCCCCGTTAATGTTATCCAATATCGTATCTATATCTCCTATCCGGTCTGAATACGGTTTTATTAGTGAATCAAATGATTTATAAGACCCATCACCACAAAAAAGCGCATCCTGCTTCCCTGCTGATGGAGCTGGAACCAATCCCGCAACACCATTCTCCAAGGCCGTAGCTCCTGTCATAATAGGTATATTATTCCATTCCGGTTTTATATCTCCCCAACTATCCCCAAACTTCGTTCTTATTAAAGTATATAAACCTCCACTCTTATGATGGAACAACCGCTGTATACCGCTTCTACTATGTTGCTTTATACCATTAACAAACCATAACTTACCAGAAAGATACGACAAATCATCTATTAATTTAGTTAAATCAATTATGGCATAATAGTTAGAAGCATATGGAGCTATGTTATGTAACTTGTCCAAATACTCCATTACCTTCTCAGTGTCCGATAAGCTTACATAGCTATAGCCTATTTGAGACATTTCAGTGCTAGGGGACTCTTGGGTGTCCAAAAACACCCCCTCATACATAACGATATCCGATAACACAATAGGAGACAAGCCAGAATTGGATATTGATATACTCATGATATCTTTAGGTATATCATTAGGAGTACAAAATACCATCTTATATATATCAGAATCCTGTCTTCTACTCATAGTAGAAAAAATAATACTTTTAGAAGAAGACGCATCGTAATAATATAGAATATAATTACCATCTGTAACCGGATTACCATTCGAAGTAAATATCATAGTATATAATCTAGATCCAACCAAAGGTGATTTAAGATGACAAAACGCTACATTACTACTACCTACTTGTGGCAACAAACCGTTAGTACTAACGATATTTGGCAATTTACTAAATCCAAATAAAGGCAATCCACCTACACCTACAAGCCTAGATATACCATTGTCCCCTTTAGCTTCTAAATCAGATAAAGAATAAGGATAACATCCGGCCACCCCTAATTCTCCCCTACTCTCTATCATATAATATTTACCAGTATCCTTGTCCATATAAGCAAATATAGCTATATGACTAACACCTTTATAGTGTGATCCACCAACCATATTCCAATTCGTAAAGACAATATCTCCTGGGCGCATATTGGATAATCCATCTTTTATCTTTATGACATACCCATTAGACTCAAACCATCTAAACATCTCAGCAGAAGTTCTGTCTTTTTCCAAAACCTCCATAGGTATGGATTCAGGGAATATGGACCAGCTGGCATTGGATATGTTTTTATCATTACCGTTATACCTTGAATTTTCAAAGCTAACACCTCTCATCGCCAATCCTACTAAACCAGAACAATTAATCCTATATTTCCCTTCTTGGTTTTTTATGGCTTCCATATCTGGGGGCGGTTACCGCTGTCTCTCCTGAACCATAATACAACTTATCTATATTTCTGGCATAACTTAAGGCTATATCAAGAAAGTTATTAATACAATCAATGTCTGGGACAAACCTTGGATATTCAATCACAGATCTATCTATAAGATCACTAGATCCGCTCAATATCTCCTCTATCCGACCACCACTATACTTACCAGTAAAATCTTCCATATCGTTTTAATATATATAAGAGGAGGTGGTAAAATACCCCCCCCCTATATGTTAATAAATCAATAAACTTTCTCATCATTACTAAACCAACGTACTATCATCTTGAACCGGCTCTCAATGTCGTTCACGAACCTAGCCAAGAACCAATCGCCACGAAGACGATCCCGCCACCTCCGATGATAATCGACAGCCCTAGGGTCGATCTTCCGGTCAATGTCATTCACATCCTTGATCCATACCGGGAGGTTATTAGTATCGTCTTTGACCTCGTTAAAATAGTCATTTATATTTATCTTCTGATCAACCTCCGTCACCAGTATCTCACGGCTATCGTCATTGGTTACAGGATACCTTAACCGCTGGCTCATATCGTTCTTGTCAGCGATAACCATCCGAAGCTCACCGCTGTTGTTGGTATCGTTATAAAACCATGCCTTATTGAATCCGGTAGTCCTAAGAATTTGGTAATTAACCTCATCCTGATATCTTCTGGCATCCATCCTATATTGGTAGTTCGTGAGGATCTTATTCACATACTGCTCACGTACCGGTACCTCTATAACGAACGGATATAGCTTACCGTAAAATACTTGATACGATTGGTTGGTCAATCCATGAGACCATAACCCTATCTCCTGACTTTCACTTGAGTAGTTCTTTCCAGATTGGAAATAATGCTGGTGCTCGATATAATAATCAGGGGTGTAGGATAAATATGATTTCCACTCACCCTTCAGGCAGTTATACCCAACGGTGAACGAGACGTCCGTGAAATGGCTAGCGTCCTGCAACTCCACCGCCTGCCCGTTCCTGTAGAACCGGCCGCCACGGAATTGGTACTCGCTCGGATTCCCTACCGGTATATAATCTTTCTTGGTTATCAGAACTCTCTTGAACCGATTGTCCCAGCCCATGGATAGCCCTATACCAAAGAACTTGTTATCGATATCGTAATAAGACAACTCAGCGTCCGTATCAGCGTTATATATCCGGCTACGGATGATCTTCATCTGAAGATGCTCCTTAAACCAGTTTCTAAGCCCCGGTGTGACCTCCGTAAGATTCCTACCATTAGAATCTACCTTAAACACCTGACCACGCCTTAAATCGACCCAAAAATGCCCAAATTCACAACTGATCATATCCCGGCTCTGGGTCCCGGAATATCCTAACGTCGTATTATTATACTCGATACCACGAGAGGCGAAAAGACCACCTGTCCCTAGCTCGCTATTCTCCGGGGATATTCTCTCCGCCAACACGTCTATGGCATTGTACAACCCTACCTGATTCTCAAAACGAGCCAGTATCTGATCCGACTCTATCCCTTTCATGCTTATAAGTTTCCCGAAAGAGGTCTTGAACTCATGGTAATCCATAGGCTTGTACGACAGCCAAGGATCGGTCATGCCGTTCTCCGACACGTCGGCGGTGCTCCATATGACGCCGTTGGGTCTTTGGTAAGCGCAGTCCCAAAAATTGCTATCATACGTCTCTGGTAATGACCTGCCACCTAACGTAAATCGATTCTTATACACAGGACTTATCTTAAACACATTATCCCTTGATATAGGGACATTACGCTCCTGGGTCCATGATATATAATCCCCCACCTCCGGATAGAACCCCTCGTAAGGCTCAGGTCCGGCTATACGGAAATTGCAATTGATCTCAGACTCCACAAGAAACTGAGGTATGCCATAGAAGTATAGGAAGAAACGACCGCTAAGATACATATCTCCGGTCTTGCAAACCATCTCATAAGCGCTCTTCCGGCTAGGGAAAGAGTATAGCGATCCGGTATCCGTATCGGTCTTATTAAGATAATCCTCCCCGGTGTCGTAATTAACAAAATAACGGGGATACCCGATGTTCCGATAATCATAATAAGGGAATGGTATCATGTCCCCCTGACCAAACTGAGTCAAGTAAAACATAGGCATCTTCCTCTTAAGTGAGAATCTTGATATAAATACATCACCTCCAAAAACAGGTTTACGCTTATCCTTATCCATCAACCCGCAACCACCTAACGATACCCACCTGATATCCTCTATCTGTCCGTATTGAGCCGGAGAATATTTCTTTATCCTCATATAGGGGCAGGATACGAAAGATTCACGTGTCATAAAATGAGGCGTCATACCAGCCACCTCATCGTTACGAATATTACACTCATCCTGAATACGGCTGGTATCGTAACTTGAAACCAACTCCGGATATTCAAGCATATATTTATCCATACCAAATGACATGAACAATGAATGCTCACGATCGAGGTTGTTTATGATAATAGGCTTACCGCCTACGGTCTCCCCTTGCGAAGAGATATCTGTTACCGGATATAACCCGCTCTTGATATATTTAGCCGTTGACAATCCACGTAACTCTGACTCCCCTATTTTTTGGTAAAATAAATTATAATGAGCGACAGAAGTATAATAATAAGCATAGTTCCGTCTAGGTCCCCTATCTATCAATGCCGTTAACCACTGATACCTGTACTTGCCTATATCCACCACGGACTGGGCTGTGGCCTTGGCGATACCCGTAGCCAGACGGATAGCCGTCAGCGCTATGCCGACAGGGTTGGCTAAAAAGAACACGCCTCCACCGACATATTGCTGTGAAGCCGACTGATATGTATACTCAGCTATAGCGGATATTAAATTAGCCATAGCCTCCACCGTAGCCAATGACGTTGCCATACTATAAGCCTTACTTCCTAATATCGTCCATTTAGGGTGATCCTCCACCTCCCTGAATATACCAGAGGATTTACCTAATTGATAACCATCAACAAGGCACTCAGTGGGAGCGTCAGGCTTGTTGAAGGCAATATCAGGGCTTAAGAATGAATACCAGATATTACCCTTCCTATTAAACGGATGCGTTATAAAATTCTCACGATTAATATCCTTATAGATATACATATCATCAGACAAATCGTTGTAAGGATAATTAGGATAAAGGTTAGCCGATCCGTCGGGATCATCGTACTTAAACATATCATAAGCCAGACCTGTACCAATAACACTCTTATCCAAGGCCCTATCTCCACGATATAGCTCGTATCCGATTATAGAGTCACGTCTAGCCTTATCTATAAGACCATTCTCTACCGCTATATCCAGAAACTCATTAACGATATCGTCATCAAGCATCACCCCCATAGGATAAATATAGGAGTCAACTCCATATTGACCGGTCAGTTGAGACGGATTACCCATAAAAGGAGCGACAGAGTTATCAGGGAACTTGTAATGACGTATAGGTTTCTGACAAAATGTGGTTGACGTATTGGGGTACTCAGCGTTATCCCCATTACCGGTGAAATAAGACTTACCCTCAACGGATTTAGGAGACCCATAGTATTTCGTCAAAGAATCTATTATATCCTTCCTCTTTGATCCTCCCGATGATATCCCGATCTTACTTGAATCATACAACTCAAAATTAGCCGGATACTTATTGGTAGACTCCCAATATCCAAAATCACCATACTGATATGGTCTGGGAGCGCAATCAGCGGGTTTATCTCCACATGAGATACATTTCGCCTCATAGGTAACAAATCTTCTTAATTTCAATTCTTTCGTGAAGAAGAATACGTATTTCACCTCCAGTGGCCGAATGCCAAAACAGAACGGGGCGGGGAAGATGGCGGTGCCGGCCGTATAGAATCCGGCAAGCTCCTTCATGTCCTGCCTCATGGCGAAACCGGTGAAGAACACGCATACCGCAGGCTCGATGCAAACATATATCTTATGGAAAGTAGTCTTGTCATCATTCCAGAACAAGTACTTTGGCATCATAAATATCTTATGATCCACGTAATTCACTATAACACCTTTCTTGGCATCATTAGCCAAAGGATTAGGAGCCACGGTACCTTCCTTGTCCGAGAAAAACGTTATACGAACCTTATTGTATGATGATGAGTCGCCGATCGGATAATTATAGTTACCCATCATCTCTATGTACATAATACCGTTATCAGGATCGGATAAACCACTTATGTATTTCTCGTAATCCAACTCCACCCATCTGGCGTATGAGGATACATGTGGATAGAACTTGAAATAAGTCAAGTTGCTTCTACCGAACCAATTGGTCTTGGCGTCAATATCATTCTGCATAGACACACGACCTTCCCAGTCAGTAGTTATACCGGTATTAAACTTAGAATTATCACCATCGCCAAAAAGACACATGGCGTTCTCGATACCAAACTGACTCTCATATTGGGGGAAATAAGCCTCCATCGTATCCATTAACTGATCAAGCATCGTCTCCGTATGCTTCTTTCCTTCCCATCCGGGATATTGATACAAATATGTGCACTTACCCAATGACCTACCTCCTTGGAACGTTGGTAGTTGCACATCGTTAATAGTAGGATTCACGTAAGGATCACCTACCGAACACCCATTAGTACATATACCCTCATCATATAACTGCCGGACATTAGACATATCCTGGCACAAGACCAAGGCGGAAGAATCTATGTCAGACGGGAATTTATCCTCATCCTGACCATCCAGCCATTCCTGAACCAGATCTATGATATTCTTGCCTCCACTAGAGTAATTATCAAAATCACACAATACAGAAAACTTCCTTTGAGACTCAGCATTACTTTGTATTAATGTAGTAGGCTCTGTCTCCGTATAATCACTAGCTAACTTATATGTAAAATCAATCCTAGAATCCACCAAAGAGTTTTTATCCAATATAGTCCTGGTCTCTATCCTCTCGATATCATCACATCCACTAGGGAAATCGGGAGCCTTTATACCGTCTTGATCCTCAGGTAACGATATAGCCGCACATAACTCGTCAGTAATGCCTACATTGGATTCTATAAGATCACACAGATTCTCTATATTGTCAGCGATATAATCAATAGCATCATCTACCGTAACATCTTCCCCCATCGTGTTGATAACGAATTGGGTCTCTCCTACCGTGGCGTATTCCTGTTCTACATATCTAAGTTGCTTGACATCTAGCTGATTCTTGCATTCTCCCCCAAAATCATCAAATCCCCAAGACGGGTCGTTTATGGTCTTTGCCGTATTCTTAAACTGCCAAAGATAACGGCGGCTGTTCCCGGCGCACTGCGGGTTGTTCTCCAATACCGAAGCCGCTGATAGGTCTTCAGAGTTGCCGTCCTCATCAACGATAACCTCCATCTCCTCCCTTGTGGCCGGACGAGGGATAAGCGGGAATCTAGCTGTCCTGTATCCTGTATTGGTAAAGAACCTTATACCCAACGGATATACCTCATCACGCATGAAAGAGGCGTATTTAGAGCAAGCCACACCGTCTTTATACAGATTCTCCGTGGCTATCGATGTCTGCCATTTAACGAAATGACCCAAGAAATTAACGACCGGTTGAAGATTCCATTCATTCTCCACGGTCAATCCGTATTGAAGAAGACGATTCCCGATAGACGTCATGCCTCTGGCTGTCTTATATACCGGTATTTCCTTGGATAACTTCTCCATGGTCGTACGCTCGCTATATTGATCCGTAAGATAATAGATAGTCCTTTCCGTTATCGGATGTATACCTTCTATGAAATACTCAAGAACCGGGCTTTGCTCACCATTAAACCCAACCGTATTCTGTATAACACCTATCTTATAATGAGATACCTGCTTGTCTATATTGGATACAGTAAGGCGGATACCCATATTGGTTGACTTACCCCATAAACCATCACGGATAACCATATCTTGGCGATCGAATAACATGATTGGGTTGGTCAATGAGCAATATCCGGTCTTCTCTATCCCGAACTCATCGCACAACGCCACGCAGAACTGGTAGGTCCCGGCACGCAGGCTTCCCCCGAACTCCACGACCTCAGGCTCCACGCACGGGGCCGTCAGCAACGGGAACACCAGCAGCTTCTCGCAGGCCAGCCTACACCTCTCTATTGGTTTGTCATCCCCACATGTCTTATACCCATGGTAATGATACCAAAAGTCACCATCATCATCCGGGTTAAGGGCCTTATCGACCATAACATATCGCTGGGGATTATATCCATCGGTCCAGTATATCACCTTCCCGCATTTCTCGTCCTTGATCTCTATATCGAAGATCGGATGATGAATGGAGAAATTAAGACAAGGGTCATCAACCCAGTCCTCTATCAGGATCTCCATCAAATCACATATCTCATCAAAACGACCATCCGACTCCTCAAGCCTCTCGCCAAGGATACGATGGATGTCCTTTCCCGATCCAGCCAATTGATCCTCCACGGTCTTGATATAATCCAATGACCGCATGAACGTGATCTTAGACGTATTATCATCCGGATTAGATAGAAAGAAATAAGTGTTATCACCAGCTATATCATTCTTATACCCAATAACCTTATAGCCATCGAATCGCTTACATAAAAGGGTACTAGGCTCGTTCTGGATCTTAAGCTGGCTTCCATCGTCACCCTCTATGGTGGCGTTCAAGGCGAAACTATATTCAGACGGGGATAGATCCTGTGGATGCTTATCCCTATTCATCCCGGAGTCGGGAACCGCTATGTTAGAGTTATTTTGCACGACATTATCTTTTTCGCAAATATAATGAACTACCGCCAAACTAAAGATTTAGCGGCTTAGGAGATACCAATACCTCCTCTCTTTTCCTGCTTCTTTCTGCCATTGCTTTTTAGGACACGAGGTCGGTCATCCACAAGAGGACAGTCCACAGGCTTGACTTTCCCACGCTCCGTGGGTAGGGCTTTCAAGCCAAATTCCTTGATATTGCAAGCGGCATTAAAGTCCCGGTAGTGGCGCATGCCGCATTCCGGGCAAGTCCAACTGCGCTCGCTTAATTTCAATTCTTTATACACATAGCCACATTTGCCGCAGGTCTTGGAGCTTGGGGCAAAGCGGTCTATCTTTATAAGGTTCACGCCATACCAACTGCACTTGTATTCAAGCAGGGTGAGGAATGTTCCGAAGGATGCATCTCCTACAGCTTGTGCCAAATGATAATTGCGCTGCATTCCCTTCACGTTCAAATCCTCCATGCAGATAGTACGCACTTGGCTGTCGTGCGTGAGAGCATGGGTGATTTTGTGAAGGTTGTCCTTACGGCTGTTGGCAATGTGTTCCTGCAACCGGGCTACATGGATGCGAGCCTTGTTGCGGTTGGCAGAACCTTTCTGTTTTCGGCTCAACCGCTTTTGTAACAGCTTCAAGCGGTCAAGACTACGTTGCAGGTTCTTCGGGTTGTCAAACGTGCGTCCGTCAGAACATACGGCAAGAGATTTGATACCCAAGTCTATGCCCAAAGTCGTATTGCCCTGTATCGCTGATGCCGGAAGTTCTTGAATGGCCGTATCAACCAATACGGAAGCGAAGTATTTGCCCGAATGTGTCATGCTGACGGTGACGGTCTTCACCATACCCTTGAACTTGCGGTGCAGTACGGCAGGAATGTCTTTCGCCTTGGGGATTGTGATTGTTCCTTTCACAAAGTCCACGCTGCAATGTTGTGGGCACTGGAAACTCTGCTTGCTTTTCCGGTTCTTGAATTTCGGGAAACCTACCGTATGAGTGTCACGGAAAAAGTTCTTGTAGGCAGTATCAAGGTTTCTCAACGCACTTTGCAAAGCTTGCGAATTTACCTCACCTAACCACTCATGTTCCATTTTCAGTTCGCTCCTCATGCGATTGGTCATCTCAACATTGCCAATAGATTTCTTTTCCTGCTTGTAGGCTTCAATATTCAGGTTGAGCGCCCAGTTATAGACAAAGCGGCAGCAGCCGAAAGTCTTGGCAAACAAAACCTTCTGTTCTTCTGTCGGATAGATTCTATATTTATAGGCTCTCAACATGGCGATTTTATTTGATTTTCAATATTCAAAGATACGAAGAAAATATTGGAATGCACAACTATTTAATTGATTATAAGCTATCTAAAATTGTTAATACATCTTATATATACCTCTTTTACTATCGTTGTATTTAGAGATGTGCATTGAAAGTCAAGGGTAACTGTACTACCCCGCATTTTTCATCCCCTAAACTGAAGATTTAGGGGTTTTCAAATGCGAGTCTCTATAAAAAAAATCCTCCTAACTTTTACAAGTCAGGAGGAAGACTAAACACTTTTAAACGCCTCGTGGTAAAGTACAAAAACACAACAATTACAAATTTTTTCCCATGTAGCTTGATTGCTTATCGGCGTCCTCTACGGATATGTAGAAGAACCCGTTAGTCACGTATCTCTCATTGACATCCACAAAATCGGTAGATCCTTTGTCTATTCCTCTCTTCGATCCCTCGTCGCACACGGCCACCAGACTATTGAAATCATTGGAATAACCAACGACAACGCCATGTATGTCACGATTCCGAGGATCGAAAACATATCTCATCCTACATCTGTCATAAGCCAATTCCAGAGGACTTTTGTTTATCTTACTATCAAACCCTATACCTGTGGTCAAGGCGATAATACTTCTTGATATATCACTCATAGTAGTATCTTTTACCGGCACCTTAGGCATAGAAACACCTTCCATGACAAAATCCAACGCCTTATCTAAAAGCTCGTCGAAATCATCATCCCGAACATAATCCTTAAATATCTCCAATACATATAACCGGACATGGAGTTCGTTATTGACATCATTTAATGCGATCATAATGCTAGTTTTCGGCAAAGCCAGATTATTCCCACGCAATAAAAGATCAAACATGTCATAAGTAAAGGACTAAAAAACAAAAAAACTCCCCCATCCTCACGGACGAGAGAGCTGATAGATATTTGTATTATGAAAAAGAACAATCACTCACCTATTCTTACAATACAGTCACGAGATTCCTTGTTATAAATCATCGTGCCCACCTTAGAATACGAGGTTCTTATATCCTGCCAATTATCCTCTCCGTGGGCGGATACATTGGTCGGGGCATCACCGGTATAAACCTCCTCGCCTCCGATATTGACAAAATCATATCCACGTTTCTCCATAGAACCGCCCTTATATGCCGTGAATTTGATAGTGATATTACCTTTCTCACGACCACCATACCAGTTACCGTATATACTGCATCTGATCTCAAGAGGTAATTTATCATAATTATCACCATCCAACAACGGTCCCATCTGGATCAAAGCTGCCTCATTACCCGATTCCATGTTATCACCACCATGGATGAGATAATCACCTACCCGCTCCTGCGTGGTCTGGTACTGTTTACTCCAACCAACAAGCTTGCCGTCAACGTCCGGGAGGCCGGTGTTATCGAAACCGGTAGCCGTGTCAAAGTCAATGCCGTCCTCGTCAGCCCAGATATACCTAAGAACAAGGTAATCGAACTCCGGGATGATCACCACCGGTACGGACTCCTGCCTGCACACGAACGTCTTCTCCTCCTTGGTCCCCTCTTTTATAACCTTGTATGTTACCTGACGTATCTCGCCAGTCTCATTAATATCAGCGGTAACCCTAACCTCAGCAGGACCGGTACCACTTGTCTTATCTAAATGTATCCAATCAGCCATATCATCGTATTTTGTTAAATAAGTTTAATATACTTATCAAAAGCGTTGGGCCACATACGCTCATAAGACAGCATCCTCCTCCTATTATCCTCAGCCAGCTCCCGGTAATCATTCAAGGTAATCATCGACATCTTAAGCTCTTTCATGGCCCTAGCGAACTTACCCGGCTCCTGCTGGGCGTATAGTTTATAAGCATCACCAGCCCCTTGTATCAAACCGTTAACGGCGGCGTTCTCGAAGATCTTCATCTTGATATACGTCTCGACATAATCCTCAAGATAACCTAACGCCGTTTCAGGTATATACGGGAGACCGTCATCATCCTTAGGCGTAGCACGATATATGATATAAATAAATCCTTCAAACCCGGTATACATAGTATTGCCAGATATAGTTATATCATAATTATCCCAATCGTACTTATCCCGATACTTGTCGGCGGCGCAATCACGCCTCAGTCCTCGACCTATAGACAGCCTTACGGGATGATGGTAATGAAATCGAACCTCGTGAGACCCGATATATATCCTCTCCGTGATCGTCTTCTCAAACTCCTCCTTACAGCACTCGGTGCAGGAGTTCCAACGGAAACCGCGCTCGGTGCGCTCGACCCAGCCGATCTCGTGTTGGAGGTCAGCCTTAGCCTTGTCGCCGCCAGGAATCTCACAGATAAGAGGCTCACACCTATAGGCGTCAAGCATGTCGAAAAAATCGGAAGGCAATACCGCCTGTTTATTACTGGTCTTGACAACCGCCTCGGACATGACCGCTATAACACCCCCGAACCTTTTCAAGGCGATCTCAGCCCACCTATAAACAGACGAGGTATCTATAGCCCCGCTATCATCGTATTTATGTAAATCGGCCTTGATCTCGGCCAATAGCCCTTTTATAGTCATATTTAAGTCTTTTGCACAAAGATATGTATTTGAATCCGTGATACAAAAAAAATCCAGTCTACCCTCACGGGCTAACTGGATCACAAAAACTTCTACAGCTTATAAACCCATTTAACTCCAAATACCTTACTCTCCGACTCAACCTCCCGATACAAGAACTTATATCTCCTACCTGATTCCATAGCCAACCTACATTCCTTATTCAAGGCCGGAGAGATATATAGATGAAAATACTTATTCCTAGGCATAAAATCCATACACGTATGGACGTAAGAATATCCACCCGTCCCACGCCTATTAATAGTACCGGTAAGTTTATTCAGATATATCTTGCGGTTAGGATTAATCTTATGACATAGATAACCGATGTTGTTTATATAAACCCCTCCCTCATCCTCCAGATACCTATCACGTATGACTTTCCAGATCAACGACTGGCACTCAAGGATATCATTCTTATCCACGATCGTATGCTTCCTCCTTTTCCCGTTCTTAGACATAATAGATCTATAGAATCGAAGAAAGTATTGATCAAGTATTTTAAATGACTTTGTTTTCATATCACAAATATAACAATTTCATCCTAATACAAGAAATTTATACACAAAAATACACCGCCTGCACCAAGGATGAGGCAAATAGGATAGCCGACAATAACCTACAATCCGATGGTATCTCTTACGCTAATGGCTTGGCGCAGGCCGATAGATGCGATTGCCTCGAAACATGGAGCGCTTACGCTAGCGGAAGTTTTAATGGACAATGCTTAAGTATATCCGTAAGCTATGATAATCCATGTGGTAAATCTAAAACAGCATCATTTGATGTGTATTATACTAGATCTGAACCATCTGGAGATGTAGAATATTTCTCTACCACTAAAACAGTCACCATACCATCCGGATCGGGAACGATATCAGGCGGAAGTGATTGTGTTAGCAATGCTACAAGCATGTATGTATCTAATCCAAGTCAAGGTGGAGGCTGTTAAAAACAAAAAGGAGAGGTTGATTATCCTCTCCTTTTTATATAAACCTAAGATCTTTTCTCTTAGTATGATTTAACATCCTACTAATATGTCTGGTACTTAATCCCGTTCTTTCCTTTATCTTATCATAGATATAACCCTTGGATACGTAAGCCGACATATCTCCCAGATCTTTTATAATCTTGTCATACATATCATGCACCTCATTATATCTTATGATTGAGCTATCCCTCATCCCTCTTTCACCTATACCATCAACTATGGCATCATTGAAACCGAAGAAATTAATTATTGATCTTATTATATCCATTATCACTGAATCTTTTGAGTTTTCTTGTTAATATCCATATCCGGATTCTCGTCCGTAGGAATCTGCAATTTGGTTATCGTCTCTCTTAACGTCTCTGAGACAACATATTCTAGTAGCTTGTCAGGACATATGAAATCATAATCCCATTGAGATGTACATGGCTTATCTTTTTCAGCTCCACATCCCCCTAGCTCTAACGCCGCTTTTCTGTCGAGAGTTATAAGATCAACATTTATAGCCTCTATGTTAATATCTGGTATATAGATATATCCATCATTGACATAATAATAGTATTGATCTATATTCCCGTATTTACGTTCCTTGTTGTTAGCGTATTTTCTTAACGATATGGAGGTAAATATAATATCATCCATGATGTTTGATACTTTGATGATAGCCGGACCTATACGGGTATATATCATATCGGGCAATCTTTTCTTGGATCTCATAAGTATCCTGCATAGTTTAAACTCATCAAAACAACAATCAATTTTCCGAACCCTCTCCATCTCCATGCAATTGATATGAGTATACAGTGATTCCTCGCCGAACAAGGTTCCATCAGCATACTTCTGGGCTATATATGATCTTGCCTTTTGTCTTCCTATGGATAATATCCATCTCCTACTGACATGAGCGTCCTTATTGATGGAGTTCATATCATTTATGATTCTAGATACAAATTCTGAATTTTTCATATGCTAAATACTGAGGAGGGGATATACCCCTCCGGTTATTACTTCTTTTTCTTAACCTTGCCTCCACATTTCAGTTGAGGTTTCTTTTTCTCGGAGACCTTGCCTCCATTAGCCATTTTCTTTTTCTTATTGCAAGCCATAACTTAATGTATTAATATTAACGATACAATATTAATGATTTTAATTAATAGATAAACAATACGCATTGAATAAGCTAAATTCACATCAAGTCAGACGGTATCTCTTACGCTAATGGCTTGGCGCAGGCCGATAGATGCGATTGTCCACAAAATTGGAGTGCCAACGTGGTAGACTACAGTGAAAGCGGAAGTTGTATTAACTTTACTGTGGAATACAGTAATCCGTGTAGTTCCGGCAAAACCATAACAGTGACAGGAGGAGCGGAAGCGAATACCTCCACGGGTATGGAGATGACCACTAGTACTACGGTTACGATAGGTACTGGTAGTGGATCTACTAGTGGTAGAATGTGTTTTCAAGCGGCCATAAGACCAGGAACGGCGCATGCGGCTTGTACCACAGGTGGACAATGCTGATAATGTATATACAATAAAAAGGAGAGGTTAGTTAGCCTCTCCTTTTTATTATATATCAGACTCTTAACATTGACCACCAGCTCTTCCACTTATATTGATAGAATTACATGGATATCCACGATCAAAAGATATCGTGGCCTTTTTAGTGCCTGATCCAGTAGGTATAGTTACTGTCGTACTCCCGATAGTAGTCCCTGAGCTTGAGGCTGTTACCGTCAAACTCTTCTGCGTAGTACATTCATTACTATACGTAATCTCGACCTCTACTCTTAGCGCTGAAGTGCCCGAAGGAGCGCCATTGCAAGGATCACCATCGGCATAAGCGTTGGCTGACCAATTCTTCGTTGGCTCCACGCAATCGCATCTATCGACCTGCGCCAAGCCATTAGCGTAAGAGATACCATCGGATTGTAGGTTATTGTCGGCTATCCTATTTGCCTCATCCTTGGTGCAGGCGGTGTATTTACCAGCGATTTGCTTATGACTGATAGTCTTAGGAGTACAGTTGCTAGGACAGTTCGTAGCCTTGACATTTCCCCATCGGTCATCATTGCCAACCTTAGAAGGACATATCCTAGTATCAACTAAATTTTGTAATGCATCCTTGTACCCTTTATACTTGTTATAAGCTTGTTCACTAGCCAGATTCGATGAAGAAGCACAAAATTCACCAGCGCTAACCACCTTAATAGGGCTACCAGGAACACATACATCACCGCATTCGCCCGAACATCCCTTACATACCTCATTGGTATAGATAGTGTAGTCATATGGATTACAGCAATGCTCACCACCATTCTGCCAATATCCCGTAGGATCGCACTCGCTAGAATAATGCTCCTCGCTATTACCATTATTACACCTGCTATTATCCATATGATATGTATTATCACACCCGCATCCACAAGATCTCGAATCGGACTCAACCAACTCATCTTGATTTGGGGCTGAAGAGCAAGGATTGGTCTGATTCCTACTCCTACGATAATCGCATCCACTACAATAGTAATTCCAATCATCATAAGATGGGGTATCATCGTCATCGGCGCAATCACCATTCTTATTAGCGTAAGCTTGAGCGGCGGTCTTAGTCGCCGTATCATTCTTGAAAGCGTTTTGAACCTTGCTGTCGGCATCCGCCTGAGATACGGTAGATGTCAACGCTGACAACCCTAAGGCGCTATAAGGAACGGATAGAGCGACACCATGTTTACATGTACCACAATTATCCTTATAAAATGTAGCGCTTCCAGTACCGGTCCATACACAAGTTCCATGTTGGTTAGCGTAATCCTGTCCCTTCTGGTCTAAGATCTGCTCGGCCTTGCTTCTGGCATCAGCCAAAGAAACCTTGCTGGTGATAGGCGTACCGCCGTTAACCTGCGTAGAGGTCACTGTTATTCTCTGACCAACCCCGCTTCCGGCGCAATTGTTCCTATAGAAGTCACGGCTTGCCACGTAAGTCCATGTACATCCTCCATTCTTATTGGCGTAAGCCTGACCATCAGATCCACGAACCGCATTCTCAGCCTTCTTGTTGGCGTCAGCCAAGGAAACGGTGGAGGTGTACGGGTGTCCCGGAAGCTTGCTGCTACTTACGGATACCATGTCGCCCACGCCGCCGTCAGCGCAATTGTTCTTCCTAACCTGTCCGGTATAGCTTCCTGTCCACGTACAAGTACCCTTCGAGTTAGCCACGGCCTGACCCTGAGAGTTCACGGCGGCCAATGCCTTGGCGTTAGCGTCAGCTTGGGATACACATGACTTAAACTTACCATCAGAGCTAGGACTTGGATCCGTAACATCATTCTGAGTTACAGTAACAGAGCTTCCAACTCCACCATCCGCACATTGACGGGTAAAGGCCTTGGATGCCGTACCAAACCAGAAACATGTATTATTACCACCAGCTATATACCGCTCTTGATTATCAGGATCAGTATAACAGGTATTGGTATTACGTTGATGTAATTGAGAGATACAGTCCTTACATACGGTCTCTATAGTCTCCCATACCGGTTGCTCGGTCTTCGTATGGCACGTATCATCATAGTTCTTGTTGACGAACGCCTGACCCATCCTATCGATGTAGGCCTTAGCCAAAGCGTCAGCCTCTTCCTGAGAACGGGTTGAGGTGAAGAACTGACCCATAAGATCAGGGGTTACGGTGATAGGATCGGCGTACTGGCAAATAGGACACTTAGGAGTGAACTCCTTGCTATAATTACCTACATATATCTTCAGTTCGTCGCAAGTACCACGATCGTTGGCTATAGCCTGACCTTGCGCCTTGACAGCGGCCTTGGCAAGCTCATCGGCGGCGAACTGGCTCTCATAAGAATAGAACGGACCACCAGTGACATCAGCCTCCGTAACGTTAACAGATGAAGGTATCAATCCGGATGGACAATTATTCTTCTCGAACACCTCACTATAATGACCGGTGTACTTAGGAGCCTCATGGCAAGTACCACGCTCATCGGCAACCCTCTGTCCTTGATTCATGACAGCGGCCATAGCCACCAAGTTAGCCTCATCCTGCGATACGCAAGACTGGAACGGATGACCATCGACCATATCCTGTGTCACGGTGAACGGATCTCCTATCTGATTAGCTCCACAATTGCTCTTAGTGAACTCGAAGCTAGCCCTACCAGTATACATAGTAGCGTTAGAGCAAGTACCCTTGGTGTTAGCCAAAGACTGTCCTTGAGCCTGTACGGCGGTCATGGCCATAGCGTCAGCGGCGGTCTGGGAGTCGTTAGACTGGAATGGGTGTCCTTCTACCATATCTTGGGAGATCGTCACCTTAGATCCGATCTTACACTCACCACAGTTGTTTCTCGTGAACTCCAAGGAAGCACGGCCGGTGTACGTACAAAGGGCGTGGATATTGGCAAGAGCCTGTCCTTGGGCGTCAACGGCGGCCTTCGCCTTATTATTGGCATCCTCCTGAGATACGGTAGACGTGAACGGATAACCGTCAACCATCCTATCATTTACCGTATAAGTACCACCAGTGCCAGTACCACAATTGTTACGGGTAAACGTACGTGTATAAGTACCGGTATATACAGGCACCTTCTCGCACTTACCTTTCACGTTAGCCACATCCTGACCTTGAGCCTCGACGGCGGCCTTAGCCTTATTGTTGGCGTCTTCCTGAGATACGGTAGACCTGAAATCCCCTGTCACCATAGTCTCATCCACGGTAACCTTGGTTCCGTACTGAGTCTTATCGCAATTGTTTCTGGTAAATTCCTTGCTATACTTACCGTAGTAGATCGTCTTCTCCTTACACTCACCTTCTAGGTTGGCTTGTTGCTGGGCGTTAGCCTCAAGATCAGCCTTAGCCTTATCATCAGCGTCCTTCTGGGAGATAATAGAGAAGTACTTACCGGCGGAAACGACATAAGTATAAGGTTGACCGATATGGAACTCATCACAATTATTTCTCGTGACTGTCTTCTCCATCCTTACGTTATAGTATACGTTAGTCTGACAGTCGCCACGCTCGTTGGTGATAGCCTGACCTTGCGCCTCGACAGCGTCCTGCGCCAGCTTGTTGGCGGCATCCTGCGATACCGTAGAAGTGAACGGATATCCAGAACACATCTTCTCGTCCACAGTGAAGTCAACAGGGGTAGAACCCTCAGGGCAGTTGGTTCTCTGGAATACCTTGGAGTACGATCCGGTAAATACCGGTATCTTCTCACAGTTACCCTTGATATTCGCTATATCCTGACCTTGAGCCTCGACAGCAGCCCTTGCTAGGCTATTAGCGTCTTCCTGAGACACGATGGATCTGAAGTCTCCCGTAACCATCGTCTCGTTAACAACCACATCAGTACCATATTGCGTGGAGTCGCAGTTGTTACGGGTAAAGGTCTTACTAAACTTACCATAATAGATATTCTCCTTAGGCTTACACTCACCCTCCAAATTGGCTTGTTGTTGACCGTTCTTCTCAATATCCTCAATAGCCTTCCTATCGGCGTCCTCCTGAGAGATGGAAGATACGTACTTTCCCTCAGGAATGATATAAACATATTCCTGACCGTCACTGAACTTATCGCAATTATTACGTATAAACGTCTTTCTCTGCTCCTCGTTATACCAGATATCAGTTATACACTCACCATGCTCGTTGGCGTATTTCTGACCGTTCAGGGCTATATCCTCCATAGCCTTGGCGTCTGCGTCCTCCTGCGAGATAAACGACTTGTAAGTCCTTTCCTCGACCGTGTACAACACCACCGATCCATGCTGGTTAGCCAAACAATCGTCCTTGGTAAACGGCTGAACCATCTTGATATTATAATAAACGGGCTTGGCGTCCTGAGCTATCATATACTCCTTGACAATATTACCGTCCTTTGACGTTATACGGAACTTAGCCGTACAGATCTGACCGGTATAATTAGCCTTGTATACGATATTAAGCTTATTATCGCCTACCCCATGGCTCTTGTCGTTAATGGCAAAGCAATTACCCTCGACACAATTCTTATCTATTTCCCTTGCCATATTATCCTTCAGTTATTCTCCATGAAACATCATCTCCGGCCTCTACCCTCACGATTTGGGTATCACCATCCTTATTAAGCGTCAACCTTTGCGGATCCACGTTGAAGGGTGGTTCCGGCTCCGGCTCCTCGCTGCCATCGCCGCAAGTGCAACATACCAGCTCGATATCATACTCGGTATTGGACTTGATATCAATAATAACCTGACCGTTCTCGCTGGTCACATTATCGAAGTCATGATCAAGTATGATATAAGGTATATCATTAGGCTGTTGATTGATATTAACAACCTTACCGTTCAAGACGAACATCTCATGATGCTGTTCGTTATCCATATTCTTAGGCATAGCTATGACAAAGCTAGCCTCATACAAATCAGTGGCTCCGGGATCCTCAGGATCGGCATACACTATATATCTGCTATCCTCTTCCGGGACCTTCATGGATAAGCCGTTCACGTTCATGGAGACTATATAAGACTTGCTCACCGAGCCACCAAGGGTAAGACAGGAGGCCTTGACCGAGGCGGAGTTAAGCTTGGCGTTGATGACCGCCGTCCCGCCCTCCATATCGAACATGATATTGGTCGGATCCACGCTTACCCGCTCCATGCCCTTCTGGGTTATGGTAGCGAGCTTCGTAACCTTGCCTTTCTCGACCGCTACGTAAGTCTCCCTAGGCAACCTACCCATCCATCCAGGCTCTACCTTAATAGTCACCTTGTCGGGGCCGGTACCGGAAATCTTGTCGTAGGACACCCATGAGGAGCCTTGCTCGATCTTGGCAAGAATATCTTTTAAATTACTAGCCATATCAATCCGCTTGCGTTATAGTCCATTTATCACTCTTGCCGACAATAATCTCAAGGATCTTCTCTCCACCCTCAGGAGGATACTCGAAGTTAGTAGGCTTAATCTCAAATACGCTGGCGCCTCCACAACCAAGATCACAGATCATATCAGGCAACCATCCCTCCTCAAAAAAACGCTCTATAAGCTCCCTTACGGCCTCTGATAAAGAATCAAGCTCTAACCTATCTACTGGGATAGATCCTTTCTTGAGGGTCTCACCACATACCCAACCGTCACACTCGGAAGCCAAGACCGTATCGTACACTCTCTTAGCCATAACAAGAAGTATTTAAAATATTACTATTCAATGTAGTATATACGATATTAACATCAGTGAACTCATCACCCATGCAATATTTCTTCTTAAACTTAACGGATCTACCAGAAACGACATACCCGTCATTAGGGACGATAGTACCACAATAGGTAACGCTGAGCACGGTCAACGGCTCGTATCTTAATCTGACAGCTTGAACGCCCTTGAACGAGTCACGCTGGATGGACGCCGTGGCGCCAGATACGGCAACCAGCTTCCTTACCAGAGACTCGATTACGCTATTCATGCCATCACCGTTCCTGATGTCTGCCTCAGGGAACGACTGACCGTCATATATGATCTGGGAGCTGTAGATACTACACTCATTCCCCGGTCTATATTCCGGTTTACATGGATTACAATTTTTCATATTATCAAATTAATTTGTTGATCATTCTTCTCAACTCGGATATCTCGGCATCCCTATCCCGTATAGCCTTTATCATAGCGTTAAGGGTATCGGACATATCGCAATTAGGGGATAATCCCAATGATTCCACACGTACCTTATCACCGGGGTAAATACAATCGGTACTCATGTACGTAGAGCACGGTACTTTCGTGTCGTCTACAGTAGGTCTGTATTGTTTTTTGTTGCAACCGTTCATCACCAAACCTCCTCTTCAGTTCCGCTATCCCCGCCGCTACCACCGGCGTTGACAAGCTCGTTTATAATCTTCCTCAAATCCAGAACCTCACGATGGTATAAATCTATCTGCTTATCCCTAGACGCTATAATACGCCTCAATGAGTCTATAACGACAGAAATGTCAGTACCTTTCTCTATGCCATCCGCTACCAGCTCATCGCCTGAGTACAAGACGCATTTATCATACAAGGTTATAGGACATCCATAACCAACACAAGGTTCTTCCTGACAATCCCGATCGCAAGGATCACAAGGATCGTTAGGGCATTTGTTAAGAAATCTATCTATCTTAACGCCATGACAACACTCTTCGGGACGTTCCCGTGAATGATCATGACAACAACCACCTGTATTACACATATTAATAATATTAATGTTTTTAGCAAAGATACTTATTTGATTTGATAACAAGATAACATACATTATTAAACAATATAGGGAATACCCCATTTGTATCCCCTATACTCATAAACTATAATAATAAGATAGGATCAAGACTTCAATTTAAGAACAGGATTACCCCATCTATCTTTCCATTGCCTTCCCAAATCGTTTATAACGCCATTATAATCTTTTATATATCCAGCCTTAATAGCGTAAGATATATTTCTTTCTATTGATACTATCATATCCAGCTCCTCGAAGGAAGCCCTATTTCTTATTCCTTCCTCATGTACGCCAAAAACAACAAAATTTATACCCTTAGCAATTCTTGATAACGATTCCTTTAAGTTGCTTTTATCGCTTATAAGCGAAGATACGCTACTACACATCTCTATATAAGCGTCACCAGCGGCATTTCTTACCCCTACGATATTATCAACAAACCACATCACGACATCGGCGCAAACCTCAGGACTCATTTCCATAGCCACCACAAGGAAAAGATATGGATTCATATACCACATCTGTCCATCCCCCTTTCCCTTTCGGCATGCCAATCCCATTTTGTTTAAATCACTAAGATTTAGGGTCTTGTTTTGTAGGCTGATATTTATCCGCTTACATAAATCCCTGTTTTCCAGTCTACTAATTATTTCCCTACATTTCTCTTGAAAGCCATCATACTTAATAATATCATTAAGCTTCTTAGGAGATAAGCCCTTTTTAAGCCTATCATCAGACAAGACTTTCATAGCTAAAGTGATGTTAACAAAACCATTATCACTGAGCGCAGGTATAACAACGCCCATCAATCTCCTATCAGAAGATTTGATTTCAACCCGACTTTTCATAACTTTGAACAATATTTTAAATTAAACATAATACCTATCGGTTCGAGATGAATAGATAGGTATGCAAATATAAAATATATTCAACATATAAGCAAGTGTATTACAGTATATAAACTTATCACCATTGATATATATACAAAAAAATGGAGGAGACATGCAATCTCCTCCAAACACTAAATCAACTATTATGGAAAACTAAACGCGCATCATCACCAATAACATTGATCCTCTTGATCAATATTCTCAATCCATTTCTCGCACTCAAGATTAAGATCAGCGTACTCCTGCCCCTCTACCATCAAAACCTCACGGGCTTTGGCGTTGGCGTCCTCAACGGATACCCATGACCTAAACCTGTTGGCTTTGATAGAATAATATACCTTACCTGATTTATATCCAAACGGGCATACCTTCTCAAACCAATCACCGATCGTAGTATTATAGAATACAGGGGAGCAACTACCTTCGGAGTTAGCCTTCTCCTGTCCTTCTTTCATGAACTTCCTATAAGCTAACGTATCAGCATCAATCTGGGATATATCGGATATGACGGCTCCGGCTGGCAATTCATACGCAATACCTTCTTTGCCTGATGTCCCGGCCTCACAATCGTTCTTGTAGAAAACGCCACGGAAAGGCTGTGAGGCCCAGTCCTCGCAGCAAGCCCCGACGGAGTTGGCCTCCCCCTGCCCGATCCGTCCCAGCTCCGCCCTAGCCTTATCATTGGCGTCTTTCTTGGATACGTATGACACAAACCTGCCTTCCTCTACACATACCTGTTCCTTGGACCCCTTACCACTTACGCAATTGTTCTTGATAAACTCATCGCATATCTGATCATTATACCATACGGACGGTATTATGTCGGCATATGTGTTGGCGTAATCCTGACCGTTAGCCTTGATATCATCCTCAGCCTTATTGTCAGCCTCTTCCTGCGTATCACCAAAATAAACATCGGCCGGGACTCGGTAGTCAATAGAGCCGCCCACGTACCCGGCAGGCGGGTTGTTTCTGGTGAACGTCCGTACTATTTCTTTATTTCCATATATCATCGTAATCCACTTTGTCACAAAGATAAATATTTTACCGACATGAGGCACATAACCGTAAATGCAAATACGCAGTTACCTGATTATCAAATTTTGGGCAAAAATGGAATTAATTATCCCAGTGATTAAACGACTCCAATCCAGCGAACACCCCATAGTTCCTAAACATACCTCCACATAATATGAAATCACTTTTCTTGCTACCATTTATAGACGACAATATATGTTTATAACCTTTGCCTGTTATATAGATAGTCCTAGCATATATAACCTTACCAGATTCGGTGCATATATTCTTATCACGATAATGAGCAAACCCTTTCCTTACAGCATTAGCCGTAATCTCCCAATCTCCATTAACCTTAACCCTTTTGACTATTATCTTTATCTTAACAAGAAAATCTCGTAAACATTTATCGCTTATAATTATATCATTCTGCTCAAGCTTCTTGGCTAAATCCCTTACCAGCAAATCTGATTCTCCAGACATGATAAACGACTCTGAAAATTTTATATCCTCTTTCTTCGACTCAAGAACCTTAGCCATCTCCTCGGCTTTGGCCCTCTCCTCTAACGCCAGCTTCTCGGCGGCTACCCTGCCACGATATTCCTTAGCCCAAGCCTCAGCAGCGGCGGGAGGATCATTAAAATCAGGAATCACGCATTTGCCTGTAGTGAGAAGCTCTTTAATTCTATCCAAACACCATAACCTAAAATCAACACTAAGCCACTGAGCGAAATCCAAAGCCAAATCCTCACACATCCATGTGCCAGGACTAACCGTACCCCTGATAATCGTAACAGGCTGAAAATCAGCATTACCATATTTTCTGGTAATGGCATTAATTAACTCATTTACAGAAGATAACGATAAATAATCATTTGGTCTCTTTTTAAACGGCTTCGCCATTTCGGTAGCATTCACATAAGTGATACCGTTCTCTGTTTTGAAAGTTATATCATTACCATTGTAGCTAAATATTGTAGATAATCCGTTTTCGTTGGATTTAAACGCCAAAATCCTACTACTATTATTCATAGAATCATTGGAAATAATTATATTTGCACTCATAATAAATTAACCTATGTCCATTACATCGTGAGATATGATGGACATACAAAAATAGCCAATCGAATCGTCTATGACAAATCAATTGGCTATTTTTTATATCTAACACATAAAGATATTTTACAACTTACAAGAGTATCTATCTAACCTACTTATTTAGAAGACTCCTTACAAATTGTATACTTGATTTACAGTAGCTTAACATCTAGTAATACATCATAAATCAATATCTATACATCTGATTATCACCAATGTCGACTTTTCTCCATTGGTTCGTTACCTATTACAAATCTTATCCTCCAAAGCATAAAGCACCTTAGCGACAGTCTTATCTCCATTTACCTTCACACAAGACTCACCAAGATCCCGGACGTCTATAGCCTCCCTAATACGGGTAAGCTCATCGTATATCTCCTCTATCACGTCAGAGATCATAACGCACTCATCAGAGTCCTTATGCTTTGACCACTCTGGTAGATCACCCTCATAAGGTACGCAAGTGGACGGAGTTATATGTAAACAACTGTATTTTTTCATGCCAGTAACTTATTAACACGTTCCTTTAACGATCTCACCTCATCCGGGCATAACCCGCAATCATTATCGCATAATGACCTTTGCAGACGAATTATCTTGCCCCAATAAGATACATCGGGCTTGTCCCCGATCCTATACCTATGATACCTCATGTATCTACCCCACTGGCAAGAAAGCCATTCATCTACGACCTTACATAGATCTAATCTATCAAGGTTTGATATAGATTGCGCGCCCATCTAGTATCTCCTTTCTCATTTCCTGTACCTCCTCGTCAGGCGGGCATCCATATGGCAGGTTCTTGATCCACTCACGGATCTTCTTCTGCATGTTGAGATAGACGATACCCACGTCACCTATGGTACGGGTCTGTTTGTATATGCTCACCACGTCACGCTCCATGGTCTTCAACGGATCGAGCATGACCATACAACCGGCGGTGCTCCTAGAAGCGTATTCCATATCGCTAACAACGGTAGAGGAAGCACGGTTCATCATACCTCTCTCAATCCTTTCTCTCTCGGCCTTTAACGCCTTTTCCTTACAAGTATTACAACCCACGACTAAATATTTTTATATTCAACAATCCACGCAATTAGTAGCCATCTCAAGAAGCTCTCCGACACGATCAATGATCTCATGAGCCGCCTCTATATTATCCAACCTGACGTTAGCTTCCGCTACAGTCATAAGCGTCTCCATCTCCTGTATCTTATTTATAAGATCCTTATCCTTATCCTCGCATAGGATATCAGTCTTAATCCATAGCCGATCAAGACGTCTGCGTATAAGATCCGTCTTAAGATACTTGCGACTGAAGTTGTAAGCAGAAGGGCTACCTATGATCTTGATATCATATATACCATCAGGTAGATCAAGGTACTTGACATTACAATCATCGTAATTAAAGCAATTGAGGCCTAATGTTAGGCTAGTAAAGGTATTGACCTGATTCTTGCCAAGGAACAACGTAACGGGGTCGGACATGCCCGGCGTAGTGATCTCGATAATCGCCTTCCTGTCCTCCAGTAGCCCCCACTCGGACTCATCCAATACCTGCAATACCTTTGGATCACGTGTCTCTAGCACCTGAAATGACAGCCGAATATCATTCATATTAACCTTCTTATCGTACCGGCATAAGCTATCGTCATAACGGGCTTGCATATCAAGATCCGGGATATCGGTATAATATGTCTTAACCTCATGACCGTTGATAAACACCGATGTTATCTGACAAACATGAGACCTAGCGACATCAAAAAACACCATCCTTACATTACCCTCATAATCGACTCCCGATGTCGGGTATGTCAATATCTGGGTATTATACTCACCATCGTTACGCCTAGCTACGACAGTAATTACGATAGGCTTCTCTATATCGTAATCATCCATGATAATCCTAGCGGCAAACTTATCATGAATTATCTTCGGTATGATATTGATCTGATTCATCTTAATATCTTTTTCACAAAGATACTAATTTGATCGATAAAACAAACGAGGCTATAAGATAAGAGCATCAAGAAGATCCTGCTCGCTTAGAATTATACCTCCATTGATAGCCATAGACATAGCTAAATAAAGACATAAGCATGTGAGATCATATCTAAGCATTCTACTCCTAAGAGACACGATAAACTTTTTGAGGTCAGGATTATCCCCAGCCAAAGACATATAGCCGCTAAAAAGGAACGTATTGTATATAGGATCGGATGTAGATGATTTGATATCGCTGTAAGACATACCACAAATATCTACCCACAATCTTATAGATTTGACGACTATCTCCTTTACGAGAGACTTATTCAACAAACATCCGAATCTGACCAAAGCCACTATATCTCCCCACTTCTGATCGGATATCTCTTTAATAACATACATCGACCCATTCAAAGGATCTTTTACGACAGATGACAGTATATTCTTACATCCAATGGAATCCGATAGCTCTTGGATATTAAACATATTATTATCGTGGTTAAATACGATGGACATATCTCCACCTCTTATGATACTAAAGCTACTCATCACGAATCCTCCACAAAAGAATTAATATCAAAACAGTCATCATAAGAGCATAGGCCAGGCTCATATCCTTCCTTGCCATCCTCTATGTCAGAAATAGCTCTATCAGCAATAGATCTTAACTCTAATAGACTTACACCTAAAAAATCTAAGGTCTCTTTCAAGTACTTATATAAGGACGAGGTTTTAACTTCCTTAAACCCCTCGTGAATCAAATGACTATTGAATATACTGAAAAGAACTTTATCATTCCTACCGTCAAACCTTTTACCATTGTTTTTAAGACTACCATCAGAGTCAATCATCTTCCTTATCTTACTCGCAGATCTGGTATTTATGATATTCACCATAATCATAACCTTGTAATCAACAGCGGCTCTTCTAGCTTTATTAGCCCTCCCCTTTGAACTTACAGGTGCATTGTCCTCTCCGCCAATATACCTGAACTTAGCCTTGCCTACAAAGCATGATGGATAAACCTTGCGAATATTCCACTTATAATTATAATCACCGATTGATCTCATGATCGACAACTCGCTATCAACTACCATCGATATCATCTTATAAGCCTTCTCAAAACACTTAAACGATCCTACATACTCATAGATAAACCGGTACGTCATACCTAGCTTAAAATCTTTATCAGATATCCTATTAAACACTATAGCTCTATCAAAGTTGATGATAATAGCCATAATAATCTTAAGCCTAAAGTAGGGAGGTATATAAATATCATCAGGACTGATGTTCCTAGGATTAGCCGTGGTATAATCAGCGCCAGCGAAAGTATCTCTACGTTTCTTGAAATTACGCGGATATATAGGCTGACCTTTAGATAGCTTAATGCAAGTACGCCCCTCATCTACCTGCTTCTTCTCAGCCTCGGTATACACCGGAAATTCCTTTATCATAGAAGAGCATTTCCTTATATAATTCAAGTCGAAATTCATATTGTTCATATTTTGTCCACTTCAAATATAAGCAAAATATAAGACCTTTAAAAGAATAAGATGAATTAATTTTCCCATATATCACCATTATTATTTCATTAATAACATAACTTGCTGAAACACAGTTGTCCATTTTGTGACATGTGTAATAAGAAGCTTCGCCTCTTTCTGAAGCAAATCCCATTATAAAGCATTCCTTTATTTAATTCTTACCAATTTCTAATTAATAACCCTATTAATGAAATGATGTTAGCTAACGCCTTTTATTATCTAAAGTAAACATCCAAAAAACATTAATTTAAAAATGAGTAGTATGTTGGCAGATAAAGATCTTAATAATCCCACTCAAGACTCTTTATGATTGTATTATTGAGATATTTACTATATCCTTACATTCGATCTTATTTGGCAAATGACTACTATCTTTAAACATAATGATCCTATATGTTTACTTCTTTTCTGCGCTAAAGCGTGAAGTGCCAAAGGGAATCGGCAGGGTGGGTCGTGAGTCGCTCCGCTCCTGGCCGGCCATGGAAGGCAACCACCAGTCCCACGCCATGACGCCGCCACCTTGTTCATTGGCTTCCAACAAGAGTCACCTAAAAACAATACTTGTCTATACAATTATCTCTACGGTTCCAGAAGTTAAATAAGAACTATTTGGCTTTAAGGAAAGTTGTTAGTTAAAAAGATGGTCAATTAAGTTATCTGGTCAAATAAAATCTTTATATTCGCGTCACGGTCGGTTGGATGAGTGGTTTAGTCGGTGGTCTGCAAAACCATCTACCTCGGTTCGAATCCGGGACTGACCTCACATTTGCAATCCTTTCTGGGATAATAACCCACAGGTGTATGAGACTCCTTGTACACCTGTTATTTTATTAATCCGAATCTTTTCAATAATACGAACAATACAACTAGTATACCTAAGATCGAGATAAAGATAATAGCTATAGGCCACCTCGATTCCTCCTTATCATCTACATCCTTAGATTTGATATCTATCTTATTATCTAGATCCTTTATATCATTCATAGTCTTATTAACTCCAATGGAATCGGCCTTCACCGTGCTATCCCGCCGGCCGATGACGATATGGGCGTCAGTCACGGACGATACCGGTCGCTCTCCCGTGGCGGGATCAATATCCTTATCCGTATCGAATTTCCTCTCAGTTATAACGATATCGGCATTAAGATCAGAGGTCTTTATCTCCACCATCTCGCGGTCTATAACTTCGTTTATCATCGTCTCTATCCTGCTTATCAGCCGGCTATCAATAGACGCCTCGCTAACCTGCCTCCTGCTTCCACAAGAGGACAGGAATAGCGACAGACCTAAACAAAAAATCGCCCTAAGACTTATCCTTAACCTCATCATCGGCAATTCTCCTTATATCGTCAAACGTCTCATCAGGTATGTTCTTGGAGAAGCTAAACATCTTGAACACGTTTATTCTCTTGAACACAGCTTTGAATACCTTCACCAAATAAGCGTCAGAGAAAGCATCCCCTATCGTATTCAAGAAAAGCATCACATATCCAACAAGGGCTATATACACCCCATATTTGGTAACGGTAAGTATCATGCTAGCCTCCTCCTCGATCGGGTATAACGTCTTATATATAACACATAATGTCATTACTATAAAACAAGACAAAGCGAACTCCTTAAGAATATCAGTAAACCTGACCTCCCTAAACCATCTCTTGAAACTAAACCTCCTCCTACGGCTTCTACGGAGCTTCCAGCCCCTTACGCTTTGCGCTAACCTAGCCAAAAAATTCGCTATTAATACTATAAGTAATACGGTCAATAAATGATGCACTGGCTGGAAGTAAACCCAACAAGAGGCACCATACGCAAGCGCAATATTCCACAAAGCCCCTACTCGCTCTATCATGTCTTTGTCTTTCATTTTATACCCTACTCGCAAAGTTAACTACTATACCATTAAGCACCTAAAACACCACAGCATGTATACCGTTCCTAGTATCAAGGCTATCAAAATGCAACCAACCCACCTTCCCTTCAAGCCGGAAAGGATATGGCAACATATCTTGATGATCCAAAATCAAGCCTCTAGCCTGTTCCGCCGTCATTGACTTGACATCGAAATCCCCAGCCTTACCCAACACATGAGCGGATAGATAAACATCTTTCTTATCCTTGACTATCTGGCAGATGTTGCATCTAAGACCACGTTGGGAAAACTGCCCCTGCTTGTCCCAATTATTACAATACATAGGCTGTTTGATTATATCCCTCCGTAATATAAGAAGATTATGGAGAAAAGCAGTATCAAGAAACTGCCACGATCTGTCCTTCCACTTATTGTATGTATGAGGACACACCAATTCCACTATATCAAAATACGAACCTAGTTCTTTTATAATATCATTTCTATTCATATTATCAATTTTTAAAGTAATGCAAAATAATAATACCACGATAACCTGATCCTCCTCGACCGCTCGTAGCTCCACTATTAGACGCTTTAGAGGCTCCTCCTCCGCCACCACCATAATAAGTGGCATTACCTCCATTTTCGCCATTAATAATAGCGCCCTCAACATCCTTAGCTCCAGCTCCATCACCTCCTCCGTGATTTCCGCCTTTCCCTCCGGATAAAAAGCCTATATCCCATCCTCTTGTATAAGCTCCCGATCCACCACCAGCGCCCATAGGATAAGGGTATCGGTCAGGATATTTGTTGTTAAAAACATATGATCCATCTTGCCCTGGATTTCCCGGGGAAGGATCATGACCATCCCCTTCAACTCCATATCCGCCTCTTCCACCTTTACCGGCAATAGCCTGATATATACCGAATATACTATCACCACCTATATCTCCTACAACCACCCTATATGTAACACCTGGATTTACGGATATAGTCCCAGTCAGTACACCACCTCCGTTACCTCCACTCCCGGCATTATATACATCGGAATATTCTCCATTAAGACCTCCGGCGACCAACGCGAACTCAACCTCATAGACCCCATCAGGAACCTCCCAATATCCATTATCCTGAGGGGACAGTTCCTCGAATACCTCTACTATCTTCACCTTGGGTAGCATCCTTCTTCTCATCATAAAGCAAACAGGATTTTACCCCCCCCCCATTTATATTTTAAAATACTAATATTAAGCATATTATTCCGGTTTTATCGTCCATTTCTGGGCGTAATTATTTTTTAATACATATATTTTCTCCATAGGCGTAGCGGGAGATCCGTTGGACTGGCCTTTCACGAACCCCTCCGGAGCCTGTTCCTGCCCCGTAGGACGTTGGTTCTCGTCAGGATAAATACTGCCGTACATAGATACACTAAGCCCGTAAAACTGATTCCTTTTCCCGTCCTTGGCCACAGATGTCATGGTAATCTGATCCCATCCCACCACAAGGTCGTAGAAGGAGTTTACGAAATCATCTGATCTTTTTTGGCTATGAGTGGAACAATTCATCCCAAACCATGTAATAGACCTCATCTCATAAATATAATCTGGCAGCTTATCCACTCTAATACCATTACTATGAGAAGCGTAAAAATTAGTAATATGATCCAATCCTCTACCCGACATATTATCATCATTCCAACCCGTCCTCCTCTCTCCATTCTTCCAGTCATCTAAAAAAATAAAATCAGTAATGTTAGGATTTATCTTATCTACCTCAAAAAAAGGGAGGGTGTTTATATCAAAATAATTCCACATATCAGAAGGGCCTTGAGTTATATTCAACGAAGTTAATTTAGGAAGATCATTAAACTCCTTTATATACCTATCCAAATAACATGAAGACAATTCAAGGGTTTGAAGATTTTTCATATTTTTTATATTCCTTATCCCGCTAGATTCTATATCCCTAAGATCAAGCATATTGAACATGCTTAAATAATATACCTCAGTTTTACTGGTTATAGCCTTGGGCATCGCTGTCATTCTAGCACCTACATTTTGAAGATCAATATAAATTAATTTTTTGGATCTTGACAACTTATCTACAGGTATACCGTCATTAACATACAGCGTATGCGATACGACCAAAAATTCAAGACCCGGAATATCTACGATCGGGAAAGCCGTCATCTTACAAGTTTGAATATTGGCATAATAAATATCACAAGTAAAATCTATCGATACAGCCCGTTGTACGTCCCTCCTCCCATCAGCGTAAGCATGATTATCCACAGGTACGTATTGCGATCCATCCTCCTTCCTGAACCACCACGTAGTATTTGGATTTTTCCTGTGTTGTATTGCCAAAGAACGGAATATAATACGATAATTATCCTCCCCTTGAACCTTGGTCATAGGAAACTGCTCCTTTATTCCATCCCCCCAATCCACATTAGCCATACCGGGCTTTCTGGATCTAAACTCAACAAACGAATTAAAAGGATTATCAACGACAGGATCGGGTACATAATTATAATCATCGGTATAATAATTTCTAAGTGCCCTATCCCATGTGGTGAACCACACGAACTTGTTGGATGATGCCTCATATTTATATAATGTCTTAGCCATTACCTATCTTGTTAAAATATTCTACAATAACATTCCTGTCCAATCCCATAGAATCACATAAATACTCCCCTTCTGGTTGACCCCCAAACGATAATACCTTATCCGTATCATGAGCTAAAACATCTCCATTGCCTACAAAGGTACGCCCATCGTCAAATACGATAAGCTTATATGGCTTATACGACCTCGTGTCAATATCAGAAGATCGTATTGACCTTAACACCGAAGCCTCTGGCGCCATACTAAACCTCCATCCATAATTATTCATAAGCACATAAACCATCTCCATAGGAGTCGACGGAGAGCCATTAGACTGACCCTTTATAAAACCAGAAGGTGCCTGTAATACGCCACTAGGCCTTTTATCAGAAGGACTGGAAGCCGAATACATAAGTAAATACAATCTATAAAACTGATTCCTTTCGCCATCAGAAGCAGAGGAGGACATAGTGAGATAATTAAACCCCATTACCTTATCATATAATGTTGATATAAACGTATCACATCGACTTTGGGTTGACAAGCAGAAATGCATATAAAAGCTATTCATAGACCTCATCTCATATATATAATCCGGGAGATTACTTACATCTATATTACTATAACTATGTGAAGCGTCGAGACTCTCAATGTTTTCCAACCCCTTACCACTCATATACGGATGCCAACTTACAACAGATCCATACCATTTGTTTATATGACTGAAAATCTTTAAACTAGAATTTATCCTATCCACCTCATCCATAGCCGGGCATGTGTTAGGATCAAACGATGATGTGGCATAACCAGGACTTAAATACAATTCTTTTAAATTATTGAATGATAACCATTCCTTAGGATATAACCTTACCCTTCCACCAGCTAAATGCAATATCTCCAAATTAGGCCACATGGAAGGGAATTTCCTTATATTGGAAGCTTCGGTATCACTAAAGTCAATAGACATGGACAAATTCAGACCTTTCAATTTAGTTAGTCTATTCCAATCCTCCGGGATGGACGTCAACGTATCCACACCAAACTCACTTAATGTTATACGCTCTATATTTACCGATCTCATTATCCTATCCTTTGGTATATCTGTTATGGTACGATCCCCAGGAATACTTATAATTATATTGATAAGGCTAGGCATATCAAGTATAGGGAAACCTACCATCATAATCCTATAGGATTCCATCATCGTAACATCATTGGTAAAAGACATGGATATCACACGCTCCTTATCCATGCCATCATCATAAGTATGATTAGGGACAGGGATATACTCACTCCCGTCATCCTTATAAAACCACCATGGGTGACTGTCGGGATTCTTATGATAACTTATATCCCTTCTCCTGAACATCAACCTGTATTGACCATATATAGATCCACTCCTAGCCCTTACAAAAGGGAATTGCTCTTTACTCCCATCTCCCCAATCAACCTCGCACATGCCGGGAGCATTAGAATAAAATCCTATAGTCTCATTATAATTATTACCATCCAATATAGGATCAGGAACATCATCAGTAGTATCATTCCTGTTAACGCCCCTAAAAGCATATTTACCCTTAGTAAAAAATGTTATAGAGCCTTTATTCGTATCCTTACATATCAGCCTCATACCTCTCCCTCCTCTATTCTCCTGAAATACTCGACAACCGGTGAACTATCCAATCCCAGATCGTTACAGATATCTATAGCCTCGTATTTGTCAGCGAAATTATACTTACTCATATTATCATCCAATACATCTCCGCCGAACACGGATACATGGCCGTCCTTTACGCCAAGGACGAAAGGGGTGATCCTAGCCTTCCCAGCCCGCCTTGCCCTCGTAAGGGCGGCCTTAGAAGCCGGGGCAGGGGCCAAGACCCATGTCTGCCCGTAGTTATTGGTAAGCACATACACCTTCTCCATAGGCGTCGTAGGATTACCGTTGCTAACACCCTTAACAAACCCCTCAGGGGCTTGATAAACGCCAGATGGTCTCTTGTTGGTAGGAGCTGCGGAAGTATATAAATCTAAGGTGAGTTTATAAAACTGATTCCTATTACCGTCAGAAGCCGTCTGTGACATCGTTATATAACTCCACGACATTATCTTATCATAAAACGTGTTAACGAACGTATCAGCCCTCTCCTGCGTATTTATAAATGTACCACCATCACGCAAAGTCCATATCCTAAATTCCCTTACCTCATACAACCAATCTGGGAGATCGTCTACCGGTACCGTGCCTGAATTACAATACGTGCCCTGAATCTTATTCAACTTACCTTCTACTAGATCTTGTTTCCATGAGCTACCACCCATAAAAGTAACGCCTGTCTTATCATCTCCAACCTTATCCACCTCATCAAATACAGGTATATTATTCCGATTGCTTATAATGCTTATACCTTTTGCTGGAATAGAATTAAAAGCCGGATCATAAGAAGGGATGTTACACAAGTTGAAGTTAAATTCAGTAAGATTCTTCCATTCAGAGAATCTTCTCCAATTAGAATCAGGATTATCAGCGAAATTAAAAACGAAATTACACCCAAAATACTTCAATCTTTTCATTTTTAAAAACCCCTCCGGCCAATTATCCCAAACACCAGGGTGAGAAAAAGACCCCATCTGTATATTACGAAGATTAACGCTCTTGCTTATCCTGTCATATGGGATATCACCATTTTTAAGAACGGACCTGACCATAGCCAAATAAGTTATATTAGGTAGATTAACTACAGGAAACTCATGGAGGACAATACCCTCCATATTGAACTCCCCATCGATTACGTTAGAGAACCTCATCGTAACCTCCCTACGCCTGATATCGCTATACTTATGTGGAGGAACCGGTATATACTGAGATCCATCCTCCTTCCTATACCACCATGTAGTATCGTCAGGATTCTTTTTGTACTCAATATCTAAAGACCTGAATACTATCCTATAACTACCGTCAGATATCTTGACCAAAGGGTATTGATCCTTTGTCCCGTCACCCCAATCGACGTCCACGAATCCTGGATTGTTTGCCGAGAACCTGAGATTACGATTAAAAGCATCATAATCTACTATCGGATCAGGCACATAATCAGCATCCTTCCCATTATAACAAGGGAACCTATCCTCGTTAACATAAAACGTCACCGAGGACAGGGCCGTATCATATCCTACTAAAAATCCCATATCAACTAATTGAGGTTATATCATAAGACACCCATTCCTTGTATCCGTTAACCATCTCATATACCTTGTTGATGGTCTTGCATACGACAGCGAATCCGATATCCACGTTAGGGAACTTCTCGTTAAGCTCATCTATAGTAAGCTCCTTAGTTATACTCTCATCCCACTTACGCATCTCCTTTACCTCCATAAGGATCGGTTTACCGGTTACTCCTACGCTCATCACCCATTCTCCCTCACGGTTGGCATCCGCCAGATCCGGGAAGATAGTAACGCCAAACAACTCCGTGAGCACGAACTCATCGCCGTTCCGGGTAAACGACACCGCCGCTCCGGGGGTCAAGACTACCTCGTTCACCGCCAGCATACTCACCAGCTTCTTGGCTCCCCCTGATACAGTACCATTCAACACGACAGTCACGTTACCCGTAGCGCTATTAACAAACTTGATATCATTCTTCTCGCTATTTATAGCCTGTAACCTAGACCCAGATACGATATTTACGATCTCATAATTCTTGTCGTAAGTGCTCTGTAGCGTCACATTACCGTATTTAGTATCGATAAGGGTAATCCACTTAGCCTTACCACCTACTATCTCTACAAGCTTATAAAACACATTATTCCCGTCAGCGTCAATCCACCTAGCTATAGCTCCCGGAGCGAAATTAGTTACCTCCCGATCTTGGGTATAACTTATAGTGCTTTCCGTAGGCTTGTTAGACAAAGTAACGTAAAGACATTGCTCTACGTCAGCCTCCATCTTGACTATCCCAGCACCATCGTAATAATAATCAGGTACGTTTTTATCTCGTATCAACAAGATGGTACCTTCCTTAAGCTTATCGGCGTTAGTAGGATCGTCTACGAAAGATTTCATTTGGATATAGGTATCGAAGATAATCGACGTACTCTTATCCTCTATCTTCTGATTGATATCATTGACAATATTATTAATCTCGTCTTTCGTATAATAAGGAGATAAATCAACCTTCGGGCCTTCCTGCTCTAAAGCCTGAGTTCCGTCCCACCAATAATCAGGTACCTCCTGCTCCCTGATCCAGAAGCTGTCTCCCACACGGAGCTTAGCCGTGTTCTCCGGAACCGCCAGCCACTCATTCATGGCATCGACCGTATCAAAGATATACGCCGCATTCTTGCCCTCAGCTATACGTCTTACGACAGCCAACTCGCTCTCGACATCGCTAAGTCTTTCCTTTATATTATTGATCTCTCGCTCTAACTTATCATAATTATCCTCCTGATCTATAGCGTCACCGATGGACATATAAACCTCGTTAGTGAGCTTATTGTAGGTAACACGAGCCACCTTCTCGTAGGATGTCTTATACGTAGATGAACCCTTACCAGTATGACAAACAAAATCATACGTATTTTGATACACCACAGATCCACCGGTATTGATGAAATTATATCCGTCTTGGCTCATAGTACCACCCTTGTAACCCACAAGCTCAAAAGAACATTTACCTGTACCTATAGAAGCAAACCATGTAGCATAAGCCATGAATTGCGTCTCATCCGGCAATGTGGAATAATACTGCGCCCTTAAATCCTTTACCGACATCCAAACGCACTCCTTGCCAGACCCGGTGTTATCACCACCCCATTTAAGCACGCTCCTTACGGACTCATCACCGTTACCGGGGCCATTATAACCAACACCAAGATTGTCGATAGTCGGGACATTCGAGTTGAGAGCCTCCGTCATCGTATCCAAGTCCCTTCCCGAACTCTCATCCCATAAATACCTGAAAGTAACATAATCGACATCCCCGATCTTAATGCCTCCGGTATTACTAGGATATGTCTTCGTGACCAACTCATAATACCATTTACCATCACGGAAAGTAGCCCTTATCCTCTCTACTTGCTTGGGAGATATAGAGACATATGATCCACCAACAGAGACGTTATCGCCATCAACCGCACGGGAAGTCCCATCCTTTGGATCCTCAGGGTCCACGGGGGTGTAGATCGTAGCCTGCTTATCTCCGGCATTGATAACAACTATATAATAGCTGTCCCCGTCAAGACCCTCATTATGAGCCATGGTGACAAAACCTTGCTCGCTATCCGGTCTCCATTCAACGACAACCATATGCTTATCCATAGGTATACCGGAAACGCTGTTAACGTAGTTTGTTGACGACATGAAAATGGCATGATCATCATAAGCCTCATCAACACGTTGATGCTTAGTAGCCAATCCGTCAAGACGTGATATCTCAATGGGGTCAGTTACCTCGACCCCATTATAATCATACCACTTATATCCTATCATCGTATTCTCACGACGATATTTCCTTTTTCTTACGACCTGACCTCCAGCTAAGGCGTCAATCATAAAATAATCATTACATACTTTAACCATAGCCGTTCAGATTAACAGGTTTGACATAAACAAGCCACGATAGTAGCGCCAACAGGAATGGCGGTCAGCGTAGTCCCCACCGGGTAGGTAGTAGAGGATGACTCCATCACCATCAACGACGTCCGCTCTACGACCATATTGTTATCAATCAACCGGCTCCCCTCCACATAGAACCGGCCATCGGCCACCTCATAGCACTCTCGCACCGGAACCATATGTCTTTGGCTCTTATCCGCGTAATCGCAGATCGTCACCTTAGCCCCATCCGGTATAGACGTAAGCTCATCACCTACATTATAATCAGGATGATCAGAGTACACGACATACAATATAGACTTAATATCCTGCAATGCCGGATTGACTGTCCTGAATCCCTTCAAATGTATCTTATGACCACCGATCTCATAACAATCATCCACGTCCATGATATTAAGATCACAACTGATAACCGTCCAGCCGTTAATAACCGTCTGCGTAGGGGTAGTATTGATAGGATGATCGGTGTCGGTAGACTCAACGATCTTATAGTCGAAAGTCTTTACATCCAAATTTCCGTTCAACGACTCCTGTCTCCTGATCTTAACCGTACCCTTTCCGGTATCATAACAAGTCTCAGTGGTATCGATAAGTCGATCCATATAATCCGGCTCCTCGCATTCGATACGAGTGAAATTAGATGGCAAAGAGGTATATTGAGTACCAACATGGATATCATTGTCTGTAGAACTCAATACATGATGATTATACGACCTAACATGATTTAAAGGGTTGATAACGTAAGTGGATTTAATCCTTACCGATCCTCCCTGTGTCGAGTAACATTCTACCGCATTTCTGGTAATACGATCATCCAACCTTTCTAGAGCACACCTTTCACGGATAAAATCCGCAGGGATATTATTTATCCTATTTCCTAGCCCATACCTATTATCAGACGAGTCCACAATCTCCCAGAACTGGTTTCTTTTCCCAAGATCACCGTCATAAGACACCACATGTCTCATACGCACGCTTCCGGCTGATGTCTTGTAACACTCCTCGATATCAATAGGCATCCTATCTTCCATATCCGTAAAATCACAAGACACCAAAGAGAATCCGTCCGGGAGGGTAGCTAGTTCGGCCCCCGGAACGAAGCCGGCGTCATCCGATTCAAGCACCTCGAAGCGGACGTATCTTGCCTTTATCTTGGAGTCATAAGAAACCAGCCTACGAAGCTTGACATTGCCATTGCCTCCGTCATAACACTCGACATAAGACCGGATGTCACGCTCCTCCATATCGTCGAAATCACAGACAGTCCTTACCCACGTATCTGGCAAGGAACTGAAGCTGGCGCCCTCAGGTTGTGACGGGTCGGTAGTCTCCAGGACTTTATAGTTCTTATCCCTAACTCCTATATTCCCGTCCCATGACGTGAGAACCTCCAGCTTCACCTTACCGGCCGGTGTCTTATAACATTCTACAGTTACCTCAATATCCCGGTCCTCCATATCCGTGAAGTCACAAACGACCTCAACCCAGTCATCGCTTATGCTGGTGATAAACTTACCTACCGGATTCTCAGGATCGGTACTTTGCTTGACGCGATACCATTCCTTTCTGGTACCCATCTCGTAATCAAATATCTTATATCCCTCTATCTGCACCCTTCCGGTTCCGGTATCAAAGCATTTAAGCACCGGTATTATCTCCCTTTGGGTCATGTCCGGGAAATCACATACTATACGACTCCATGTATCGGGTATCTTATCATACTCCGTACCGATAGGATTGCTATCGTCAGTCGTATTTACCACCTCATAATGGGATACCTCCGGGTTCAGGCGGGGGTCTACCGACTCAACGCCCTCGATCTGGACCTTGCCCCCTTCCGTGGCGTAACATTTACTTACGAATATCAACTCCCGATCGGTCATCTCCGCTATGCTACAATCTATAGCTACCCACTCGGTAGGAATCTTATCCAATTCCGTACCAATAGGCGTATCAACATCTGAAGAGTTGATGATAAATATCTTCTCGGCCAATATCTCACCCTTATTATTCATATAGGTATGGATACGAGCCTCTACCTGACCTCCCGGAGTACGATAACATTGGTTGACGATCGACACACGGGCGTCCTTGATGTTAATGAACTGATAGTCCTTTTTAGGAACCTCGCTTACAAGTCTCTTTACTCCTTTATCATCGAAGTACACGTAACACCCGTCATTCCTCATCATGACCGGATACGTCTTTCCGTCTATAACAACGCCTGAGAAGTCATCTGGCGGAACGGAGAAACCCATGCTTCCGAATATAGAAGCCAGTCTCTTTAAATACTCATTAATCGCGGACATACTACAATATTTAAGTTCTTATGCCTCAAAGTTAATAAAAAAGGGGAAAGAATTGAATCTCTCCCCTTTAGGAAATATATGAACGCAAAAAAGGTTCTTTATTTCGGCTCGGTTACGATAGCCGGACCAAGACCAGCAGCCGCCCCGATCATATTGATCATCTCCTGAACACCCTCATGAGCGCCATAGCGTACACGTAAGATCAGGTTAACCGGATCATCGGCGATAACCTTTCCGAATCCCTGAGCGTATCTATGAGGATTAATCGTGATCTGGAAGTCCACGTATTGGGCTGTTTGTTCAACACGGCTGTATTCGTTCATGAATGTCCGTCCCATGAAATCCTGATGTTTCGGGAAACCGTTGAAATGAGCATAGCCCTTCAACTCGTCATCCATCATATTACCGCCGACATGAGTACGTGGTGCTTTGCTGGACAGTCTCTCGAAATTAAGTTGATCCCACCAGATAGGAGACCCCTCGTCAAGAGAATCAGGATAACCTCCGCTAGCGCCAACGATCTCAACGCTATCCTCTACATAAGTCATTTTATCCATCAAGCACTCTGACGGAGATAATAACATTTCCTTACCACGGAAACGGATACCGCACTTGCAGTTAGTACCAAGTTCCTGAGCCGACTCCAATTTCTTCCACATACGGTTACGATAGGAAGCCGGAGCATTGCTGGTGAAGAATCCCTCGAACACCTTGTCACACTCATCACACAACATATTGGTATATACCTCTGTCTGGAAGCTATGCTGGCAAGCCGCAGGAGTACCGTAGTCAGTGATCTCCAGTTCCGGGAAAGCCTGTTTGATTTCCTCCAACGCACTGTTTCCGCACTCATCATCCGGGATCGTGATATAATACTTCTCGGTGGATACCTTACAAGAACCACAAGCCGACCAAGAAGCGGTACGAACCGTAGGATTCTCACACATATCGGATGTCTTAGCCACATAGTAGATAATAGCCGTAGGATTGGCCTCCACGAAAGTAGAGATCTCCTCATCCGTCAATTTCTTTGAAGTAGCGGCGATATACAAACCCGATCCCTTGATCTGGCTCATCTTATTAACCGTATCAGCTACCACGTTAGGTAAAGATTCTACCGTAGTAGACATATCAACACCATCATCCTCCAAAGAAATAGAATAAAGATAACCACCCTTAACTTCCGTATAATTAGGAGGACAATCTGTACATCCTTTCATGATAGAGATAAGACGTTGGGTATAGTCAGCAGGTTTAGCCCCTTTCTTCATAACCTTATAACGTGACATGCTACCCTCAATAGTCTCTCGTACGATCTTCAACCCCGGATATTGGGCGCGAACCTCAGCCAAGGCCAGATCATCACCAGTATCGCATACCTCCATGCAATAGAAATTGACATCCTCCGTATCAGGCTCAGTAGCCTCGTTAGTACATCTTGTGACCGGAGTGATATCAATATAATCGGACACCTTACCACCTCCAGCGATAGGCTGGTTCTTCATCCGCTCGATACACTTCAATACGGCGGGTAACAAATCAACCTCCTCGCAAGGATCGCACTCCTCGCATTGATTTGGCGTATTATCACAATCATCCAAAAGAATGGCGTCATTGATCTCTACACGACCCTCCTCATAGCCAAGAAGCTCAAAGGCACGACCAGCGAGAACCAAGCGGATAGCGATACGGTCTCCTTTGGAAACTGAGAATGCCGTGTCATCAGAAACACCATTGTATCCTAAGATAACATCATCGACATAAGCATGATCTTTCTTCGGCCAGGAAGCGTAAATCTCGGTGATCTCATTCAACGAGAACAAAGGCGTGGAAAAATCCTTATCATATATAGAGCGGGAAGCCGCTTGTTCATTACGACCGATACGGATCTCATAACGCTTATCATTACGAGGCTTACCGGTAAAATCAGTAACGGCCTTACAACCGTTCTCGGAAGTATCTTTAGTATCGTAAATACCGATCTGTCCTTCCTTCAAGAAGATGGAATCAACATCCACCATCTTAGCGTGTGGGGATACGAAAAGTACCCGGTCTTGCGGTCTGTGCAACATATTATCAATATTTAGTTTAAAAAAATTATTTACCTAACGCAAACATAATAATAAAGACGATCACGACAATAAAGTACAGCCATGAGTATATAAATATTAATACGGATTACATTTTTTGTAAAGCTACTCTATTAAAACAAATCCATATTCATTTATAATATTATCAACATCATTAGATGACAATGAAAACCACTCTCCTGAAATCCTCTTGTCGGAAAACTTATCATGCAAACATCTCTCTATATCACCTTTTACACAAGCTATGATACTTAACCTTGGATTAGCGCATCTTAAATCCCTCTCTCTCTTCTTTACATTAAACGTCTTACCTATTTTAATATCCTTACTTAAACCATCGACAGCCAAATAGGTGAATATATTACAATCATGATCATCATCTACATCATTTACCAATATATCAATTATATCATCGACAGATTCGAATATACCCATTTTTATAAACTTACATATATCCTTTTGAATACAAACAATCCTTTCCGATTCTTGCTTGGTGTATAAAAACTTATCACATTCACCGGTAACAGTCTTATTTATAGCAAAAATTATTCTCTCAATATCATCGGAGCTAAAAAATGAAGACAGATACCTATACATATCACTATACTCGTTTCCTCCCCTTATATATATAATAGCGTCATTGCTTATATCTGATCTTCCAAACATTTTTATACATTCATTATATATAGATGGATGTAATTCCATGGCGACCATCATCCATATCTCTTTAGCACACATAACCAACCTATTCGATCCTCTACCGGTAGATTTATACACCCCAAGCGATTTTAATGTCTTGACAAGAGAGGTATTGTTTACGTCATTAATAAAACTTGATAAAGATATACCTCTTATATACTTGTCTTTTATAACATAATATATACGCTCAGAACTATTCCTATTGGATAAAATTCCCTCTATCCTCTTATCACTCCATCCTTCTACGATCCTCTTTCTTAAATAAGCCTCTTGCAAGTCAGTCAAAGACATAAATGATGTTTCTTCATCACATCTAATAGGTACACCGAATAAAATTTTACTACTTGAAATCATATCATAATATTTTACACAATTAAATATTATGCAAATATAGGAATAAAAAAGCAAAAACACACATACCATGAAATAAAAAAAAGACCCGCCTATTTCTAGGCAGGTCTTTCTATCAAACTAACGTTGTTTATTTAAAAGAAGCCACATTATCCTTATCCATTCTATATCTATACAATTCATTCTCATTAAGGTTGAATTGTTTAGCGACCATGTCCAGAATCTCCTCCACTAAAGGATCGGGCAGCTCCGGGTCGATGTCCGTGGATTGGATACCGGCGGCGTTGATATACCCCGATAGGTCCACCCTGACAGGACGGCGGTAGTACGTCATCTTAACCTCCTCGGTACGGAAGCCTGACTCGTAGACCACGACCTTCCCGTTCCCTATGGAGTAGAATGTCTCACGGTAGTCGTAAGAAGGACGGTTATTCTCGTCTCCAAGAAGCTCATGGATATTCTCGTTCTTAGCCTCCCACATAACGAAATCAGTGGCCTCACACCCTTTGTATGAGAAAACTCCTTTTATGTTAGAGAACCATAGATAGTCGTCAGGTAAGTTAAAGGACGTAGACTCAGGGTCATCCATCCTACCCGCATTATCCAACGACATCCAATAAACAAGAAGGTTTTGGATGGAGCGTATAGTCTCGTCATCCTTCCTATTTAGATAGTACTTAACCAACCGGTCTTGGGCCTCGTTGAACAACAGCACGAACCTTCCCGGATCCAGCTTAATCCCGCCATTGGCCAGATTCTGCTCGTTCTTCTGCAAAGACCTTAGATACGCTTCTTGGATTGTCATCGCTATTCCTCCTTAACCTTATCACCTTCCTCTACGTCATCCTTCTTCTTAATATCCTTAACCTTCTTGGTCTTGGACTTATCATCGATATTAGACATAGATATAATCTCCTCATACTCATCCAATACATCAGCCTTTATGTTAATGAAGTCTTTCTTGGTAGCCAAGAACTCAGCGGATGTCCGAACGTCAGGTCCTATGATCTGGCCATTATATTGTAATCCGGATGGAGTCATATTGATACGACCATTTCGTTGAAGGACGTTTACGATACGGTAAAACTCAAGAACTTCCTTGAAATCGCCTTCCAATGACCGATCCCAGATATCAAGCAGATAATCGACATTGGTCTTCTTCTCATTCATCCAGTTTGATAGAGATCCTGTATAATACTCATCCTCCGTGAAATCCGGGCGAGTTACGATACCGATGTAAAGAAGAAGATCGATGACAGCCTGACGATCGTCGCCGCCTTTCTTAAGGGCGCTGATAAACTTATAGCTGATGTTCATCTTATTGATCTCACGCTGCTGAACGAAATCCTTCATATTGTCTTTCTCCACGAAACAGAACATGGAGTTCATGAAGACAGGATCTCCATCCATTTCCTGAGGAGTCAACATGCCGGAAAATACAGCCAGATATAAATAAAATAGATCTACGGTATTAGCCGTATTATAAACCTTACCCATGAAGATCTTATCCTTAGCGTCATCCCAAAATTCTAAATTGGTTTGAGATAGATCCATCTGCGACATTTCCTCGAAAGGCTTCATGATATTATCTCCCCGCTGTTTGACGAGCCTGTCGATCTCATTCTTGTCAAGACCATTATAGCATCTTGATCTTGGATAAAAACCGGTGTTATAGGCCTTGGAGAAATCATCCCAAGGGCAACATACGTGAGTGGCGTTCTCCGGGAACGGAGCTTTAGCTATATTAGCGTCTTGAAAGGCCTGAGGAGCACTTCCATCGTGTTTGCCTACAACCTCATATAAGGTATCTGACATGATATTGAAACCGTTTACCTCGGCCAATACCTTCCTTGATTTTAAAATTTCTTTCATTTCCTTTTTGCGTTACTTTAAAAAAAGAGGAGAGGAATATCCTCCCCTCTAAAAACCAAATTACATATATGAAAAAACTTAGCCGAAGTAGTTCGGTTGAAGCTCGATAATCAAGAACTTACTGTTATCCATAACCCATGCTGCGGAAGCGGAATGACACCAGAATTGCTCTTTCATACCCGGCAAGGATGATACGATCTCATTACCGTTGGCTTTGTGTGCCCAACGACCGTACTCATAACCCCACCACATGCTTACACCTTCTGGCTTGATATAGAATACGTTGTTATTCATATTACCTAACTTAGCGTTAGCCGTATTAGGAATAGCGGAATATGCGTTAGTTGATCCAGCGTCAGTGATATTCTCGATAATACAAGAATAAGAGGATCTAGGATACATGCCATTCACCAACTCGCTACGATCTGTCATGTCGGCGTAATCCAAAGAAGGATCATGCTCGAACTCAACATTACCGATGCCCGGGATGAAAGCTCCCTTAACCTGAACCGGACCTAAGATCATGGCGTCATTAGTACCAGAGATAGGGTTAGAAGGCAGCATACGGTCACTACCCATACCCCAGCTTAAATTACTCAATGTAGTGAAGAAAGATTCTCTAATCAACTTCTCTAAATTGATCATAGCCATAGCTCCTACCTTGAACTTAATCTTACGCTCCGTAATAGGAAGATCCTGACGTCCACGGAAAATATAAGCTGCGGCAGCCATAAGCGTGTCCTTAGTAATACCCATCGGACGGCTATAGTAGATAGTGTAACCACGGCGAAGCTGACGATAGATACCTTCATTCAAATGGATAGGACCATTTTGATCCATGATAACACCACCTTCTTGCCACATCAACTGTCTTGCCTCCAACTTAACCAACTCAGCCATACAGAACACCTCCAACGTAGAGGCTACCTTAGCCGTACGCAAATCAAGTCTACCATTAACAGTCTTACCGATAATAGCCAAATCAGGAATATTACCCTCATACTCACTTCTCATGGCATTCATACGACGAAGAGCGGTCTCCACAAACTCTGAAGTGCTGTTCTGGGCGGCCTGCATGGACTTCATACCAGCATACATAGTTGTCTCACCCTCAACACCACGGTGGTTTCCTAAACGAAACTCACAGGTCATGGAACCGGCCTTGTCAGCTCCAGATACCTTAGAGAACTGGGTGCTATACTCTCCAAGAGCATGACCGATCTTCCAGTAACGGATACCCGGACGTAATTTCTCTTTAGGGAAGTATTTAGCCTTTCCGCCGATAACACGACCCCAATAACGTGTCAAATCACCTTCTGTCTTAGACGGGATCTCACCTGAGATAAGGATATTACAGCCGTTAGCGGCGTCATAGGTGATGACATCATAAGCCGTAAACTCAGAGGTATTCAAAACGATATCAAACAAACTACCGTCAATACCCGGTTTTAGATGATGACCTGAAGTATCCTCAGCCGTAACGACAGCGAATGTCTTTGTAACAGGTAAATCATAACGGAAAGAAGCTCCAATACCGTTAACGGAGATCGTAGCGCCGTTATTAATCATACCCATATACATCGGAACGGGGTAATTAGCGATATTAGAGAACAGATTCAACAGACCCAAATGATTCTTATCAGGATCCTCATAATACCAGCTCGCCAATGAGCCTAAGTTATGCTCTACGAGCGAAGTCTTATAGTTCTTGGCATCGGTGAAGGCAATAACGTTATCACCATTCACGGTAGCCGGAAAACTTTTTGTTAAAAAATGATTCATAATTATCTATCTTTTAATGTTATACACTCTTTGATCCACTCAGATCAAGGAAGTTAGCTTCTATAGTATCGTTATCGATATTAGTCTTATTCTGCTTTCCTCCCTTATTGCCAGAAAGAAGAGTGATGGTCTTCTTATTAACCTCCATCTTAGCCTTGTTGGTTTTCTGTTTAAGGAACTCGTCCTTATTCATCAAGAACAAGGCCAAATCAGCGGCCATGTCCGGATTCTTGATAGCCTCCGAATAAGCTTTATCTATAGCCGTATGACCTTGATTGTCTATCGGCTTGGTAACGAAATCGACAGCCTTACCTATCATCGTGTCAGTCAACTGAAATCCTGAGCTTATAGACGTCTTAAGACCTTTCTTATAGATCTTCATCTGCTCAATCAACTCCTGTTTCTTTTTCTCGGATTTTTTCTTCTCCTCCTCGATAAGGTTATCCATCTCCTTTTTCAGGATATCATGGAACTTATTGGCCTTGGACTCAATAAACTCATCGCCCTTGCCGATCATCATCTCCATATTATCCTTTATCTCGTCTTCCGGCATACCCAACATCTTATAATAATGCTGGATAACCGCAAGCTGATCATTTTTATTACTCATATCAAGGCTATCCAACGGAGCCTGAATACTCTGATATTGGCTTAATAGTTGGCCAACGTTACCACCGGCCTTATCCACCTCTATCATCTTCTTCATGAAATCAGACATCGAGCCGGTATCAACCTTGTCTTTCAACAACTCATCAGCCTTGTCCTTGATCAATCCCTCCACTATATCGAGTAAATCATCCTCTTTAGTGATAGTAGAAAGATCGACTGGCTTGTCATCTACCATAATATCAAGGTTATCAATACTGTCGATGATGCCTCTTGCGGCCATCTTCTCCAAGAAAGATTTCCCGTTAAACCCTGATACCACGTTATTATTATCAGCACCGCCTTCGCCAAGAGAACCCGGGTCTGGGTTGGTAGCGTCGCCGCCCTTATCCCCGCCACCGTCAGCCGCTCCGCCGTCGGCAGGCTCTTCCTTGGTATCACCTATAGGATTACCATCCTTATCATATTTACCCTCGATATTATTCTTATCGCCATCACCGTCACCACGGTAAAAAAGTTCCTCGACACTCATGGTCTTAAAACCCTTAGCGAAATCACCCATGTCATTCATACAATTTCCTTTTTTGCTTTTTACAAAATTATCATTAACACAATTACCAATCAAATCAAACCCATTATAGTATATGACAGAATTTTACGCCAAAATGATTACAGATTTTGTAAAAATATTTACAAAACTTGTAATCAATTCTTGTTTATTATAGACGTAAACCTATCTGTATCAGATCTTTTATTCCTAGAATCTATCTCCTTTTCTTTTAATTCCAACTTCCTTTTTTCTATCTCCTCACGAGATCTTCGCTCAGCCTCGGCATTAGCCTGTCTGGTTCTCATATCCTCTTCCTTGATATCAAGATCTCTTTCCCTTAAAGCCCTATCAGCCATAGCCTCGACATAATCCATGCCTTCAGAGTTGTTCTCGGTCCTAGCCGCTTGACCGGCGGCCATTATGCTCTTACCCCTTAAGTCGAAGTTGCCCTTGATATAAGCCAGCTCCTTATCCTTCTCATGCTCATCATTACGTGCCTGTTGCTCGGCCTCTGCTTGTTGCTGGACAAGTCGCTGTTGATTCTGGTATTCTTCTTGCCTTACACGATCAGCATAAGATCTAGCATCCCTTCCGATCTGATTCATCTCAGCCGTTGAGTTGGCGCTCATCATCCTAGTGATATCAAGTAAGTCATTACCTAACGTATTTGTCTGTAATATATATTGTTTCAAATTCTCCAATTCCAGACGTTTCTTGGAATTAGAAACAGCCATAACATTAAGATGACGTAACGATAGGCTATTATCCGTAAGACTAACATAAGCCAAGGATAGATCACTATTCCTGTACATCACAGTCCAATCATATCCCTCTTTCTGACATATTTGAGCTACGGCAAGATGGATATCCAACGTCCGCTTCTTAAAATCATCGAAGTCATTAAAATAAGTCTGGGTCTGTAACATCGTGGCATTAACGCCCTGTTTTACGCCCGTAGAACTCTCGTATCTCGTTGACTGACCCATAGCCTGCTCAGATATACCTATCATCCTATAAGCCATCATATAGGCGTAAGAAGCCATTTCCATACGGGATCTTATCTGATCTGTATTAGTAAGATCATATACACCAAACTGGTTATATATGCTACTCATCTGCGGATTCTGGTAAGGATTGTTCGTGTCATTACCACCTACACCCATAAACGAGACAGACTTAACGATCTGCATGAAAGTAGCCAAAGCCCCTTTCTTGTCCATCATATCCTTATATTCCGTAGGCAGGAATCCTAAGTCGCCTAAGAAGAACTTACCGATCTCCTTCTCGGCGTTATTGTATAGCTGGTTCATAGCAAGGTTATACATCATCTGGAACGGCTGTATGCGATCAGCGAGACTAGCCCCTATAAATCCCGAAACCGGAATGACATAATCATACAGACTGCTGTCACCATGTATCTGATGAGGTATTGGATCCCCACCAATATATATAGGCTTATCCATTAAATTACCTCCAGTAATCTTAACTCCAAACCTAACCTCAGGCACATACTCCAAGATATAGGTGTTCACCTCAGGATCACCAACAGCATCGGCCATAACCCTCTTTACTTTCTTTATGCCATTCTTCTCTAAGAACTCCGGAAGCAACTCATCAGTTACAAGCTCCTGATCAACCATCCCGGTCTCCGTCATGTAAGTTATTAGAAATACCGGTTTCATGGACACCCAATATCCTTCCATGACTCTAAAAAGACGGGAATCTATCTCATATCTCTTTCCATTGGACATGTCAGAGTTAAAATAGCCAAAGGGATGGAAGCGGGGCAAGAAGCGGGGCTGGGTGTGTTCCTCTCCGTCCGGGCCGAAGGTATGGTACTCTCCCATAGGAACACCATAATAGTCCTCAGCGGCGACTATAGACTCATAGTCATGGTATCCTTTCCATGGAATAACCTCATTCTCATACATACCGGTAATAGACGGCTTCTTTTTCTTCCAATCATACCTAGTACCGTCATTGGATACCCATCCCTCGTAATCATCATCACCGCCCATAATCCGGCGTTTATCCTTGGCCGTCATCTTATGGCCGTATTTTGATATCAACTCAACACCCTCATAATAATGAAGACGGCCTACATAAGATCCATATTGCGGATATTTTACATCAGGATGGAACACCTCCATCGGACTCCACACCTCCGGTCGATAGTAATCAAAACCGACGAAATGATTACGAAACATCTTTCCGCTAAGAAGACGATCCCGGAAATTCTCCCTGTCAAGCTCATCCATATAAAACCTGCTACGATCAGCCTCGATCGTATGATCTCCCCATACAGCCGCCTGCGTCTTCCATCTGGTGCTCATGAACCTCTGGATATCGTCAGGGGTCATAGACGCCTTGGCCTGCTGGATTTGCTGGGCGTAAGCCTGACGTTCCTCCTCGGAATTAAACTCATTGTATGTAGGATCAAGCCCGGCCTCAACAAGACGTTGGTTGACTATAATATCCCACTGTTCTTGGATATGGCGGTGAAGTAAGTTGGACATCGTATCCTCGTACTCGCTTATAGCCAGATCCCCTACCTCGTTAACAGTATATTTATCCTGTAGGTTCGTCAACCATCCCTCAAAGGCATTCACGATACCACCTATGATATCATAATGCTTCAAGAAAGAGGGTATCCTTATATCACTCCTTAACTTCTGTACGTTTCTTAACTGTGGGATAACATCCGCCATCTCCATAAAAGATAACTTACCATCCGCCATCAGATAATAGTCACGGTACATTTGGTTACGATCATATTGTTTTAATCCTATCACCTCAAGAGCGTCCATACAATCCTCTTTCCATTTCCTGTTCTTTTTCTTCGTGGAAATAGCCTGAGGAGGTAATCCTAATAGCGCCCCTTTTGCAGGAAACGAATGATCTCTATTGAAAATCTCCATGTCAATCTAATTTGTTTTTAGCAAAGATAAGTTATTAAGCAACACTAAACTACCGAAACGCACCTATAGATACCGATCCAAAGGCAGAGGCATATATCTCATGGTGCTTATAAGCGTCTTCCTTACGGGCGTTATTCATCTCCTCGATCTTCGATTTAGGCATGTAATTGTTATCGTCAAAATACCTAGCTAAAGCTAAAGCATGACCAAACGATATAATTCTATCGACGTTCAATCCGGACTTGTACTGTATTATTTCATCCAGTAGAGCTATGTCATCGATCAACTCAATGCCCTTCACCGTTATATCAAGACCGGTATTATCGTCATATCCGATAACGAAATCCTGCCAACAGTAATCCACGACACACGAGAATAGCAGGTTCTGGTTACCGGGGGTAGGGTATAGACCTAACTTGCTATTCTGCCGGGAGCCGGCCTTCACATACTTATTGGCTATTGCCTCACCAGCAAACAGGAAGAAAGATGCCGGCATACCACTCTTCCGATTAAGATACTGCTCATACATCTGGTCAGCGTTCTCCATAAGACATATAGCACCATATCCCTTCTGAAGCACCTCACAAGTACGGCAAAACTGATCTATGGATGATGGGCGGGATACGTATGAAGCCACTATTCTATAGGCATAAGGATCTCGAATACCAACACGCCTTTTGAATACATAAAAAGCTCCTAATGAAGGGGTATCAGACTTCGCTTGCTTATACGGATCGAGCGAGCTTACGTATATAAAATCATCAAACCTATTAGATTGAGGCATCTCAAATATCTGAACAGGAGCGTCAATAACACCTCCACTAAACGGAAAACCAGCTAGCTGTTTATTAGATTTCGTAGTACCAAGCTTATTGCCCGATTCAAGAAAAACATCACACAGCATGCCGCTATATTGACCCGACTCAAGAAGATCGTTCTTATGCTTGATAGCGTACTCAACCGGGAACAGATTTTGAGAAGAGCTTAAAAAACAGTCATCAATCGTAAAAGGATAGAACATGGTATGAGAGGTATAGGCTACCCTGTCCTTTGTAGATAGTTTCTTCCGCTCCTCATTAAGCTTATTGGTGCTAGCCTCGAAGTCTGTGGCGTCAATCTTGATCTTATTAAGCTTCTTATCATCAGGTTTTCCTAAATAATCACCCAAACCTATAGTTACCTTGACACCGGAGTTTGCCATTTGTCCCGGAACAAACATCGCCCATTTCCGTTCTTTCCATGTTTTTCCTTTCATGGCTCTACGGTTTAGGATATCCCAGTCCATGACCAGAAGGTTATATGTCTCGGGATCAGAAAACATTTCTTGAGCGTCCTTGGATAATTCTACCTCACCACCAGTACCGGCCAAGATAGGGCTAAGACGCCAGCCATAAGGCGTGTCGTAGGAAGGCATGGCGGCCGTGTACGGCTTCTTGATAGGTCCCTTACCAACCTCGTCGAAAATAGCCGTAGCCGGTGTCAAACCAGCCGTCTTCTGCGTGGAGGTCTTCCTACCCATGTTGATGTTGGCTATAGAGATAATGGCATGGATATCACGTACACCATTGGACATCCTCTTGCCTAATGTAACGCCCGAACTCCAGTCGGTCTTGGTTCTGTTGATCCTGAAAAAAGGATGCACATGATCAAGACCATACTCACAATACTCGCCGATATTGGATAAGTCACTGTCGCTGAATCCTACTACAGAATGACTAAGACCGATAGTCATCGTAGCGTTCATCTGGAGAAGTGATGACATGATGGTTGTATTATGGGATACGACAAAATTAGTAGTAAGAAACTGATGCGATTTATTATCGACCTCAATACAAGTAGCCTTATATCTACCGTAATAATCTATATCAGATATCCTAAGCCTATCGTGGGTCTTAGATATATACATATCGTCACCATCCATGACACAATAATACCCCATAGACCAAAATATTTTCCTTACAAAGGATATAATATACTCGCTTTTATAAACGACCTTAAAACGATCGTCACCGGTATTTATACCACAAGCGATCTTCATAAACGATCTTATGAACAACTCTTTCTGTTTTTTGGATGAATAAATGACATCATCCATCTCCTTCTTGCTTAGCTCAAAGATCCTGTCGGTAGCTCCACAAAGGAAGGAGGCGGCCAGAGACCCCATGAGCTGGGGCGATATCAGCCACCGCCGCTCAGGGAAATCTACCGCCTCCCCAATATCTATAGTTATTTTGGAGAAGTCAGAATGGATGATACCCATAGTGCTCATAACCTTATAATCACCATGATACTTGACTTTCCACTGGTGCTGCCCGCAACACACCACGCTGCGACCGTCCTCAAAGGTCACTTTGTACGTATCAACGAATCCCTGAGGGTATACGCCCACTATGGTAGTAAGCTTACCATCATCACCATATATGATATCCCCGATATCGGCGAATCCTATTTTCTTAGATCCATGAGGAGTATATATCAGCTCCGAGTCCAGAAGAGCCTTGCCAAAACGACGAGTACCAAACATTCCCAACCCTTTCTTCTCCATACGGGCACGTTGGTACATCTCGGCGAAAAACCATTCGTTATCACGCAAACGACTGATCGCTGGCACACGTTCCCCGTTTGGAAGATCCTGGAATACGGGAAAGAAATTAACATGCCAATAAAGCCATGGAGGGATGAACGTACCATTGATAGTCACCCCGTACTTGACCTTATAAGCCTCTTCTTTAAAGAACTGCTTAACATCGTCATCCTGATCCTCCCAACCGAACAGATCGTTCCATACAGGAGGATTTTTCATGTTTACATAAAATTCTGGACTCGTGCTTAGACTCATTTTATAATATCCTTTAAAACAGACTCGATTCCACCAGAAACCTGACCCTTACGTTCCTTTTTCTGGACATTGCTTACAGACCTATATACATCCATAATCCCACTTTTCTCCATATAAGAATCATTCCATGTATTTATCTTATCGATTAATTTTGATATGAAGTCAAATGCCCTAGCCATATCCTCCGGCTTCTCCTTGTCCCAAGGATGCTTATCAATATAAATCTTAGCGTCATTTATAGCCTTAGCTATGACCTCAAGATTGTCGTTAACCCGATCAGCGTCCTTACTCGTCGGCTTTCGTCTTCCCTGTGGCATTGGCTTTCATATCCTTAAACTCGTTATACTGTTTCATAAGAAGCTTATAAGATTGAACAACACCTATCTTACTTACTTCCGTCACACTCATATCATGGAACATATCTTCAAGCTCCTTATCAGCATATCTCAGACGTTCCTTGTCATCATAAAACACAAATCCAGACGTTCTGTCTTCCATAATGCTCTTTGCGGTGGACGCATATGTCGTATCGAAATCCAGATCCATACCGAAGCTGGTAGCCAACTGGATTATGAACATCAACCTAGAATTGACTTTTACAGCCTCTATATTCAACATCTGTATCTTATGAGTCATCTCATGAAGAGCGACAAAATCATCCTCCTTTATCAACGAGGATGATTTAAGGGCTATCTTCTTGGTTCTATCTTCAATATCGCTATACAGACGCTTGCTCTCACGCTTTATGGCTATCCAATGCCTTATATGAGTATCCGCCTCTTCTTTAAGATAATCCCTGATCTCTTTTTTGATATCCTTATCCTCTTCCATTATAATCACACGTTATAATCATTATTATTTAATTCAATCTCATCACTGATGCTTTGGTCTATAGACCTCAATAAATCCCTGGTACTAACATCCCGCAAGAAGCGGACATTACCACCATTAGCCCTAGCTATCCTCCTTAAAGCGGAGTAAAGTATATCACCCAACGAATATTCAGGCAACTCACGGCATCCGACTTCCATGACAATAAGGGCATGGATACGATCATCTATCTTACTTCTTACGGGACTTCGCATAGTATTTACTTATAAGCTTCCCCTATAATACGTAGCGGGAAATGTTTGAAATTACGTTCAGGATCATCCTTCGTATAACCCATAAGAGATAGATGTTTCTCAAAATGACCTTCCGTATATTTTGAGGTATCCAATGTCATCCTAAATATAGTTCTATTCTCATTGTCAGGATGTTTGTTATATGAAACGTCTCCCATACATCCACATCCAAGATGATGCTCCTTGACATGGAAACCATCTTTATGGGTGATAAATAACACGATTTCTATCTTATCACCTATTTTCTGATCAAAAATATTTAGATAAAACTCGCTCTCGTCATCCGTAAGTCCTATATCAAAGGAATCGTTAGGGCACTCGATATTAAAATCGTTATGATCGGCCGTTATCACCTCCATAGCATTCCATTTAGCTTTCTCTCCTTCCACGAACTTCAACGGGCATACCTCGGTCTTCATCCAAGCCTTCTCCTTGATAAAACATCCACACAACGAACATGCTGATCTACCAATCAATCTCTGAAGAAATACCTTCGCTGGTAACTTAAATAACTTGAATAAACTGGTATTAGATGAGTTGTTAGGACATGACTTACATGCCTCAAGACGTTTACTATACCATTCAGGGTAATCTTTCTTATTCTTAGGAATCCTGCCCAATAAACTATCTTCCCAAGCTTGGGCTATTACTTGGGCTTTACCAATTGTTTGCACGATAATTATTTTTTAAACTGTTTTTGTTGAAAATCCTGTAATTGTTCCCATGTCATTCCATACCGACATTGATACATGGCCTCATGGTTATCACGTATAAGAGGATCTCCGTTCTTCAACCCCTCCATATACTCTATCGCCTTAATCTTCTTATCCAGACAATCAAGCTCAATAGGCATCCTTTCATCCGGATAACGATTACCTTCCTTGACAAATATCCGGCGTATCTTATCACGCCTTACACGCATCTCTCGGAGATTGCATATAACGTATCCGATAAACGGGATTCTGATAGATATATTGTCAGTATACCTAGCTAGATGATGGATGTAAGATACGGATGCTTTCATGCACCACTCTACCTGTTGTTTGGTAAACTTCCCATCAGATCTTCTTACCACCTCATCCACGATATCCCTATCGAATGAAATAAGATTCCTACCCATCAATATCCAATTTGTTTCTCTTGAACACAAATCCCATTACACGGGTATCATCACCCTCCCCGTCAAGAACGAAATAGTTACGTAGGCTTCTCATCTCAATAGACAGCTCACGGGTACGGAAATTCCCGTTCTTCTTGTCCACCAGAAAACCACCACGCTTCAGTTCATTGTTAAGGACAGCGATGTAAGACTCCTTCTGCCCATGACAATCCATGTACTTAGCCCTGGTATCATCCGAGTATCCGTAGTTGATGTAGAAAGAAAGTAAGTTTATCGTTCTTTCGGTGATCAAGCTTCTACCCTTAGAATCCAGATAGCCGTTGTATATCCTTAAGAACTGCTGGATCATATCCAGTCTAGTGTCGTAAGGTAACGCAAATACGAAAGCTTTTCTCTGTTCCGGCATATGAAATTAGTTTTCAGCAAAACTACTTAAAAAAAATATCGTTGTCAAGAAATTTTGCCATAATCGACATAATATATGCTGACTAGCATGTATTTACGAGAATCCAAAGGGAAAAGGCTAGTGGGGTAGGACGAATGAAGCCATGTATGTCTACGGCTGGCTACAATAGCAAGGGCAGTGAAGTTCACGTACGCTATGCGCGTGGACGGCGGGGAACATCCTTATCCTGCCTCACGGGATGCGACCACTCCTTTTTTCTTTTTGGCTTTTTATCGTCCCATGACATAGCCAAGGCATCCAAAGGGAAAAAGATTGGTGGGGGACACGATGGGGCACCCAAGGTAAGGCTACCGCCGTTATGCCGGACAATGCCGCCAGAGGTTCGCTATTGACATGGACGGCGGTAGAGATATATTCGCCTGCCGGAGCGTGAGCGACCGAATACGACCTTACCTTTTTCCCTTTGGATTCCTTCCTCCCAAGCTATGGGATATAAAGCCAAGGGGAAATGGGAGGCCTTGGGGCATGGGGCCTGCCGTAGAAGATACGGACGGCCGGAGCGTGAGCGACCGCACATAACATCGCTTTTTCTTCTTTGGCTTCTGCTCCACCCGATCCCCCTACTGGGGTCCCGGCTTCCGGTATAAGATACGGCTTCTACCAGGTTTAGCCTGCGGTATGCTACCTGACGGCACCATACCTTGGCGGTAAAAAGCAATGTTTTATTAAATAGAGACTTTAAGTGGAGTACACAGGAACTCGACGACAGGAGAGGTTCTGTGTACAGATAGATATATTAGTAAGTAGTATATGTTTATAAAGTTAATTATATTTAATAAATATACCTATTAACGCGCGCGTAACAAGTAGGTTGAGAAAAACCATCGTTCACGCGCACAGCGTTTTACGGGCATCATCTACCCTCTTCATCCCCCCCCTAAACAACAAATGGGCGACCTTCACAGGCTACCCATCCATCCGAATAACTTGTTTCGTATTGATGAAACTTGTATATTCGCAGCAAAAACTTTAAAAAAATGTCTGGAACAAAGATAGCACTTTTACAGAAAATGAAATCAAATTTCGATAAGATTCTTACCGAAAAGTATATTCCACGTAATATTCAGACCAAGAAAGATGAGCTAGGATGTGTAAAACTTCCAGCCGGATCACTTATATGTCCAGTTGATTTTAAGCCTGTTACTAATAAGGAAGGCAAGAAAGTGACAGCCATAAAATATTCATTGAAACATGAGGAGTATCATGGATCGGGAATCCGGATCAGCGATGAATGTAAGATGGCAATGATATATCTTATTATCATAAACGTACTCAAACATGTGTTTCTAAGAAAAAGGATGCAAGATGGAAACAGAGATCAGATAGAGATCAATACCAATGATTTTATTGATATTCTATCGGATGGATGCGCTTATTTCTGCTACCGACATGTATTAAGAGATTCTCACGAAGATATAAACTACCAACTTATAAGTCTAAAGGCTTGGGCTGAAGGAGAGATCAGAATAGCATTGTCAGATATCATAAAATACAAGCATAAGGCTAGTAAGGTCCCAAGGATAAAGGATATGTTTGTAAAGAAAGGAGAATCCATATACACTTGCATTGATAAGAATCTTGATTCGGATTCTAGACGAAGAATGGCTAACAAAAGCCGGAAGCTTGATAGGGTGAGAATCCTTTCCAAAATAATATTCAGAGCCAGAACCAGAAACGTACATCACATATACAAGGTAACTAAAAGAAAGACAGTTAAGTTCAATGTAGTATACCTTCTTAATGAGTTGAATAAGAAGCTCATAGGCATAGGTATGCGTGAAATATCTCAATCCACTATATACAGATACATAAGCATGTTCTTAGACATGTGTAAGAAGAGTATATCCGATTTGTATGACGAGGTAAAAAAAAACAATGGAGTGGTGAATACCAAAGACAGAAAGAACGTAACTATCGGATGCTTAAGACTATTATACAAGGGGAAATATATGCATATCCTTATATCGACAGAATACATAAGAGATGTATTTTTAGGAGAAAAATCTTCCGAGATGAGTAAAGCTGGATGATTTGAGTATCAGATATAAAATTTAATATTTACATATTATTCACATTTATTTTTAATAGTTAATTATAACTATTCGTATCTTTGTACCATAAACTTAAAAAGACATGGTACAAGAGGATTTTAGAAACGAAAACGACCTCCTTCGTCATATTATGACGGTGGATAAAAACGTAGAGCAGGGTCGTGCCTTGAAGAAGATTTTCACCACTAGGGAGAATCTGTTTATTACCGGTAGAGCCGGTAGTGGTAAAAGTACGTTCATGAGACGTATCGTAAAGTTCTTGGGTAAGTGCGTTATCGTAGCCCCAACTGGAGTAGCGGCGTTGAACGCCGGAGGACAGACCATTCATTCGTTCTTCTATATAAAGAACGATCCTTATATCCCTTCTATCGAGAGAGGTATGTTGTCTAATAAGGTGGATGTAAGTCTGTTTATGAAGAAGAAGATCAAGAATCTTGATACTATCGTTATCGACGAGATCAGTATGGTAAGACCTGATTTGCTTGATGAGGTGGCTGATATACTTAGACAATGCAGGCGTAGCAAGGAACCTTTCGGTGGTGTTAGGTTGATTATGTTTGGAGATCTATCACAACTACCGCCTGTGGTGACGGCGGATGATTTTATCGACAAATATTATGAGAGCCGGTTCTTTTTCTCATCAAAGGCATTAAGAGCGTCAGGATTCTCGGTCATTACCTTCGAGAACGTATTCCGTCAAAAAGATCCTCAGCTTCTTTCCGTACTTGAGGATATAAGATGTGGGGTTATTACCGATGAGTCAAGACAGATATTGGATAGTAGGGTCAAGTATCCGGATAATATGGATAATACTATAATTATATGCTCAACTAACAAAGAAGCTTATGAGATAAATAAGACTAATCTTGATAAGATCAATAATAAGGTATTTAAGTTCGATGCTACTGTATTCGGGGAAAAGCCTGTAGCTCCCTGTGAGGATGAGCTTATAGTAAAGGTAGGAGCTAAGGTCATAATAACCAGAAACGGCAATGGATATGTCAATGGTTCGATGGGTATCATAACCAGCATAGATACTGTTGATGAAACGATATATGTTCATCTAGATAACGATACTGAGGTAGAGATAACCAAAGAGAAGTGGGAGAAGATAAAGTACAAGCAGGTGGATGATTCTCTTGAAGGCATTTCTTGCGGCTATATAATACAATATCCATTGAGGTTAGGATACGCTATAACCGTTCATAAATCTCAGGGAATGACTTTAGATAATATATTCGTAGATATCAGCAGAGCCTTCGAAATAGGGCAGATATATACCGCTCTATCAAGATGTAGGTCCATAGACGGTCTTTATCTAAAATCAATTCCTAAAGAAGATATGGTTCTGCTAAGCGATAAGATATCTGACTTCATAGATAAGGTGGATGAGAATGAGGGTGTTTTGAATCCAGAAAAGATATCTGATATCGGGAAGGATATGATAAAGAAACAACAGGATTTATTTAATTTCGATGAATACGGATTATAATGGCTAAGAAAGAACTTTTTTCAGACGTAGATGAGTTAGTATCATCTTTAAATAAAGAGCTTGGAGAAGGCTCGATAATGAACTTTGGCGATGATAAGCCTATAATATCCATACCAAGGGAAAGCACTGGATCGCTGGTGGTGGATAAGGCCCTCGGCGGCGGATGGGCGGTAGGCCGGATTCATGAGCTGGTCGGGATGGAATCTTGTGGCAAGACTATGATGTGTACGTTAAGTATGATCGAGTTCCAGAAAAAACATCCAGATAAGCTGGTAGCTATAATAGACGTGGAGAATGCTTTTGATATCGAATACGCCAAGAAGATGGGATTGGACGTTAACCGGTTCCTTATTTCCCAGCCAAGCTACGGGGAATTGGCTATTGACATCACAGCCAAGCTGGTGGAGTCCGGCAAGGTAGGCTTTATTGTCGTGGATTCCGTGGCGAACTTGGTCCCGAAGAAGGAGATCGAGGGTGATATGGAAGATAGCAACATGGGATTACAAGCCCGGTTGATGTCAAAAGCCATGAGAGTTCTTACCGGGATCGTAAACAAAAGCGATTGTGTTCTGGTATTCATCAACCAGTATCGGGAGAAGATCGGTGTAATATATGGTGATCCGAAGGTAACAACCGGTGGTAACGCTCTTAAATTCTATGCCTCTATCCGTATGGAGATGTCAAGGAAAAAGGTCATTGTAGGAGAAGATGGCTCTTCTATCGGTCATGAGATTCGGATAAAGGTATTGAAGAACAAGACAGCTATACCTTTCCAGATAGCAGAGACAGCATTGTATTATGGCGTAGGATTTGACAAGGAGCTTGAACTTTTGAAGTTATGTGAGGAAACCGGTATCTTTACCCGTAAAGGATCATGGTACTGGTACGGGGATGTTCGGGTCGGTAATGGCGTTGAGAATACGTTAAGTATCATGAGAGATAATCAAGAATTGTGTCAAGAGTTAAGAACTAAATTGAATTTGTAATCATGGCAATAGGAGTAAAATTTGTAGACGTAATACCATCCAGCGTAGAGAACGCTGTCGAGGTTAAGAAGGGGGATGTAAAGAACTATCTGTTCGTAGGTATTCCTATGAGCGAGTTTATTGGAAAGAGATATGAGTATGAGGGATTCATATACATGTGCCTACAAGGTGTTACCGGTGGTACGGAACTTGGCGGTGATATAGCCATAGCCGTATTGAGACCTGTTAGGCCCGCCGTTGGTCAGGCTTCTTACCATTTGGTATCATATACGCCTCTCACATATACGAGATCTGATGTAGCTATATTACTTAGAAATGGAGATTTTAAGGTTGTTAAGCGTGATGATTGTAATCTTATTTGATCATGAGTACGTATATATCAATAAAATCAACGGTAAACGCATTCAGGTACGGTATTGATCCTGTACCTGAATGGTTCGACAAGATATCCCATAAAACCAATGAAGTCGATATTATGGTTGATGGGAACAAGGTAAAGGCATTGGATATAAGTCTAGAAAATGGCATTTTACGGGCTTTTTATGGTTATTACATAGGTCTGTATCCAGATAACTCTATACAGGTGTTTAGACCGGAGGATTTTCACTCATTATATACCTTAAGAATATGAATGTAGCGATAGGGATAGATCCGGGTATAGATACCGGAGGATTGGCGATGATCCCGGAGAATGGGGAGATTAAGGTAATCATGACTCCAAGGATATCTGCTAAGGGGGATATAGATCTTAGGGCCATATCAAGTTTCTTCCTTGACGCAGCGGATAAAATCCAAGAAGAAGGCGGAGGAATGCTGGCGATCGCCGTAGAGGACGTCCACAGCATCCACAACAGCTCAGCCGCCAGTAACTTCACCTTCGGCGGACGGCGCCGGGAACCGAACGCGCTCTTCGCTATGATGGTGGAGATGATGGAACGATACGAATCGCATCCAGATGTCAGGTTCATGTTCGAGGAAGTACAGCCAAAGACATGGCAGAAGGAGATCCATACGACTGCCGATCGGGTGTATTCGGCGGCTAAGTTAGACACGAAGGCTACCTCCATCCGATGCGCCATGCGCCTTTTCCCTTTGGTCTCTTTCGTGAAACCATGGTCAGGAAAAGGAATACAACCTACTAAGATACAAGACGGAATGTGTGACGCTACGCTTATAGCCGAGTATATTAGACGTAAGTTTAAATTATTTTAATACTATTAAGTATTTATTATATTTGTATTAATATAATTATGATTACATTTGCAATGTCATGTAAAAGTTGTTTATTATAACCTCGGATAATATGTAAGATGTTGAAAAATATTTTACATATACCGGAAACGGTCAGGTTATTAGCCTAAGTGCTTAGAGCACTACGTTACCTTAGAATGTATAGTTACCCTAGGGTGTTTATCCAAGCCCAAGGCTCTAAGGCAAGTGGTTAAACAGGAGTAGCGTATTCGGCAAAACAGTGCTGCTTGTATGAAACCTTTGGTAACATTGGCGATGGGTACTAACAGGATTTTTATCCTGATTTATCCCATAATCGGGATTCATACTCCGGAATCATTTCCGGTTTCGGAGTATGATTTTTATAAAGCTTGTACATGAATTATGGATGATAAACAAATAAAATATGTTATATGGTATTGAAGTGCTTGTCGAAATCATTAAATGAGAAGTTGGGTAAACTGGAGACGGTGGTTAAGAACGCCGGTTCCAACTCCCTTTATAAGGATCTTAAGATAGATGTTGTCAATAATCTGGCTTATATCACTTCCGTAAATGCCAAGGTATGTGTTATAGAACGATTGGAGGTCGAGGCTGACTCTAACTTCTCTTTCTTGGTAGAGGCAAGCTCTTTTATTAAGTTCATGAAAAAACAGAAGAATTGTGAGATTACGATACTGCTTTCGGATAGAAAAGATCAGATCACGATCCACTACGCTTCTGGTGAGTATAGTTGTCCGGCTTTTGATATCAATACATTCCCGCAGGTACATAAGATACTTGATGGAGGAATTAAGGTTAAGATGAGCGATTATGTTTCGGTTCTTAACAAAGCCAGCGATTATACGGAGGTAGATGACTTTTATCCATGCATCGAGAATGTGGTTATTGATATTGATGATATTAATATTAATATAGTAAGTACGGATAGAAATACTATTTACAGGTATTTTGTCCCTAATCAGGATAAGGTAGAGAAGATGTTTATCCCGGTATCGAACGAATCCGCGATATTGCTTGATAAGCATATCAATAAGTCATCGGATATGTTGTCTATAAAAGTGGATGATACTAAGACTTATTTCTCTACGCCTGATATGGATATGTATGAGACCCATTTTGAGGGTAATTATCCAAATTGGAGGTTCGTGGACGAGCATTTTGTCAAAACAAGTACCTATGTCTTTGATAAGGATCTACTCGTCCAAGCCCTCCAAAATAATCTTAAAGTAAATGAGTTTGATCATTGTAAGTTGATATTTACCGATAAAGGATGTGGTATTATGTCAGAGAACCCGTCTTCAGGTAAATCATGTAAGGAAAGACTTACCCCTTTGTCTCATTATGGTGAAGATATTGTATGCAACGTGTTATGTGGAAGATATCTGGGTATCATAAAAAGCATATCGTGTAATAGGGTGGTTATCGAACATGACCATAAATCTCATTTCAATAAGATTTATGGGGAGGATAATAAGAACGAGTATTTCTTGTCATCATCAGTTATTGTTTAATGTTTAAAAATATATAAAATGGGAGTTAGAGAAAATTCATCAGGTGGTAATAACCATTACTTTAAAGTAAGTGGTAGCGGATTATTATATCAGTCATCAAGAGAACCAAAGGAAGGTTTCGAGGAGCATATAAACGAGAAGACCGGAGCCGTTTCTTATTGGAGGGTATTCTGGAACGGTATCGAAGGTTATTTGTCTGATATCAATGTGCGAGAAGTGGAGTTCAATGGAATAAATGCCAAATACTTATCCATAAAGATAAGTGATGAGGATGGTAATTACTTTATAAACGTTCCTTTGATGACTCAAAAAGGAGGTATCAATAATTACGTTAAGTCACTGGTAAGGTACTTGCCTAATATCGACCTGAAACGTAAGGTGGTGATCAATCCTGCTCATGCTAAGAAAGGGGATCAATATGCTCCCGGTAATTTCTTTATCTCATACGCAAGGGAGACCCCTGACGGTAAGGACGAGCTTATCCAGCAATATTATAAGAACGGGCAGAATGGATGGCCTGACAGGGTTGAGAGTACTGATATAATGGGGAATAAGAAGTTTGATTATACGACCCAAGACGCTTTCGCTTATCAGGTACTTAATAAATATATCCAAAGTATTAAGACAGATGGTGTGAAACCTACTCAGTCGGCAAGCCAAAACAACGCTGGTGAGGCTATAACGCAAACGCCCCCACCGTCATACGCTACGCAGGCTCCGCAGCAGACGCCTCCTCCATCATACCAGCAGGCTCCGCCTCAGACAGCCCAAGCGCCTTCTTTTGGAGGTCAGCAGCCGCCACAATATCCTCCTTTTGGAGACGACAGTGACCTACCTTTCTAATTAACTAATTGAAAATGAGTAATTTAATGGAAAGCAATTTTAATATATCTACTAAAGTGAACCGTGTCTCGATGCCTACCCAAAATAAGGTAGATACGGTTATGAAGAACTTAGGGCATCGACCTTGTGTAGCGTATTCCGAGGAAAAGAATATGTATTATAAGGACGGAAAATGGGTAGCGTCAGATCTTGACGCTACTATCTTACCTCTTAGGGAGATGTTCGAAAAGACATCTGATTTGAAGTTAGGATTGAAGATCGTGTATTTAATAATCAAATTATAATATGGCCACAATTGAAGATATCAAAAAACTTCTGGAGAGTAAGTCATTTACATCAGCCAGAGACCTTGATGAGCTTGAGGAGAAGCCGGATGATAAACAAAACGAGGTTAGATTGAATTGCGAACCTATGGTAGGGATGGTGGAGAAAGAGGGAAAGATCTTCCTTAACTCCGTAAGATTCTCGAAAGCATGGAACTCGTTGGGTAAGGATATTCCTATCAAGCAGGGTAATGCCTTCCCATTAGGGCAGGGTGATGTCCTTGATATAGACACAGGGGTGTGGGCATCGTTCCCGGATAATACCATAGGGGTGTTGATGATGCTGCCGTCGTTTACCGGCGATACGGGACTTACTTTGGTGGGATCACCGTTCGTCTCGTCTAATAACGGGAATATCATGATCAGGGTCACTAATGTCCGTAAGGATATGGCTATAGTCGAGAAAGACAAACATATAGCTGAGTTAATTATAGTCGGCAAGATAAAAGCCGATATTCGTGAAACCTATAACAGTGATAAAGATGTTCGGATTGAAGATAGTAAAGAGTAGCTATGTAAATACTCTAAAACAGGATCTTGATGAGGCTGTTAGCTATTCAAGTAGATTAAAAAGAGATTATGAGGATTCCCGCAAGAAGATAACGGAATTAGAAGAGAAAATAAAGTATCTTGATACGCTTGTCGATTCTCTTGATATGGATATAGATTCCAAGGATTCTCATATCGTTAAGATGGGGAATGAGCTTAGTAAATCAAGAGAGTTATATAATGAGTCGGTGAAAGAGAAAGAGACTCTTAAAAGGGCTTATATGGATATTGAGAAGAAACATAAACTATCATCTAAATTACTCGATGAGGCTAGAAGAAGATATAAGGAACTTGAGGACCAGAATAAAATTATGTCAGATCGTATCAAGTATCTGGAGGCAGAGATTTTAGACATCGATGTTCCTGATGAGGTTGTTGTTGATGAGGATAAGATAGATCCTAATTCCGGTCATATTGATATACCTGAAAATAACGTATCTGAGGTTACTGATGCCGATGCCGGTAATGAGGTAAATATCGAGAATAAGGTGGAGGATAAGAAGAAATCTAAGAAACGTAAAAAATCTAAGAAAAGTGAATAAGATCTTGTTTTTCTTGTTAACGTTATTTACCTTAGCGGTTGTCGGATGCAGTACGTCAAGAACCTACTATACAGAATATGATACTACTGATATATCTTATGTAGTAGATTCCATAGTGTCTTCCGGAACCGTGATGGGCCAATGGAAGGAGTGGCGGTTTACGCTGGACGACGGCCGGGTCGATAACTTTGGCTTTACCGCCCTGTACGACGCCAAGGGAAAGGCTAGGGGGTCTATACAGGTAAGGCAAAGATCCGATACGTTTAATATCAAGATAATTGATTACCATAAAAAGGATAAATGATGAAATACGGACTAGGTTATATACCATCACCAGCGGATGACAGGGACGCTATTATGAATATGCAGCATGAGGCTGTTCCTGATGAGTATAAGGTCAATAACATTGATAGCGTAGTGGATCAAGGATCTTCTCCTATTTGCGCCGCTGTAAGCTTAGCTGAGATACTTAACTGGAGAAAGAGTATAAGGGCTATTAAAAGACCAGCTAAAATCTCTCCCTACGATATATATGATCTGAGAGAGGATAAGGATCAGGACGGTATGGTTCTTCGTGACGCTATCAAGTCTATCAAGAACGTAGGCGTAGATGGGGAGAAAATAAACAGTTACGCTAGGATCATAGATCCGGTATCGGCTAAGGTAGCTTTGATGCTGAATGGCCCTCTGGTTATAGGTCTGTATTGCTATAATTATGGTAATCGATTCTGGCAAGGCCAAGGACAGAACTTGGGAGGTCATGCCGTTATCCTTACCGGCTGGGATAAGGCCGGCTTCGTCCTACAAAACAGTTGGGGGACGGGATGGGGTAGGTCTGGTGTAGAGACGTTCCCGTTCGATGATTGGTGCTATATGCTAGAATGTTGGACAATAGTTTCATAACTTTACTATATAAACTTCGAGAAATTCCGTCCCACATCCTCTTGTGAAAGCCGATGTGGTTATTTAGGACCCGTAGATCAATTGGCTGGATCATCTGGCTCATAACCAGAAGGTTGTCGGTTCAAGCCCGGCCGGGTCCACAGTTGGATTAATAGAGTTTGTCATTAGATTTAGAGTTTAGATTTTGTTTGATGTCCTTGTCCGGGAGGATCGGGACATATGGATCCGAGGATCATTGGATGATTACCATAATATTGGAGATGCTGGTTCGATTCCAGCTGGATTCACTAAAATATTGTTTGGTAATTATATACAATTTATAGATCTTTGAATAAAGGGGAGTTAATTTAACGGATAGAATTTACGATTCCTAATCGTAGCGTGGATAAGGGTTCGATTCCCCCACTCCCCACATGGTGTTTTCTTAAACATATTCCCGTAGGTCGGTAATTAACGATAACCGGTAGACAGCCTACGGGAATCAACAAAATCTTACGTGCTTAAGATCGCTTTCAGTTCTATTTTTCGTGTGTAATCTATAGGAGGGTAGCACGACCCTCCTTTTTATAAATACTATTTGCTATGGACATTAATCAGATAAAAACGTATCTACCATCAGGATGGGATGTGGTTGATCTAATAGATCACGGCATAATCGATCTTGATATCATGAATGGGAAGATGATTGGTGAGTATGTGGCTGTGTTGATGATAAAGTCTTATGATAAGATTACTGAATCACATAACTTAACTACTTTCTCGTTCCATGATAAGGATATGGGTGGATTACGGAGATTGGTATCGAACGCTATAATGGCGGTTGGGTTAAGGAATAATCCTCTGACAGGAGATGGGAACACGGCAATCAAATAAAGGTGCTGAATACACTGAAAGAGGGATATTGGATATCCTTAACAGACAGTTCTTGGTATCTCCTAGATGGATTATAAACAACTTGTATGTCTATAATTGGGAGTCCGATTATCTGGCTATAACCAGATCCATGTACGCTTATGAGGTTGAGGTGAAGATCTCGTTGGCTGACTATAACAAGGATTTCGAGAAAGAGGGTAAGCACCAAGTAATGCAAGGCTGGTTCGAGGCACGGAAGCAAGCCCTATACGAGACCGGTGACTGGGTCAGGTACGGCCGCCCCAACTACTTCTACTACTGCGTTCCTGATGGGTTGGTTGATCCTAAGGACATACCTCCGTACGCCGGGCTTGCTTATGTTTGTGGCAGGAATTTGAGAAAGATCAAGGACGCACCTATCCTGCATCGTGATAAATTTGACCCCGAAGCTTATAAGATGGCGGACAAATTCTACTACAATTGGTGGAACGAGAGACGTAAAGCCAGACAGATAGAAGGGAAGGATATGAAAGATGAGTTCAGGAAGAGCATGAAAAAGGTGAAGGAGAAGATAACCGTCGATGCCAAGATCAAGGCGATGGAGGCGTTCTGGAGCGTCTGCGATTATGCCTACTGGCCGTACGGGGGAAGAGGGGTGCCCGGAATGAGACCCAACTGTTCCGCTTGTGGCGAGGAATGTAAATTACAATGTCCGAAAGGAAAGGAATTTAAAAACAAGATACGATGAGTAAGATTAAAAATGTATTGGCAAGAGCCATTTCATTGGCGTCAGAACAACCAATGAGTTATAATGAGGTAAAATCATTACTTGAAGATATAGATACTTGTAAGGTCAAGATATGGCTGGAAGAAGGAGCGATATTGCCTAAGTACGCCCATAAGGAGGACGCTTGCATGGATCTGTTCGTCAAGGATGTAGAACTTGACGGAGGCAGGACCATATATCATACCGGTGTACATGTAGCATTGCCGGAGGATTATGAGATGGAAATACGCCCTCGTAGTAGCATCACCAAAACAAAGTCTGTTATCCAAAACGCCCCGGGAACCGTTGACGAAGGATATAGAGGCGAGATTATGGTAGTATGTAGACGTGTGGATTGTTATGATGATCCTTCTTATTCGGTTGGGGACAAGGTAGCTCAATTGCTTATCCGTAGGAGGGAACGTATCGTATGGGATCAGGTGAAGTCGTTGGATGACCTCGGATATACCGATAGAGGCGATGGTGGATTCGGAAGCACGGGGAGGTGATCATGAGCGGAAGGGTTAAGATAAAGATCAAGGATAAGAAACCTAAGATCGATGTATTTAAGGTGATAGAGAACCGGTTTAAGAACATGAACGAGCTTCGGGATCTGATCGACATGGATCCAAGGAAAGGGCTGGTCAGGATCCGGGATGGGGCCGGCTTTAGAGAGGTGGAGCGGGGAGGATGCCTGCATCGGAACTACCTTAACCTGTTGGAGGAGGAGCTGGGAACTAAACTATCAATAGATCTGATAGATAAGTATGTTAAAAGAAAATAGCACATCACCTACCCTAGTAATTACCTAGGGTAGGTTCGTTTTGTATACCGAAGTGTCTACCACGATCTGGCTGTCCATATCCTCAATCAACTCAATGATCTCATCCCTTATATCGTAAGAAAGCAAGATCGGGATTATGGTTAACATAAAAGATAGTAGTATCCCGAATCCTATTATGACAAGGATATCATTATACCCTATATCTAATATCGGCATGACAAACATCAACCCTGACGTGAATATCATTACAAACAACGTGGATATCTCATTTATCATATCCCTCTCCATTACGTCTTTAATCATATCTCCTCGACTTTAGTATGGTTTATTATCCTGCTGATATGACGGATACTTAATCCCGTCCTGTCCTTTATCCTACCATATACGTAGTTTCTAGACACGACAGTGGCCAAATCACCTAGCTCATTAAGTATCTCATCATACATCTTATGTATCTCGTTGTTGCGGATAACCGTACTATCCCTTACATATATCTTCTCGATATCGTCATCGCAGAAGAAGATCTTGATTTTATGTAGTGTGTCTCTAAACATGATTGTAGTTTTGTTCCAAAGATATGAATTTTTGATATCCGGTCAAAGACAATACATGGAGAAGCCAAAAAGAACGGGAGGCGGTGGTAGGACGGGGGAGGCCCGGAAGGACGAGGTCTCCCTCCTTCCCTTGGGATTACACTATCCTTACCGTTACTCGATAGTTACCACGAGAACTTTTCCCATAGGCATAAGATTCACATCCCGAACAAAGATCAGTTACTATACAATTATCGTTTAATACATAATCACCATCCCAAGTTACATAACTTTCATCTAAAACCTGAGTCTTTAATTCAGGTCTGTAAGTGAAATTAATGATCTTCCCAGGATCTTCTATCACCGTTACAGGAACAAAATTAGTTATCCTATTCCCGTATATCACCTTATTAGCCAACTCGCAATGCATACCCGAATTATATTGATACGTAAGGGTTCCCTCTATAATACCTCCACTTATGCCCAAAATAACATTGTACTCATTTTTCGGATTTAGATATGATATCTGGCCACTTATGCTTATAGTTTTTATCTTCTTATCGCGATATATATCAAGATAAGATCCGTTAAAACCAGGTTGATATGGCTTCCCATCAATATATATATCTACAACGCCAAGACACATATTCTTGTTTATATTAACACGGTAGTGGATCTTACCGGAAGAAGAAGTCCTGCGCCTAAACATACCCCCTCCTTATCTGAGGGTTAAAATACCCCCCCCCCTAATGTATTTAACTTCTTTATTCATAATATATTATGTTTTAATTATATCGCAAATATAACAAATTAAATGAGATGGAAGGTGATATGGTTGTGAGGAAGTATGAGGGATATTCGGGGAGGATGATATGCGGGACGTTATTGGAAGGATGAGGGTATTGTTTGGGGTATGCGGGACATTATTGGAGAGATGAGGTGGGGTATGATGGGAGGGGGATATGCGGGACGGACCACCTCCCCAAAATCGGCCCGGCCGGGCTGCCGTTTTTTGGTCCCACCCCCCCCCGCCTACAAAGGCTGGGAGATAGGAACGGCAAACGATCAACGAGCCGAAAAAGGAATGCTTATTTTGTATTTAACTTGTTGATTGTCAATCATATAAATCAATATTTTAATATACGTTTACATTTGATTAGATTTATCACATATAATCGTCGAATTTTTATTGCAAAATATTTGTTTGAAAATAAAACATGTAGTATATTTGCTCCTGTAAGATAACAGCATTAACAAACAGGCGCACCAGATGCCGATACAAGTCCCGAGGGTACGGGCAAATCTAATGACAAATAAAGAATTAAACAAAGTGCAGAATGAGGTAAAGAAAGCAAGTGAGAAAACGTTAACAGGTGCGGTCAAAGCATGGTGTAACCTGTTTAAATCAGGCAAAGAAATCAACGAGATTTTGAAAGATAATGATATAAAAGTAGACAAAGCTATAGTACCAGCTTTGGTTGCTTTGGCTAAAGACAAGGAAGTTGTAATACAGCTTTGTAAAGAGATATTACCACATGTAGATGAAACCTTTTGCGCCTACAAGGAGATCGAAAGAGTATATTTCGATAAACAGGAACAGGATAAAAACACGAAATTATCAGAGGATAAGGTGGCAGAAATATCGATAACAGGCAAAGCACATAAACGCTTTGGGTATAACGAGCCTGTAGAATATGAGGGGGGAGTATATTATGAAGTGTTTAACGGATCAGACAAACGTATTGTAAAGTGTGCCGTACCTATCAAACGATATACATTTAATCTTATTGCTAAATGTGTTACATACTATTTGACGCATCCTAAAAACGAAAGATAGCAAGTAATCGGCTCCTATATTATTTATGTATAGGGGCGTTATGGTGGTAATGTCCATACGTTCACGCCGTGCCACTGATTTAGACTAAATGGACACGATATTTAACATATTGATATAGATATACTGCAGGTCGGTAGAGTTTCGAGAATTTGCAGTAGATAGGCCGCCGCTTAACAATGTGGTTTAGATTGGTGTCCGGTCGTGATGCTGGTCGTTATCTTTAGATTTATATCAATCCGGTTAATACACTAGGGTAACCTAGTAGGCCGTGTAAAAACACGGGGTTCATTGGTGTATATACGCATGTATAGG